CTTATATATGCTCGGGGTCGGGAAGATTTATTACGGTTTATGAAGGATGGAAAAATCACACCTGAAACATTTAATCAAATTTATAATAATGTCCTCAACATGCGTGATGCCAAGGAATCGTTCGGAGCTGGAAGTGAAGAGCCTGTTGAAGACATTGCACACTTGTTTGAAAGCTGGAGGACATATTTAAATGAAACTCTTATTTGAAAATTGGCGAAAATATATAAAAGAAGATGTAATTGATTTAGCTTCTCGTAGAAAAAGCAAAGAAAAAGAATTTGTTTTTAGCGAAGTTGAACTTAATAAACTTAATAATTCAATCACTACAATTGTAGAAGCAGCCAAAGAAGTTCTTGGTGCTGATGGTGAAACTCCTTATTTTTCTCCAGAATCTTTAGAAAAATTTGAATTAGCGGAACCACTAAGAATGGTTGCAGAAGAAACAGAAGAAGAACTTGGAATTACACCATTTCAATCATCACAAGCCTCACCCGAACAAATAGCCCTTAGAAAGCAATATTATGGCCCCGAAGGTGAATTAACTAAACGCGGCCCAAAAGCAGTTAAAGACTTGGAAAAAGGCCTAGGCCAGATGTCCGCAGAAGAATTTGAAGAAGCTGGATATGTCATTAAAGTTCCAGAAAACGTTTTAGGAGATTTTCGTTCTTTAGTTGAAAGTACAAAAGAGACTGCTGGATTGTACGAAGAAGCCAAAGATTGGTATCACAACATTCGTGGATTGCTCGATAGAGAGACAGAGAACGACCGTGACGCCGCTTTATTGGGTCTTCTGATTGCTACCTACTCTCCGCGTGCAAAGTTCGCTCTAAACCTCGCTGAAGCCGTCTTTATGTATAAAGCCATACAAAGAGATGCTCAAGAAAATCCGGAACGTCTTAAACAATATCTTGAAATGTTCCCAGGCGCAGAAAAAAGAGAACCTGGAGAATTCAGAGGTTTTACGGGTGCTCATAAAGTTCCCAACTTTTCTTTGAATCTTATTGCTCCTAATTTAGCTGGCGAAAGAGATGAGTTTGGAGACATAGCTTACAACGATCTTTATGAGTGGAATTCCACAATTGATACTTGGATGATTGATGCTTTTTATCCCTCTCTCCGAAGAGCCTCTACAGCAAAAGAGTGGGATGCAACTAAAGGTAAATTAATGTCTAATGTGGTTTCTTATCGATATATGGCAAGATTAGTGGCACAAGAGGCTAAAAAATTAAATATATTACCTCATGAACTTCAAGCTTTAATTTGGGTTGCTTCACAAATTCGCCAAACTGGTGAAAAAGGTTTAGGTGTAACTACACAATTTGCTTATAATCAGATTAGAGAGTCCATCACAAATATTGCCGAGATTAATAATGATTTAGCAGTTCTTAAGAGTTTAGAAGAAGAAGATTGGCTTGGAACAATTATAGGAACAATTGATGATAAAGGATTTGAAGAGGCTGCTAAATATCTTTTAGGTATAAAAGATGAAAAAGGAAAAATAACCACACCAGGAATTAGAAGCATTACTGCTAGTGGCAAAAAAGGAAGTGCCTTTGAATATTTTCCTGCACCGGAGAAGATTCAAAAGCCAAAAACACCCAAAGATCTAAAAGTTAAAGGACCGGCAAAAGAAAAAGCAATGAAATCACATCAAGATCCACAATACGGTGATTTAAATGCTCATTATGTAATGAACAATGTTATTCAAATGCCAGCTGGTAAATTTAATAATCTATATGACTCAGTTACTATGTATTTAGATCCTGAATTCTCCACAGATAAAGCAGTTGAACATATTTTAGGGAAATTCGATCCTGAAGCAAAAGCTTCAAAAGATTATTTTACTGAAAATTTAAAGCGGTTTAAAATTACAATAACAAGAAAAACAACTATTTAATACATAATGCACTATAAGATTAATAACAACACTTCACACGATTTGTCACAACTCGAAGGTTTTGCAAATCAACTTCTTCCTTTTGCACAAAAACGTATAGGATTTAATAGACCTCCTGTAATTAATTTTGATTCGAATCAGGAAAATTCTCTAAATCCTCTTGGAAAAACTGGACACTATGATCCTCAAAATATGGAGATAGTTATTTTTGTGGATGGTAGACACATTAAAGACGTTTTGCGCTCCTTGGCTCATGAATTAGTACATCATGGCCAAAATTGTCGTGGAGAGTTTAATCAACCTGTTTCCACTGAATTGGGATATGCACAAAATAACAAATTTCTAAGGGGTATGGAAGAAGAAGCATATAAAGTTGGAAATTTATGTTTCAGAGATTGGGAAGATGAAATAAAAATAAAGAATAAGCAATTACATGAAACTATTTATAAAGAAACCATTTCTGAAGGAGAAGAAAATATGTCTGATAAATCCACAAAAGAATGGAAAGATCTGGAACTTAATGACTTATTAATGAGCAGATGGGGCTATGGTACACCCAAAAATCAAGAACAGGTAAATGAAGGGGTACCGATGACCATAGTTAACGATTATCAAACAGGTCAAAAAGTGCTTGATGAAGACACTGAAGATGATGAAGATGATAAAAAAGATCTAGATGAAGACGTTGAACCTACCAGCGAATTGCACGAAGATCCTCAAAGCGTAGAAGTTCGTGAAGAAACGGTAGATAAAAAATATCCTGTGAGAGAAAAATTAGAATATAGTGATAGACTAGTCGCAGAAAAACTTCATAATAAAGACCCTTATTCTCTTTTCGATAGTTGGACCAATAAAAACGAAAAAGACCCTTTTTTTTTAAGTGAAAACGTTTTTTCTGAAGAGCCCGGGCCAGAACCAGAGACTGAACCCGAACCCGAACCTGAGCCTGAAGAGGGACAAGAAGAAGCAAAAGAAACATTAAAACAATTAGCTGCTGGTACTGGTGAAGCATTTGATGCATTAAAAAAGTATTTAGAAGCATTTTTAGCAACCTTAGCTGCAGGACAACAAATAAAAGATCCCAGAAAAAGTATTCAAAAAATGCTTAGCACAGGAATGGAAGACATGAAAAGAGTTTTCCGCCAAGCTTATGGTGCTGTATCAAAGGCGCCAGAAACACTAAAAGAATCTGACATTATATCAATTAATATATCTGCTATACTTTGGGAAAGAGCAACAAGACTTTTATCTAAAGATAAAGAATCATATATATTAAACGAAGGGGTTCGAGAGAAAGTTGGAGGATGGATCGCAAAAAAAGGAGCAGAGTGGCTTGGAAGAACTGGAAGAGCGACTTCCAAAGGAGGCAAAGAAGGCACAAAAATTAAGGTACCATTTAAGGGAAGGTCTATAAAAGATCTTAGAGGTCTCGCCAAAACAAAAGGAATTAAAGGTGCAGGCAAAATGAATAAGGCTGATCTAATTAAAGCCCTTCAAAAAACAAAGCGACTAAAGCCGACAAAGGCAAAACCAAAAGCGAAACCAAAAGCGAAACCAAAAGCGAAACCAAAGGCAAAGGCAAAAGCAAAACCAAAGGCAAAACCAAAGGCAAAAGTAAAACCAAAGGCAAAAGCAAAACCAAAAACTCCACCGCCGCCCGGAATGGTTCGAAAAATTGCTGGTTGGTGTAAGGGCAACCCCGGAAAATGCGCGCTGCTAGGATTTGCAGGATACGATGTTACATTCGGAAAAGGTATTATTCCTGGAGCCGTCAGTTCTCTTTTCGGAGATGAAGCTGAAGGCGGCCCACTTGGAAAATTGCCTGATAAAGATTTAGCTACTTTATGCAAAGGTGGTAACCAAGAGGCTTGTGATACTTTAAGAAAAAGACAAGAAGGCGGTGCAACTGAAGCACCTCCTCCGATTCCAACCGAAGATACTCCAGGTACCGAGACTCCCGGAGGAGAACCGGGAGAAAAGCCAAGACGCTTCTTGGGAATGTCGGCTAAATGGTTAGAAAAACGCGGCTGGCGGTGGATTGGTGGAGATTTTGCAAAACCGAATCGACCTGATTATTGGCTTTCGCGCGATCATTGTCGTGGCGTAAAATATTGTAAAGGATATAAAGGATCGAAGTCAGCGGCAAGAAAAACAGTAAAAAGTTCAGAACTTCCATCTGGTGAAGCCGTAGCACAACAATTAGGTTCTCCAAAGGGAAGGGAGCAGCGCGATTATGCACTAACTGGAGTTGCAACGAACCCAGAACAGGTTGAGTGGATTAGGGGCGCCGGTGATCAATTGCCGCGATTTATAGATCTAGTCAATAAGGGAAAGTTAAAACTTGGTCCAAAATGGACCCCCGCAGACGTAAAAAAGGTACCAGGCCTTAAGCCTTCTGCGATGCCACAAAAAAATCCAAGTGAAACCCCCATGGCACGCGCCAGTCGCAAACAAGCAGAAAAAAAGCGCCAAGAAGATAAATTAGCAGCTGAAAAAGAGCAATGGAAACAATAATATGAATAAAGTGGAAAAAATAATATTACTTGAAGCTATAAAAGACGTACAACACTATGATAAAGAAATACAACATTTTTTAAAAGAGATAGTGGAAAGTAAAGATGAAAAACTTTTACAAGAGTGGGCATTTGTTCTTCCGCTCCTAGGAGCGCTAGGTAATATTGGCTTCGCTACTATTGCGTCTGATGCAATAGGAATAACGAACAATATGTATGATAAATTAGTAAAATATGTTGATCCATATCATTATGGGCTAGAATCAGCTAAAACACTATTAAATACTGTTGGAGTTGATAAACCAGATTTTCTTGGAGGTGGAGACTGGGGTACTCAATTTTTTGGTAAAGACCCAAATGCGGCCGAGCCTGGATGGCTTGTAAATTTAGTAAAAGGCTATTCTGGCGATAAAGAACCAGAAGAACTATTACAACAAGCTGACGAAATGACAAAAAAGGAAAGCAAACAAGTACTTAAGAAAATGTCACCTGAAAAAAGAAGGGAGGTACTTAAAAGAGAACATGGGTGGAATGATGATGATATAGATGCATGGGAAGCAGAAAACCTTAGTGAAGAAGAAGATCCGGGCACAGGAGTTGGCGACGAAGCAGCCTCTCAAATTGCTTTAGAAAGCGCAGCTGAAGAGGTCTCCGGTGCCGAAACGCTTGACACAGATGCAGATGAAAGATTTAAACATGTTAGAGGAGATCCCAAATTAGCAAACGCGCTGAAAACGATTCTTAGTCTTGAATCACAAGGAGTATCGCTTGATAAAGCACTAATTCAATTAAAAGATATTTTGATTTCTGGAGGACAATCAGAGGGCGCACCCACAGCTGCGCTCGAAGAGATTAAAAGTCAAGGAAGCGCCACTGAACTTTATCAGGAAGACGAAGAAGGTATTGTTTAATAGTGGGCACTCCGGGACATATGCAACACCCGTTCGACGTTTCTACAGTTGAAACAGGACAAGATTTAATAAATTACTTTGTAAATATCGCAGAACACCTTAAAACTAATCCAGCTAGCGTTAAATTCGATGGTATTAATGTAAGTTTCAAATTAGTAGACGACGAGACGAAACCTAGTGGAAAAGACTTTAGGATGGATCGAGGTACCTCTCACAAAGAATCTGTTATCGGTATGACAGCACAAGATGCATATAATAAATGGCCAGAAGGCCATGGCATGCCCGGGGCGATTGAAAAGCTTTTAATTATTTTTAATCAGGCAATTCCCCTAATAGAACCAGAATTAAAAGAATTGGGAATGTGGGATGACCCTACTAAATTTTTTAATACTGAATATATGAAAAAGGGGCGCACAAACGTTGTTGAATATCCTGAAAACATATTAGCAATTCATGGAATTAATCAATTTTACGAAAAACAAGCACAACCTTTTAGGGTAAAAAAAAGAGAATCAATTAATCGACCCGGCCTGGCTAGACCAGCAGATCCAGAAACAGGAAAACCAATAAAAGCAACTGCAATAGAAATAGATTATAATAGAAACATTCTTAATTCTTTAGTAGAAAAAGTTCAATCGATTGCAAAAGAAAATGATTTTAGTTTAGTTGGCGACGTACCAACCAACTTAGTAGCAGATATTGATTTCACCAAAACACTTAATACTCCATTTACAATACAAATGACAGAAACAGAAGAGGAAATACACCCCTTAAAAAATTGGCTAGCTGGAGTGGTTAACCCAAGAGAAAGTAAGGTAATAAAATCAGATGGCTCACAAGCTTGGGCAATAAGTAAAGACATATATATGGCAGTCCTTAACAAGATTCCACTGATAGAGTACTTAGAATCTCCAGAAGACGTAAAAATGGCCGTTAACGGCGTTATATTCAATCAGGCGACCCGCGAGTTGGGTAATGACATTAAACGCGCCCTAGATAGCTCTAAAGGCTCCGTAGAGGGTCATGAAGGAATTGTTATCAGAGGACTAGAAGATCGCCCTGTAAAAGTAACAGGAGATTTTATTGTACAGGGGCTAGAAACAACATTTAGAGAGAACGTAATCAAGGAACAAGAAGAGACAGAAGATGAAATCGATTTTAAAATAGAAGACGAAGAGGTAGAAAAAACAAATATTGCTGTTTATCCTGGTAGATTTCAACCAATGGGACAGCATCATTCTGAAGTTTTCAAACAACTTGATACAGATGAAAGTTTTGATAAAGTTTATGTAGCTACTGCTGATAAAATAGATTTTACTGATGGAGATGGTGTGCCTAAATCTCCTTTTAACTTTGAAGAGAAAAAACAAATAATGATACAACACGGAATTCCAGAGGAACAAATTATTAAAGTTAAAAATCCTTATAATGCGGTTGAAATATTACAAAACTATGAACCTGGAACAGTTTCTATTACATATTTTGTTGGCGCAAAAGATATGCAAGAAAATCCTCGTTTCCAAAAAACTGGGGGCACAACCAAGGATGGTTATGATTGGACAATTGAAGTTGCACCTCATGTCTCAATTGACATTCCGGAAGTTGGAGAAATGTCAGGCACAAACATTCGAAAAGCTTTAAAAAATTCTGAGCCTGAAAGCTTTGAAAGCATAATGGGCTGGTATGATCCATTAATTTATGATCTTATTAAAAATAAACTTTCTGGTAGAGATAAAGAACTACAGGAGGATTTTCAGCTTCCGCTGGGTATCTTTCTGCGGCTGATAGAACAACATATTGATGAAGCCCCTTTGTCACAAATGTATGGTAGTTGGGTTGGAAATTTATCTCGCATTACACCTCGTGGTACTGAATTAGAAGAGGAAGAAATACTAGATGAAGATGATATTATTGAAGAAGAGGAAGAACTAGAAGAAATTTCTGCCATGGCATCCGGCGCCGCGGAAATAGCCGCTGGAAATAGAGATTATAAAGAAGGGTTAATTAGAGAAATTGAGAACTATTTATTTAGCATACTAGGAGCTAATTAATGAACTTACAAGAACAAAAATTAAGAAAACTAATTAGAAAAGGCATTGGTATTATTTTAGAACGAAAAAAACAACAAACACTAGAAGAGCGAAGATTACGCAAAGTTATTCGTAATATGATATCAGAGGTTGAAAGAAAAACAACTGTAGCGGATAAGGTAATACACAAGAATACAGGAATTAATGTATTAGACGATCTTTTGAAAAGAACCATTAGCCAAATAGAAGATGCCTATACAAATCTTTCTACAAACAACAAACAAAGAAAATCTTTTAGATATCATTTTTTATATAATTTTAAAAACGCACTGGCGCCCGTTGATGCCAACAGAACAGCTCCAATTGCAGATGAAACACTTTTAAGCGAACAAGATTTCACAGTTAAAATTGAGGACGATGATGATATTACGAGCGCCCCAGATGCAACGAAATTTATCCCCGCTAGAGCTAAAGATATTGATGATGCAAAAGAAAAAGCTGCAACCGACGCTGAAGTTGAAGAAGAAGGTGAATTTATTAAACTAGACACCGATGATCCTGATGTAAGACAGGGAGCAGAAGAGGCAGAAAAAGCCTGGCGAGATGTACAAAATCAAATTGTTAGTGCATATGAAAGATTAATTAATCCTGACGATGCTGCAGCATTTAAGGATTGGGGTTTAACTAATTTAAAATTATATTTTGATAAATTTGAAAATGAAATGTCTGATAAAATAAAAGCAGAGCCAGAAAGTCCAGATTACCCTCCAGCAGAAGGAGGTGAAGAACCTGCTGAAGAAGAAACTTTTGAAGTTTAATATATTATATAATAACAATAATTCATAAATTACTATTTGATTGTATCATATATTAGAAGATATTTTTAATATGTCATGGAAAAAGAAAAAAAGACTCTCAGGTAAAAACGCTCACTATAGTGTTTCTAAAAAATTAAGAAAAGAAAGTAAATCTAGTGAAGAATTTGAGTTAATGCTTAATAATTTATCCTTAGAAGATGTAATTGCCCTTAAATTAGAGCTAGCCACAAAGCCATTTGGTGGTAAGTGTTATGGAATTCCTTTATGGTATTCTACTAGAGAAATTGTACAAGATGCTCTTATTAAAACAGCATTATCAGTTTGTAGATCTAAAAGAGAATCTGCCAGATTTTTAGGTCTTATCCCACAAGACTTTCGAAAACTACTTAAAAAATATCAGACTGAAAGCTTTTTTGAAGAAAGTGATTAAATTAGTTTGACAATTTAACTACAATGAGATATACTTACGTTTAGAGTCTTAGTGACTTTGAGTGTTTAATAAAAGGATGAATATTCTAGGCTATGAGGGTGCTAAACTAGAACGTATATATTGGAAATTAATTCTTCAATGACTCTCCTGAAGAGAAAAACTTATTGTTATTCAGTTAAAAGGAGTCTAGCTTTGTTGGTGTGAAAAATCAACACCCTTCATAGCACTTTTTACACGATGGGGGTGAAACGGCTTCGACGGAATATGGAGAAAATAGCGTGCAAGGTTGTGTGAGTAACACAGTAAAACTACTTAAATTTATAAATGCCAACGATAATGTTGAATTTGATTACGCCTTAGCTGCATAATCTGAAGTTACTAACGCTTTATTAAAGAAGTTAGTTCGGTAGTGCATACGATATCATGTATTAGTTTTTAAGGGTTCAAATAACCTAGTTTGTGTGAAGTTCATGCAGGCGTTTTGATTATATAAGGACTATATAACTTTGGTAACCAACGCCTTAAGTTGGTAAATGGATTCCCCGAGTTAATCGGGTGGCTGGCACTTAGGTGGTGATGTGTCTATCCTTGTGAATGACGATATTTTCAAAGTTTTTCGGACCCGAGTTCGACTCTCGGCACCTCCACCACATTAATAAACTAGGAGAAATTAAATGGTAAAAGAGAATAAAGTGTGGAAAATTGCGGGCACTTTTAAAACCTATAAAGATGCAGATAACCATAGAAAATCATTAATAATGATGGAAAAACATACCTTAGTTAAGGTCAAACGAGGCGCCAAAGAATATAGAGTTAAAGTTTGGGATCCACAACCTAAAAAAGAAGATGTAAAAAGCTCTAAATCTAAACTATCTAAAGGTAAAAACAATAAAAGGCTTCGAAAAAATGAAAACAAGAAGATACGCAATCGACCAAAACAATCATAAACTTTTTATTGGAAGCAAAGTAAAATACAAAAAAGATATTTTTCTTATTGAAGACATAGATTATTTATCATGGAGCATCAATCAGTATTTAACCTTAGTGTCTCTTAAAAATAAAAATAAAAAATTGGAATTTATTTCCTCCAAAGACGTGAGGGCTGTCAACATAATATGAAAAAAAGTATTTTAATTATAGGTACAGGAACAATCGGAGAACCTTTAATTGGTCTCTTATCCGATTTTAAGGATAAGTTGGATATTAATGTATATTTCCACAAACGTACCCCTTTAATTGACGAAGTTGCTAAAGTTAATAGTTTAATTAGTCGCGGTGCAGGTTTGGTTGTTGATCCAGAAAAGGTTGAAGCTTTCCAAAATCTAGGCCACGAGCCGGTTTTGAATTATGAAGCAGCTTTAAAATTATGTGATGTTGTTATTGATTGTACTCCCGCAGGAAACGCAGCAAAAGAAGCACACTATATGCCTATTTTTAAAAAAAATAAGAAAAAGCTTTTTATAGCGCAGGGAAGCGAAAAAGACTTTGGTATGCCATATGCACATGGTATCAACGATGATGCACTAATAAAGTCTACACCAAATTTTGTACAAGTTGTTAGTTGCAACACGCACAATATTGCCTCTTTGATAAAAACAATTTGTCCCACCATAACAGATCTTCATTATGGAGACTTCACATGTATTCGGCGCGCCAATGATATCAGCCAAAATGGAAGCTTCATTGCTTCACCAGAAGTAGGAATACACAAGAATAGGTCTTTTGGTACTCATCATGCAAAAGATGCATATGATTTATTTGCTACAATGTATCAGCATCCAAATCTTTTTTCTAGTGCACTTAAAATTAATACTCAATATATGCACACTATTAGGTTTAGTATACATATTAGAAAATATGCAACTGAGGAAGACATCATTAACAAACTTAAAGAAAATAAATTTATTGCAATAACACACAAAAATCTTGCAAATAAAGTTTTTTCATTTGGCCGTGACCATGGCTATTATGGTAGAATTTTTAATCACACAGTAGTTTCCTTGCCAACCCTTCATGTTGGAAGAAACAATGGTAAAACAGTGGTGAGTGGATTTTGTTTTACGCCTCAAGATGGTAATTCTTTATTAAGCAGCGTCGCAGTTGCTCTTTATGGTATATATGGAAAAGAGTATGCCTCGAAAATAAAAATATTTGATAACTATTTATTTTCAGAGGTATAAAACATGAAATACCATCACAGCTATGTTTGTGATCCAAATAATATAACAATTACAGCCGAAAGTATACCCACCAACAGCAAAGGCATTAAAGTAACATTTCTTTTAAATAATAAGGAAGTATTTCATATGTCTCATACTTTAAAAACATATGCACCCATAGATGATGATGTACATGAACATGTAGCTAGATGTTGTAATTTTATAAAAGGAACTTCTGAAGATTATATACAAGATAGATTTGATGAAGATGAAATCATGGGTGCTTTAAATATACATAGATTTTTAAAAATAGTACGTACACGTTCTGGAAAAACGGTGTGGAGAATATAATTTAATTATATTTGGCTATATTCTCTTTAATAAATGTTTTAATAGATTCATATTTAGGGCCTATAGAAACTTGTCGGAATCTGATATGTAAAGAGTGAATAAGACCAACTATTTCAAAACTTTCATTTAAAACCATTGATCCTGAAGAACCGGGCGCAGCCGGAATTGAATATATGGCACTATCATATTTAGTAATTCCATTATATCTACCTTCCATTATTGGTACCATTTGAACATGAAATATTCCAACCGGCGCAGCAATATTATAAAGTTTATCACCAGGCCTAGGGGCCACGTTTGAAACCTTTACGTAATTTTTATATAAGCCTTTTGATGTTAACATACAAATATCGTTTTTAATATCTTTTGCAACAACACGAGCCTTGTAATCACTCCCATCGAGATCTGTTAACATAATTTCTATATTCATACCTGGAATATCAGAACTACATACGTGTTCCGCTGTAATAACAAGACTTCCATGTTTGTTATTTGCCACCACAAACCCAGATCCTGTGGAATATTTTGGTCTTCCAATTTCTATGCATATCGGAATTCCGTCATCTTTAAAACAAAAGTTATAAATTTCTCTTACTGATACAAATACAAAAGATTCGCGAGGCAGCTCTGATATTGATAAAATTTTATTAATATTATTTTTATTGTTTTGTGTGCGATTATGTGTCACGGTACATGTTGATAATAAAAGGGCCATACATATCAATAATAATTTTTTCATTTATTTAAAAGCTCCAGTTTCCATTTTATATTTGTTTTCTTACCTTTTTTTTCTATGCTATATTCTGCAATAACTTTCTCTCCTATATTTTTCCAGATTGTAAGTTGTTTTTGTGGATCATCGACTGGAGAGTCTCCTGTGACAACATCAACTATAAATTCTACAGAAGCTTTAATAAGAGAGGCATTATCTCCTTTATATTTCGTTATAACGTGTATTTTTTCATCTTCATAAATTTGATTTAACCAAACAATTGCACGTGCAAATTTTGGAAAAAGCTTCTTTTTTATATCTGGTGTTTGAGTTAAAACTGTATCATATAAAAATCCTTTAATTGTGTTGATGTGTTCTGCTTTTAAAACTGAACAATATTTTTCACACAGCTTAACTTTTGCTTGTACAGTGGTTGGTATAAACAAAAACATTAGTAATATTACTTTTTTCATTTTACAATCCCCTATAATAACTATGAATGAAATAAAACAACGGTTCCTTTTAGGAATAAAATAATAAGAACTATTTATGTTTGAGGTAAGTTTTTTAGTAATTTATGGCGAAAAAGACGTATATTCTAGATACCAGTGTTTATTTAACAGATGCCAGCGCGCTGGCATCTTATCAAAATAATGATATTATAATTCCTTTTAAAGTATTAGAAGAAGTAGACAACCATAAAAAGCGCCAAGATGGAGTAGGTACAAATGCTAGAAAATTAATTCGCACCTTAGATAATCTTCGCGAAAAAGGCTCTTTATATAAAGGTGTTAGAATCAGCAAAGGTAAGGGGCTTGTATATGTTAAAACAATTAATTTTGATCCCCTTGATGCATATATACCAAGAGGAACTCTTGACGTATCTATAGCTGATAATGAGATAATATTTACCGCACTAGAAGAAAAGAAACTAAATCCTAATAAAAAAGTTATTTTAGTATCGCGCGATATTAATATGCGTGTAAAATGTGATGCTTTGGGTCTCTTAACTGAAGACTATGTTATCAATCAAGTAATAAAAAATACAGAAAACCTTTATACCGGATTTAAAACACACCTAGTAGACGATCAAACAATAGATCAATTTTATAGTGGTGAACATATTTTTTTTGATAAAGACGAAATAAAAGTATACCCAAACCATTTTATAATGCTTGTTTCTAGTGCAAACGATAAAAAGACAGCCCTAGCACGATTCTGCGATTATTCTAAGCCCCTCAGAAGAATTAATGGTGAATATAAAAAAGGCATATGGGGTGTTAAGCCTCGCAACAAAGAACAGAGTTTTTCATTAGATCTTTTAATAGATCCAGAAATAAAAGTCGTAACGCTAGTTGGCAAAGCAGGAAGTGGCAAAACATTATTAGCAATTGCAGCAGGTTTGTCCCAAGTGGTTGAAAGCGACAAGGTAACAAAATATAAAAGATTAATTGTATCACGCCCAATTCAACCACTAGGAAAGGATATTGGTTATTTACCGGGGACACTGGAAGAAAAAATGACTCCTTGGTTAGCTCCAATTCAAGATAATTTACGTTATTTAATGGGAAACGACAAAGAAACATTAAGAATGTATACACAACAAGGTACAATAGAAATTGAAGCTTTGACATATATAAGAGGTAGATCAATTGCCAATTCATTTATCATTATTGATGAGGCACAAAACTTGACAGCACATGAGTTAAAAACAATTATTACAAGAGTTGGAGAAGGCACAAAAGTTATATTAACTGGCGACATTGATCAAATTGATAATGCCTATGTTGATGAAACTTCAAATGGCTTAGCATATGCTGTTGAAAAATTTAAAAATTATGATTTGTCCGGACACGTAACATTAATAAAGGGCGAAAGGTCAAAGGTTGCAACGTTAGCTTCAAAAATTCTTTAATATACTTGACAAATGAATTATAATAATATACTATTATAAAGGAGAAATTATTATGAAATTAAAAAATGTACTTAAATCTATACAAAATAATGGCCCACGAGTTGCCGTGGGGCTTGTATTTTTTGTTTTTGGTTTAAACGGTTTTTTAAACTTTTTTACACCACCGGCTCCAGACGCTGCAGCTAATGGTTTTTTAACAGGCTTAGCGTCGGCGGCATATTTTTTTCCTCTTCTAAAGGCTGTAGAGGTTACTTGTGGTGCGCTTTTGTTATGGGGAAGGTATACAGCTCTAGCTTTGACTTTGTTAGCTCCAGTAGTTGTTAATATTGTAGCTTTTCATGCGTTTTTAGATCCGAGTGGTTTAGTTCTCGCCGCTGTGGTTGCTTTGTTATATGTTCATCTCGTGTGGCAAAATCGCCAAACACTTTCAATACTAGTGGAGAAATAAAATGGATAATTCATACGAAAACCCAGATTTGCTTAAGCCAGTAGAGAAGTCAAATGAATTAAAAGAATGGCTCGTTGATTATGTGGGCAAAAAAATTAAGCCAGATAACAATGAAGTTAATGTAGAAATGATTATTAAAATTTTAGCAGAGGAATTTCCAGAATTTCTTTTGGTTGTTGCCGAAGAAAATTTTATTCGTGGATATCAACAGGGCCTATCAGATGTTGAAGAAGGTCAGAGGTTAGCAGAGAAAGGACAAACTTTATAATGATTACGCGTGAAGCTATTTCTGAAAGGGCAAAAGACGCTAAAAAAAATGGACGTGAACATTATTTTTATGGAAACAAACTAGTTTATTTGAAAGATCAACTTCCCTTTGAGTTTGATTTAAAATATGTCTTAAATACAATAGAAACTTTAATACCAAATAATTTAGTTCAAAATGTCGATGTTGTTTATGTTGGAAAATTTAAAGCATTAGACAACGGAGATACACCATTTAATGCAAAATATAAAGATGGTGCAATATATGTTACGAATGATCAAGACAGCGAAAACGATATGTTAGATGATGTTATACATGAAATTGCACACGCCGTAGAAGAAAGATACGGCGATCAAATATATTCAGATATGGAACTTGAAAATGAATTTAAAGGAAAGCGAACGCGCCTTTATCATATTTTAGAACAAGAGGGTTACGAACCGTCAATAAAACATTTAAATGATGTTGAATATGATAAAAATTTTGACTATTACTTATATAATATTATAGGATATCCAATGCTTACTTCTTTAACAAGTGGATTATTTTATTCTCCATATGAAATTACGAGTTTGGGTGAATATTTTTCTAATGGATTTGAGAATTATTTTTTAAGAGATCGTGAATATTTAAAAAAAATTAGTCCTATATTATATAATAAAATAACTGATATATTGGAAGAACAATAGGAGAAAAAAACAATGAATATTAACTTTGTCGACAAAGACACAGTAAAGATAAATCATTCTTTACCTTTTTCGGGCGGAAGGCCAAAAGATAAAATTGTATTACACGACCACGAGATACTTGCTGAATTTAACAAAAAGCATCCATCATATGATATTTTGAGTTTTGATGGCCCAAGAAATATAACAAATTTTCATAGCCATGAAGCATCGAGCGGCGTATGGACCTTAAGCGTTGAAAAAAAGTTTAAATCAACTAAAGCGCCCGCAAAGAACAAAAAAAACTATAAAAAAGTACAAGGTGATTAATGTCACACATATCTTTTTCTGAATTGAAATTATGGAATGAATGTCCCTATAAACACAAGCTAGTTTATTTGGATAAGATTGATTCTTTTAAGGGAAATGAACATACTGCTTTTGGGAGTGCTGTTCACTCTGTTTGTGAAAAACTAGTGGGCGAGAATATTCAAAAAGCTGCTGAATATTTTCAGGAACAATTTTTAAAAGAACTTAAAGAATTGCCAGAAGCCTATGATCTAAATAAAAAATTAATTTCTGATATGCGTATACAAGGTTGTATGTTAACTAAGCATATATTACCAGGACTAAAAGAGCACTTTGGAGATTATAAGCTAATTTCAATTGAAGAAAGGCTTTTTGAATCTATTCCAGATTATGAAAATTATAATTTTAAAGGCTTTGTTGATTTGGTAATACAAACACCTGATCAAATATATCACGTCATTGATTGGAAAACGTGTTCTTGGGGCTGGGATACACGAAGAAAAAGTGAAAAAATGACAACGTACCAGCTTACTTTGTATAAGCACTTCTTTAGTTTAAAGCACAGCATTGATCCTAGTAATATGAAGACACACTTTGCCCTCCTTAAAAGAACAGCAAAAACAAACAACGTTGAAATCTTTGAAACGACGAGTGGAAATAAAAAGACCCAGAATGCCCTTAAATTATTGAATAAGGCAATATATAATTTAAAAAATAAAAATTTCATTAAAAATCGTATGTCGTGTCAAGGAAGGTTTGGTCCTTGTGAATTTTTTAATACGAAACATTGTACATAATTATAGGAAACAAACATGAGTAAAAAAATTAAGATCATGACACTCGGTGACATGCCTTTTGCTCCATCTGGAGTTGGAACACAAACAAGATATATTGTTGAAGCAATGCTAAAGACTAACAAATATAAATTTATTAGTCTCGGCGGTGCCATGAAGCACCAGAACAACAACCCAATTAAAACTGAAGAATGGGGCGAAGATTGGATTACTATTCCTGTCGAAGGATATGGAAATCAAGATATGGTACGTTCTATTATAAGGCAGGAAAAACCAGACATTCTTTGGTTTATGACCGATCCCCGATTTTGGGGATGGTTGTGGGAAATAGAAAACGAAATTAGACCATTGCTCCCAATGATTTATTATCACGTGTGGGACAACAAGCCATATCCCACTTTTAATAAACAATATTATGAATCAAACGATTTTATTGCAGCTATTTCTAAAGTAACATATGATATTGTTAAAAAGGTTGCTCCTAGCGTTAAGTCATCATATGTACCACACGCCGTTAATACCAAGTTTTTTAAGAGATATGAAAAAGATGAGATAAAAACCTTTGCTAAGAATAGTTTTAAAGATTTGTACGATTCTGAAAGATTTATTTTTTTCTGGAATAATAGAAATGCTCGTCGCAAACAAAGTGGATCTTTAATTTTTTGGTTTAAGTCGTTTTTAGATAAAATTGGTAAAGATAAAGCATGTTTGATAATGCACACAGAGGTTAAAGATCAACATGGACAAGACTTGGAGGCAATAATTAATCATTTGGGCTTAACTAATGGAGAGGTACTATTTTCTCAACAAAAAGTAGAACCACAAGTTTTGGCTTTAATGTATAATATATCTGATTGCACTATTAATGTAGCTGACGCTGAAGGGTTTGGTTTGGCAACGTTAGAATCTTTAGCGTGTGAAACACCAATTATAGTTAATATGACAGGAGGCCTACAAGAGCAAGTTACTGATGGTGAAAATTGGTTTGGAATAGGAGTATATCCAACTTCAAAGGGAATTATAGGCTCTCAGCACATTCCATGGATTTACGAAGATAGACTTTCTGAAGAAGTTGTTGTAGATGCGATGTTAAAGATTTATAATATGTCAAAAGAAGAACGCAGAGCATTAGGAGTTGCAGGAAGAAATCATGTTATGAAGAATTATAATTTTGATAATTTTTGTAACCAATGGGATGAAATATTTACAACAATATATAATGAAATGGGTTCGTGGGAAAATAGAAAACCATATCAAAATTGGATACTTAAGGAGATACAATGAAAAAAAAAGTATTAGTCAGAGGCCCAGTATTAACTCGATCTGGCTATGGGGAACATGTGAGATTTTTATTAAGAGCGCTCAGACAACATGAAGATAAGTTTGATATATATTTAATACCTCTTCCATGGGGAAAGTGTGGTTGGATTTATGAAGACAACGAAGAGCGCCGCTGGCTAGATAGTTTAATTAAGAAAACAGCCGTTTATCAAAACCTCGGAGAAAAAAACGCATATGACATGAGTATTCAAGTTACAATACCAAACGAGTGGCAACCTCTAGCACCAATAAATGTTGGTGTTACTGCTGGTATCGAAACTAATAAAGTTTCACCAATATGGTTGGAGCGCACAAATTTAATGGATCGGATTATAACAATTTCTAATCATTCAAAACATGGTCTTCTTAATACAGCTTACAACGGAGTACACAAACAAACGGGACAACCAGTGATACTTAAATGTGAAAAAGATGTTTCAATTGTACATTATCCTGTGAAACAGTTTCAAGACACCAATTTTAATTTGAACTTAGATACTGATTTTAATTTTCTTACCGTATCTCAGTGGGGCCCAAGAAAAAATTTAGAAAATACAATTATATGGTTTGTTGAAGAGTTTATTGATAATCCAGAAGTTGGTTTGATTGTAAAAACTTTTACACATGGAAATTCTATTGAAGATCGTTATAGGGTAGAAGAGAATTTATCTAATTTATTAAATAAACATAAAAATAGAAAATGCAAAATATATCTTCTTCATGGCGATATAAAAGAAGAAGATATGCACTCTATTTATAAAAATCCTAAAGTTAAGGCGTTAATTTCTTTGTCTCACGGAGAAGGGTTTGGTCTTCCGTTGTTTGAAGCTGCATATTCTGGTATGCCTGTTTTAGCACCAGAATGGAGTGGTCATGTAGATTTTCTTTGTGCGCCTAAAAAAGATAATAAAACGGGCAAAGAAAAAATAAGACCCCACTTTGCTAGAATAGATTACGATATACAGCCGGTGGGAGAGGAATCGCGATGGGAAGGAGTTATAGAAGCTGATGCAATGTGGTGTTTTCCGCAGCAAGGTTCTTATAAAATGAAACTAAGAGAAGTCTATAAAGAATATGGAAGATACAAAAAACAAGCAAAGAAACTTCAAAGTTGGGTTTTAAAAGAATTTAATGAACAAAAGCAATACGATAAGTTTGTAGAAGCGATATCGGGAGAAAAAGTTGTAACAGTGTCGACAGAAGATCTTCCCAAGGTATCAATTATAACTTCTGTTTATAATGGTGATGAATTTATAAGACCATTTTTAGAAGATATTACTAGACAGAGTATCTTTGAAGATAAGTGTGAATTAATTTTAGTTAATGCCAATTCTCCAGGAAACGAAGAAGAAGTCATTAATGAATATATAGAAAAATATCCTGATAATATAGTTTATAGAAAGCTTGATGCTGATCCTGGCATTTACGGTACGTGGAATGTTGGTATAGAAATGTCTAGTGGGGAATATTTGACAAATGCAAACTTAGATGATAGAAAACATAAAAATTCTTTGGAAGTTCATGCGAAAACACTTTTCTTAGACGAAGATGTTGATTTAGTTTATGCAGATATGTTCATGACCGATAAACCAAACGAAACTTGGGAAAACAATTCTTCAAACAATAGAGCTTATAATTTTCCAGAATATTCTTTTGAAAATTTGAAAATGGTCAACATGCCGCATGCTTCTCCTATGTGGAGAAAATCAATTCATAAAAATTGTGGTCTTTTTAGTCAAAAATATCGCTCCGCAGGAGATTGGGAGATGTGGCTAAGAGCAGCGTCTAAAGGATCTAAATTTAAAAAGATCGACGATACGTTGGGTCTTTATTATTTTAATCCAAAAGGCATATCAACAAATACAGAAAACTTCTCTTGGAAGAAAAAAGAAGAAGAGGAAATATATGAAACATATATAAACATGAAGGTAGAGTAATTTAATTATGAAATTAATAACTTTTTCCTTATGGGGAGCAGATCCAAAATATTTGAACGGCGCCCTAAGAAATGCAGAATTGGCTAAAGAAATATATCCAGGATGGATTTGTAGATTTTATATTGCAGAAAGTGTGCCAATTGGCTATAGAATAAAATTAAAACAATACGATAATGTTGAAATAGTAGAAAAATTAGAATGGGGTGACTGGACGTCTATGTTTTGGCGCTTTGAGCCTGCGGGCCACCCCGATGTGGAAGTCATGATATCTCGCGATTCTGATTCTCGTCTTAATTACAGAGAAAAGCACGCGGTTGATGAGTGGTTAAAAAGCGACAAAGGCTTTCATATTATGAGGGATCACCCGTGGCATAAATATCCTGTTTTAGGCGGGATGTGGGGCGCCAAACAAGGCGCAATACCAGAAATGCAAAAATTATTAAATCAATGGAAATTAAAAAATGAATATGGTAATGACTATATTTTCTTTGCTGAATTGGTGCTTCCTGCTGTAGGTGATAATGTAATAGTACATGATGAGTTTTTTGATAAAAAGCCCTTCCCTGTGCCACGAAAAAATTATGAATTTGTTGGCCAAGTGTTTGATGAGAACGAAAACACCATTGAAGAACATGTAGAGGTCTTAAGGAAATACTTAGGTGGAAAGTAAAAAAAAATTATACATTCACCACCACTTAGGCTTAGGCGATCATTTAGATTGTAACGGAATGATACGTTACATGTTAAAAAACGAACAATATGATAATATTTGTGTTTTTGCAAAAAGCAATTATTTTAATTTAATTAAATATATGTTTCGCGACGAGCCTAAAATTTCTTTGATAAAGATAGATAAAAACAGAGAATACGAAGAAGTTAACAAATATATACAAAAAAATAATATTTCTAACCTTCTTCGTGTTGGCCACGAAAATTATCCATGGGGCCAAGAAGAAATATTGGGCCTAGGCTGCGCTGAAATATTTTATAAACAAGTAAACATAGATTACGAAGAGAGATTTAAAAGCTTTTATTATGAAAGAGACGATGAGGAGGAGCAAAGAGTTTATGAAAAATTAAATCCAAACAACGAAGATTTTGCTTTTGTTCATGATGACCAATCTCGTGGATTTTTAATAACAGATTTTATGGTATATAAATTGTTTGGCAAGAGAATCAAAATAGTTAGAAACGATGCTTCAGAAAACATATTTCATTTTACTAAAATTTTGGAAGAAGCAAAACAAATACATTGTATGGAAAGCTGCTTTAGGTCGTTGGTAGAAACAACAGAAACTAAAGGAGATTTATTTTTTCATAATTTTCGCGCCGGAGCATCTGGTTATTTAGGCAAGAGCACGATAAAGCCGTGGAAAGAAGTAAAATGGTAAAATTTATATGTTACAATTGGATGCCAATTGTTGCAGATCATGTATTAGATATATCTATAGAAGAATATTCAAAAGCGGGCGTCTCACCCCTTCACAATAAACAAAATTTCAACCCCCACCATGTTAAGGATGACGATTTAATTTTTGTTAAAACAGATTTTATTGTTAATGGCAGGTTCCAAAGAGAGTTTTTAAATAAAATATACAAACGATTTAGTATAATCACGGGCGTTTCTTCTTATAACCTTGGCAGAGACGGTGGTGACATATATAAATATGTTTTAGATCACCCAAATTTGAATAAATGGTTTTGTACAAACCCCCCCAACACTGAAAGTAACAAAATTGTTCCTCTACCAATTGGTTTTGAGGAGCCTTCCAGAATTGGCGGAAACCAAGATATGCTTGAAAAGATTTTTAATTCTAGGACCGCAAGAGAAAAAAAGAAAGATAAAATACTTTTGCCTTTTCATAATATGTCTACTAATTCAGAAAGACAAAATCTATATAACTCTCTTAAGGAGCTACCCTTTGTGGAGCACCAAGACACGAGTTTGCCAATAGAAGAATATTTGAAACGTTTAGATCAATATAAATTTATTATTTGTCTGCCCGGAAGAGGCCCTGATATTCATAGAAACTACGAAGCAATGCTCGTTGGGTCAATTCCAATTAATGTTGAAGGTCCAACCAAAAAAGTTTTTGATTATCATAATGCAACAGCAGCCTTTCTGGAGTCTTGGGGTTCCCTAGATGAAAATGTGTTTAATAAATTGCTGGAAACAAAGTATAATATTGAAAACAATGATGAATTTCTCAAGCTTGAAAATCACATTTCTATAATAAAGGACTTAATATGAAAATTGAAGTGTCGATAGGCGAGGTTGTTGATAAGATCACAATTTTACAAATAAAAAAGGAAAAAATCGACGACGAAATAAAACTCAAATATATTAATGAAGAGCTAGCAATATTAAAAGAGTCTTTAGAAAAAGAAAATATCGAATTACCAAAAAGATTGGTAAGAAATTTAAAAAATATTAACGAGCTTCTGTGGGACGCAGAAGACACTATTAGGTTAAAAGAAAAAAATAATCTTTTTGATGAAGAGTTTGTTAATTGTGCGAGGCTAGATGCACAATTAAACGATAAGAGATTTTTAGCTAAAAATAAAATAAACAATTATTGTAATTCTCTAATTAAGGAACAAAAATCATATGATAGACTTTATTCCGCAGATTGAGCCATGGATTGATGAGCGCGAGTTGTTTTATTTAAAACAAGTAGTTGAGTCGACATATGTAACAGAACACAACTTAACAAAAAATTTTGAAAATAGAATCAAAGACCTAACCGGTTCTAAGCATGCAATTGCTTATACAAACGGAACAGCTGCTCTATATGCTTGTCTTAAAGCGGTTGGCGTTGGCCCGGGCGACGAAGTTATTGTACCAAACATGACTTTTATTGCCACTTCGAATGCCGTACTGATGGCTGGAGCCGCCCCTGTTTTTTGTGAAATATCGGAAACTACTTTATGTATTGATCCAAGAAACATAATAGATTTAATCACAAATAAAACAAAAGCAATAATACCTGTACATTTGTATGGCCAAAGCGCAGATATGCATGTAATAATGAAAATAGCCAATGAAAATGGATTGTTTATTATTGAAGACGCCGCGCAGAGCATTGGTGTAGATTTTGACAATAAACACACAGGAACATATGGCGATCTAGGTATTTTATCTTTCTATGGAAATAAAACAATCACATGCGGCGAAGGCGGTATCATATTAACAAATGACGATAAGCTAAAAGACATATGTTATAGATTAAAAAACCACGGAAGAGATAAAAAGGGAGTATTTGTTCATGACCATATAGGGTTTAATTTTTGTTTTACGGAAATGCAAGCTGCTATTGGCCTTGCACAATTAGATAAACTACCGGCAATAATAGAAAGAAAAAAAGAAATTTATGACATCTATCACAAAAAGCTAGCGGATCTAAGTGAAAATCTTAAGCCCATAATGATTGATCGACGAACAAAACCGGTTCACTGGTTTACTTCATTTCTAACAGAAGAAAAAAATCAATTACAAAGATATCTAAAAAACAAAAATATTCAGACGAGAGATTTTTTTTATCCATTAAATATGCAGCCTTGTTATGGTAATATAACGAAGAAAGCATTCCCAATTAGCAAGAAGGCTTATTGCGAGGGCATATCATTGCCGTCTTCTTACAATTTAAGAGACGAACAACAAGAATATATAATAGATTCTATTTTTGAGTTTTATGGAAAGTTACGATGATACCGTTAGTAAAAGATACAATTAATAAAAATGACATCGATAAACTTATTGAATGGTTAAAAACTTATCCGCACCTAACAAAAGGAAAGTTAACTGTAGAATTTGAGAAAAAGTGGTCAGAAATGTTGGACTGTAAATATTCGCTTTTTGTTAATTCCGGATCATCAGCAAATCTATTGATATTATATAGTCTTATTGAATCTGGACAACTGCAAGCTGGAGATAAAGTAATAGTGCCAGCAGTCTCATGGTCAACTGATTTGGCACCCGTTGTGCAACTTGGTTTGGATCCGGTTTTGTGCGATTGTAACATGAAAGATCTGTCAGTCGATATTGATTATATGGAAGAGATTATAAAAACACAAAAACCCAAAGCTTTAATGCTTGTGTCCGTTTTGGGTTTGGTGCCAGAGATGGAACAAATTGTAAATTTATGTGATGTAAATAATATTATTCTGTTAGAAGATGCTTGCGAGTCTTTAGGTTCCTCTTTTAATAATAAAAAAATTGGCACTTTTGGGTTGATGTCTTCTTTTTCAACTTATTTTGGCCACCACATATCAACCATTGAAGGCGGGATTGTGTGCACCGATAATAAAAACATATTTAATATTCTAAAGAGCATTAGAAGCCATGGTTGGGACAGAGACATGAACAAAAATCAAAAGACTGCGTTGAGGAAAAAGCACGCTGTTGACGATTTTGAGTCGTTGTATAAATTTTATTATTATGGATTTAATGTTAGATCTACTGATCTACAGGCTTTTCTTGGCCTAGGGCAGCTAGATAAATTAAACTTAATTGTAGAAAATAGAAATAAAAACTATAGTTTATATCGTAAGTTGATAAAAAATGATTTTTGGACAGCCCCCAAATCTGTTGATAATTCCTTTATTTCTAATTTTGCTTTTCCTGTGATACACCCGGACAGGAAAAAGATTGTTGATGCTTTATATAATAATCACATTGCAATTAGGCCATTGTTATGTGGATCCTTATCAAAACAGCCATTTTGGCAAAAGAAATATCCACCGGTCGAATTAAAAAATGCAGACATGGTTGATAGTCTTGGCTTTTATTTACCAAACAATCATCAGATCGAAGAGAAAGAAATAGAATTAATTTGTGATATAATTAATCATGTGATCTGTTAGATATAGGAATTAAAAAAATATCTATTATAACGAAAGAAGAAAGAATGATCCTGTCGAAAGGAGAAAAAAAATTAGTCTCGGTTATTTTACCATCTAGAAAAAGATTTAATATGCTTTTAAAGAGCCTACGGTCGGTATATGAAACAGCAGCGAATGCATCACAACTTGAAACAATTATACGATTTGATGACGACGACAAAGAAAGTATTAAAAGAATACCCGAGCTTCCGTTTACAAAAATGAACTTGCGCGTTATTATAGGGCCTCGATTGAGAGGGTATTTTGATCTAAACAAGTTCATCAACGAATGCTGTGGCGTGTCCCGCGGAGAATTTTTATTTTTATTTAATGATGATTCAACTATAGTTACAGAACACTGGGATAAAGAATTGGAAAAATATAAAGGAGAGATTGTTGTATTAAACCCAGATACTAATGACGACGCACAACAATATAATACCTTTCCAATTGTTAGTCGCGGAATATATGAGTTGGTGGGCCATTTTTCTTTGCAAGCTCATAGTGATGCATGGGTATCTCATATTGGGAAAAAACTAAATATAGAAAAACATGTTAATATTGAAATATTTCACGATAGGCCAGATAATCCAAACTTTACTGGCACAAAAGAAAAAATATTAGAAGACATAACTTGGAAAGAAAGATCCGACACCTTCCCAAAATCAGCAAAAGAGTTTTTTTCTCAAAAATTTCAGCAGCTGATACAAGAGGACGTTCTAAATATATATACAAACTTATTAAAGAAAGGATTATAAAAATAATATACAATGAGGTTTAAAAAAACACTTATAACAGGCGCCCATGGATTAGTTGGATGTACGATACCCTCAGATTTTCGCCCAACATCAAAAGAATTAAATTTAATGAATTTCGACAGGACTGTAGAATACTTAAATTCAAACAGCATTGACTCTATTATACATTGTGGTGCAAAAGTTGGCGGAATAGGGGGAAATCTAGATACCCCGGGCGCATTTTTTTATGAAAACATTATGATAAATACTAATATTCTAGAAGCGGCAAGGGTGTGCGGTGTTAAAAAGGTTGTTTCTTTTTTGTCTACTTGTGTTTTTCCCGCCGCGGCTACATATCCAATAACACCCGAGCAGATTCACACCGGTGCCCCCCATATTACTAATTATCCTTATGCATATGCCAAAAGAATGGCTGATATTATGGGCAGAGCCTATCGAAAGCAGTATGGATCTAATTTTGTAACTGTTGTGCCATGTAATGCTTATGGACCTAACGATAATTTTAATATAAGAACAAGTCACGTAATTCCTTCTATTATACATAAATGTTATTTAGCTAAAAAAAACCATACTGATCTTAATCTTTGGGGCGCAGGCAAGGCTCTCCGCGAATTTATTTATTCTAAAGATCTTGGAGTATTAGCATCTTGGGTATTAGAAAACTATGATGATTTAACCCCTCTTATCTTATCTGTTGATAAAGAAGTTAGTATTGACAATATTACTAAAATAATATGTAAAGAACTTGATTTTTTTGGAGAAATTGTGTACGATAAACAAATGGAAGGACAACATAGAAAGCCTTCTGATAGTTCAAAATTAAGATCTTTGCTTCCAAATTTTGAATTTACCCCAATCGAAGATGGGCTAGCAGAAACAATTAAGTGGTTTATAAAAAATTACGAGACGTGCAGAAAGTAAACAACAAAAAGGTCTTAATGTGAAGTGTAGAATTGGAAATGATGAATTAATAGAAATTCTTTCTTTGGGAGAGCTATATGTTTCTGATTTTCTTACAGAAGGACAAGAGCATCAATCAAACAAATCAGAAATGAAATTGATGCTATCTAAAGAATCTGGCCTCCTTCAGTTGGAAAACATAGTGGATCCAGATATTATGTATGGTAAATACTGGTATAGGTCCGGAACAAATACAACAATGAAAAAAGAATTGAAAGACGTTGTCGAGTCTGTTGTGGGGTCGATACCTTGTGAACATGGAGACATTTTTTTAGATATAGCATGCAATGATGGAACTTTATTCAACTTTATACCAGATGGGTTTACAACTATTGGTATTGATCCGTGTGACGATACATATGCAAATGAATCTAGAAAATATGCTAATTATATAGTTCAAGATTACTTCAGCGCGGAATCCTATTGGAAGGTTTCTGCCAAGAAAGCAAAATTGATTACTACGATTGCGATGTTTTATGATCTAGATGACCCTATATCATTTCTTAAGGATATCGATGAAATTATGGATGACGAAGGGTTGTTTGTTTTACAGCTTAGTTATACACCTTTGATGCTGCAGCAGCTAGCTTTTGATAATATATGTCACGAGCATGTTTGCTTTTACTCTTTATCTTCAATGAAATACCTTCTAGACAAAACTGGTTTTAATATTGTCGATTGTATATTAAATGATGTTAACGGCGGCAGCTTTAGGGTGTATATAAGAAAAAAGATAGCCACTAAAGAATATTTTAAGACTACACCATATCGTGATGTTGCAAACTTTAGAATTAAAAGTTTATTAGAATATGAAAAAAAATTAAATTTAAATGATCCCAAAATATATAAAAATTTTTATGGCGATATTCTAAAGTTGAAGGAACAGACGGTATCTTTTATTAAAGAACAAAAGTCAAAAGGCAAAACCATATGGGGTTATGGTGCCTCTACGAAGGGCAATACTTTGTTGCAATGGTACGGCCTAGGTTGCGATTTGATTGACGGAATTGCAGAAAGAAATCCCGCAAAATTTGGATTAAAAACAATTGGTACAAATATTCCAATTCACTCAGAGAAAGAAATGAGATTGGCAAACCCAGATTATTTGTTAGTGTTACCATGGCATTTCATATATGAATTTTGTGATAGAGAAAAAGAATATTTAGAAAGAGGTGGAAAGTTCATCGTTCCGTGCCCTAAATTTGAGATTATTAGTTTGGAGGAGACATAAAATAAATACAGTGTTTTTCAAAGATGAATTAAATTCAGAATTAAAATCTCTTTTAGAAGATAAAAGGGTAGCAGTTGTTGGGCCCGCCCATTATCTTACCGGTAAATCGCAAGGAAGTATCATTGACGATTATGATATTGTGATTAGGCCCAATCAGTTTGCTGTACCACCACATTTGCACGAGGATTACGGATCACGAACAGACGTCATGTTCCATAACTGCGGGACTCCCTGGATGGATGGGTTAAAAGAACAGGTTGCAGAAAATCCCGAAGATTTCAGAGCATTAAAGATGGTTGTTTGCCCAGTAATTAAAGCAGATCATTCCGAAAATAATTTTATGTCTTGGCCAGATGATCACATTAGTGCTTGTGCATATAATTTTAAAAGTATAAGCACTGTTACTCCGTTTTATTGGATAGGCGTTAAAAATTACCGCGCGGCTTATAAGCAAATAGGCTGTCAACCATATACTGGGATCATGACGATTTGCACGGTGTTGCACTATCCAATCCGCGAACTTTATGTTACTGGGTTTGATTTTTATACTGGTGCAAGAGTTTATCATGATGGGTTTTTAAGTTCTTTTGACTTGGATTGCGAATCACAGAATTCTGGAGGAAGCCACGGCGGTAACAGCAATCAAGCTCAGATGGTATTTTTAAAAAAACTTTGTAATAAAATAGATATATTATCTATAGACCACAGCCTTCGTGAAATACTTTCTAAAATATAAATTAATTTATAAAAAGCTGCCAGGCCACCTGGCAGTGACAGCCACCCAACATAGAAATAAGTAAAAATAACTTTAATTATTTTGTCTCTTGTGGTATCGTGGTGTAGTGTTTATTATCATTTAAGGAGGACACAAGGTGAGCAAAATATATGTTATTGCCGAAATAGGGATTAATCATAATGGTGACATGGATTTAGCTAAACAGCTAATTTCAATAGCCAAAAGCGCCGGTTGCAACGCTGTTAAATTCCAGAAACGAACCATAAAAGATGTATATACGGAAAAGGAATTGAATAGGCCTCGGGAAAGCCCATGGGGCACCACGAATAGAGAGCAAAAAGAAGGTTTAGAATTTTCTATTGAACAATACAGAAAATTACAAGACTTTTCTGTGAGCCTTGGCCTAGATTTTATTGTTTCATGTTGGGATGTGAATAGCGTAGACTTAATAGAAGAATATTTGAATATAAAATATCATAAAGTTGCATCTGCTTCAATTACGGACCATCAATTTCTAAAGAAGTTAAACTTAACAGGAAGGCCAGTCATTCTTTCAACGGGGATGTCAAATCAAAGACAGGTGGACGCTGCTATGGAAATATTAGATAATGTAGAGTATGTTCTTGCCTGCACTAGCACATATCCCACAAAAGCTGATGAATTGAATCTTTCCTATATTAAAACGCTTAAAGGAAGGTTCACGGATTGTAAGGTTGGGTTTTCTAACCACTATAATGGCCATGATGCATGTGTCGCAGCTGCAGCCCTAGGTGCAGAGTGTATTGAGTTTCATATCACTCATGATAGGGCTGCATATGGTTCGGATCAGTCTGCCTCGATTGAAAATTCTAGCGAACTTGTGCGAGCAATTAGAAAAGTAGAGATGATGCTTGGAGACGGAATAAAAAAGATCTATAAATCAGAGGTGCCAATTGCTGAAAAATTAAGGAAAATAGATGACACCCTATCTTAACGAGCTTAAAGTTATTATTCCTGCACGCGGCGGCAGCAAGGGCGTCCCAAAAAAGAATATACGTTTGTTAGGCGGTCTGCCACTAATCGCATACCCTATTTTAGAAGCCAAGAAATGTAAAAACATATCCACAGTTTATGTTTCTACGGATAGTTCTGAAATAGCAGGCACAGCAAAAGAATATGGAGCAGAAATCATCGAGAGACCGGCGCAATACGCCACAGACGAATCATTGGATATCGATGTTATGAGACACGCAGTAACACACTTGGACGACTTTGGAGATATAATACACTTACGTGCAACAACTCCGAATATTTCGGTGCTCTTCATAGATAAGGCGATAGAATATTTTTTAGATAATTCTTCGTGTACATCTTTAAGATCAGCACACGAGTGCCCTGAAACGGCATACAAATATTTTCAAAAAAATGGAGCATATTGGCAAGGGCTGTTTGATGATCAATTTAAGGGTGAGTATTATAATCAGCCGCGCCAGTCTCTTCCAAAAACCTATCATCCCAATGGGTATGTTGATATCATCAAGCCTTCGTGGTTTATGAACGGCGATTCTCTTCATGGTGATAAAATGTTGGCGTTTGAAACTCCCTATGTTCACGAGGTCGATACAATCGATGATTTTAAGATTTTAGAGGCGCTTTGTGGTTAAGACTAAATACCGCCACATAAAAGACAACTTCGTCCTAGGCCCAGACATTTCTGATTTTCACCCAAACGATTATGAATCTAAAAATATAATCTCTCAAATGTCTATTGTGTGGCATCGCGCTGAAGATTTTAATGTATATGATAAGGAGGGTAATAAGTGGATTGATATGACTTCTGGCATCTTTGTTACCAACTCTGGGCACTCTAATCCAAAAGTTATTAAAGCGATAAAAGATCAATTAGATAGACAGCTGTCGTTTTCGTTTATGTATCCAACTGAAATTAGAAAAAAACTTGCTAAGAAGATATTAGGTATATCCCCCCAGCACTTTGAAAAAGTGGTTTTTTTAAACACGGGCAGCGAAGCACTAGACAGTGCCTACAAACTTATAAAATATTGGGCTTCAAAAAATAATAAAAGATATATAGTTTGCTTTGAGGGGAGTTACCACGGCCGCGTTTTAAGTGCAGATTTGATGTCTGGGGGCCCTAACAATTCAAGCTGGTCCGGTGCAAAAGATGAAGACATAGTATTTTTAAAATTTCCTTATGATTCAAGTACTAAATTTGACCCCTCTTTGCTACCGCCAGCTGGCGAAATTGCAGGCTTTGTTTTAGAAACCTATCAGGGTTGGAGTTCACAGTTTTATCCACAAGAATATTTTAATGATTTATATAAATTTGCTAAGGATAATGGTTGTTTGATCTGTTTTGATGAAGTGCAAGCAGGGCTTTATAGAATGGGAAAATTATACGGATATATGACCTATGATGACAAAATAAAACCAGATATTGTTTGCTTGGGTAAAGCGGTGGCATCTCCGCTGCCAATGTCTGTTATATTAAGCACAGCAGAATTAATAGACGGGGCGAAGAAAATGGGAGGCACACATTCTGGAAATCCTTTGTGCTGCGCAGCGGCCATGGCCAATATAGATATTTTAAATGATCCACGTTTTCAAGAAGAACTATCTCATAAGGTGAAAGTATTCGAAAATAGAATGGAGCGCCTTGAAAAATATTCTTGCATTGACTATGTTAACGCACGCGGCCTTGTCGGTGCTATACTTTTTTATGATAAAAAAATATCTGATCATGTTGTTGTCAATATGGTTAAACAGGGTGTGCTACCAGTGAATACTTGGTCACACTCTATTAAACTTGGCCCCCCGCTGACTATAGCGCCCGAAGCATTAGAGGAAGCATTTGATGTTATAGAAAAAATTATTTTAGACGTAGGTGAGTAATGAGTTCAATTTATAATAAAAAATATATTGATATAACATATAAGGGAAAAAAGTCTGATTATCCTGCAAAATTTTGCAATGAATTATTTTCCAAACACAAAAAGGGTAGTAAAATATTAGATATAGGCTGTGGTAACGGCGACTTTACTATAGAATTGATAAATATGGGCTTCGACGTGCAGGGTATTGACATAGGTGAATCAAACTCTTTACAAGATAAATTTAAAAAGGTAGATTTACAAAACGAGTCTTATCCGTATGAAGATGAATCTTTTGATATTATTTTTACAAAATCAGTTATAGAGCATCTAAGCACGCCCGACTTTTTAGTGGATGAGGCATATCGCCTATTAAAACCTAATGGTGTTTTTATATGCCTTACTCCAAGTTGGAAACACTCTTATAAAGAACAATTTTATATAGATCACACACACGTCACTCCTTTTACAAGACATTCTTTAGAGACAATCTGTGAATTATCAGGATTTAAATCAAAGTGCACTTATTTTTATCAACTGCCGTTGTTGTGGAAATATCCGACACTTGGGGTTTTTAGGTGGATATTAAATTTATTTAATTTACCATACAGGCCATTTTCTGAATATGATTTGTGGTCAACCAACTTGAATAAAATAATTAGATTTTCTAGAGAAGCTATGTTGTTGTGTATTGCAACTAAAGAGAAAATAAATGATAAAACTTAGACACGTAGGAATAACAACACAAAATATGCAAAAGGCATTGGAATTATATCGAGATATTTTTGGCCTTGAGGTTGTTTGGGATGAAATTGAAGAAAGTCCCTTTATAGACCGTCTTTCCGGGTTGTTAGATGTTAAAGCGCACACCGTAAAACTAAGAGATGAAAAAGGCGCAATGATAGAATTATTACACTTTTTGTCACATCCGGACGAAAATTGCGAGGACAACAAGACAAAAATGATCAATAAAATAGGCTGTTCTCATATTGCCATTACTGTGGAGGATATTGATGTGATGTATGATAAACTAATTAACATCGGCCTTTCTTTTAACAACGAGCCAGAAAGACACCCAGACATTAACGTCCCAGCGAAAGTTGCATTTTGTAGAGATTTTGATGGAACACTAATCGAAATAGTAGAGGTTACGAAGTAAATATGTTTTCTGTAAAAGGCAAAGTAATAATAGTAACTGGCTCCTCCGGAGGCATAGGTTCTGCAAAATCTGCATATCAACTGGAGTATGATGTAAAATGAAACTAGGGCTGATTCAAGGAAGATTAAGTAAGCCAATTGAGGGATATCAAGATACCCCTGTTGATTGGAGGAGTGAATTTGATAGAATGAAAATAATTGGTTTAACTCACATGGAGTGGGTAGTAACTAGTAGATCTTTTTCTAACAACCCGATATTTTTTGAAAATGTTACTTCATATCCAATTTATTCTATCTGCGCTGATAATCTTGTATCTTCATTAATTGATAACAAAAACTTCTTGCAACACAATCTCTATCCAATATGCGAAGCAGCGTTAAAAAACAACATTGAATATGTCACTATTCCTCTTTTGGAAGCTTCTTCTTTAGAGTGTGATCATAAATTAGATATTTTTTGTAAATTATTTCAAACAATTTGTAAAAAATATCATAAACTTAAATTTTCATTAGAAACGGAATTAGCGATTAATAAGATACCAAAGCTTTTAAACATATCAGATAATATAAGATTAACGTATGACACAGGAAATTCAACAGCGTACGGAATAGATCACAAACTTTATATTAGCAAGTTTTCAAATGTAATAAATAATGTGCACTTAAAGGATAGAGAATTTTCTGGAGCTTCTGTCACACCAGCAACAGGCGATACAGATTTTGATTTAATATTCAGCCTTTTAAATGATCATAAGTATTCTAGTATATACACGCTACAAACTGCAAGAGAAGAAGCAGGCAAGGAAGAACAAACAATAAGTAGACATTGCAACATTTTAAGGAGTATTTATGCAAAACAAAAGTAATTTATTTGATTTAACCGGTAAAACCGCAATCGTTACCGGAGCAGGTGGCTTATTAGGGCCAAAGCATGCTGAAGCGCTATTAGAATATGGAGCCCATGTTGTGCTAACAGATTGGCACGAAGATAGAGTCCAAAAGGTTAGTGAAGAGTTCAATCAGAAATACGGAGAAGGGAGAACTTCATACTATTATATGGATGTAACTGATAAGCAATCAATTTTAGATGTGGCAAATAAACTAGAAAGAGTTGACATATTGATAAACAATGCGGCAAAGGATCCAAAGCCAAAGCAGGGCAACGCGCTTTCTCCCGCATCTAGGTTCGAAACAATGACAGAGCAGTTCTGGACAGAGGGAATTGATGCGGCTTTAAACGGAACTTTTTTATGCTCACAGGCATTTTCTAATAAAATGTTGACACAAGGTGGTGGAGTTATTTTAAACATTTCTTCTGATCTTGGAGTGATAGCACCCGATCAGAGAATTTATCGCAAAGAAGGTCTGAAAGAAGAACAACAAAGTGTAAAGCCTATAACTTATTCTGCTGCCAAGTGGGCAATTGTTGGCATGACCAAATATCTTGCGGTTTATTTTGCCAAGAAAAACATCAGAGTTAATTGTCTTAGCCCCACTGGTGTAGCCAACGGATATCCAGAGGATTTTGTATCAAAATTAACGAATATAATCCCCATGGGTAGAATGGCTGATAGAAATGAATACAAAAGCGCTATAGTTTTTATGTGCTCAGAGGCAAGCTCGTATATGACAGGGCACAACTTAGTCATGGACGGAGGAAAGACGGTTTGGTAAGCATCATAACAGAAATAGGCTTGAATCACTTTGGAAGTGTAAACTTGGCACATCAATACGTTGATATATTGGTGAAAACAAAGACAGATGGAATCTCTTTTCAAATAAGAGAACCAGAGTTTTACGAAAGACCAGAAAAAAAACATCTATTTCTTTTAGACGAAGACTACATAAGCCTATATAACAAGGTTAAAGCAGGTGGAAAAAAATTTGGAGTCGCCATAGCAGACTTAAATAAAGTCGACTTCTTTGAATCTTTGGGGGCAGATTTTTATAAAATTATCCGCAATGATATGACAAATGATTTACTTGTTAGTAAATTATTATCAACCGGTAAAAAGGTTATAGTTTCAACTGGATTAAGCACTAGCAAAGATATAGATAATTTTGTTGAAAAATTTAACCATAATAAAAATTTCGTACTTAATCACACGCAGTTATCATATGAAGAGGGCGATTGTAATTTGAAAGCCATCAAACACTTGAGGCAGAAATATGACGTACCGATTTCTTTTGGAAGTCACTGTTGTAATCACAATGTTTTATATATGTCCCTTTGCTTTAAACCAACAGATATTTTATTTTATGTAAAAAGGGATGGTAAAATTAAATATCCGGATGATAAACATGCAATACAATTAAAGGATGTGGCTTTAGTATCAAAAAATATAAAAAATTTATCAAAAGCAGTAGGTACTGGCCAAAAAACAAAAATAGGAAATAAAATAACGGAGATGAAAATATGAAAAAAGCATTAGTATTAGCAGGAAGCCGCGGCATTGGTAAGGGCATCGCCGACTCTTTGGAAAAGCTTGAAGAAGTCGAAGTACTCAGAACTTCTACAAAAAATTTAGACACCTCTAATATAGACCAAGTTGATGATCTTATAAAAACAAACCCGAAGGTTGACATATTGGTTTTAAATACAGGAGGCCCCCCTGCTCAAAAGTTTGAAGACATTACAAAGGAAGATTGTGATAAATATCATAATCAATTATTTTATAGTTTTTTTAAAATTTTACAACAAGTGCACATGAATGATGGGGGTTATGTATTCTTAGTATCTTCTTATAACGTGAAAGAGCCAAGTGGAAAGCTTTTGTTGTCTAATGCTTATAGGCTAGCCTTTATAAGCGTTTTAAAATGCCTAAGCAAAGATTTTGCCAAGCGCAACGTAACCACAATAAATATAGCTCCGGGTCCAATAGATACTGATAGGATCCGCGGCCTAGTAGAAGATATCGAAGCCCTTGAAAGTAGATTACCAATGGGAAGACTTGGAAGGACGGAGGAAATAGGAAATTTTGTTAAATCAATAATAGAAAATAATATTAAATACTTAACAGGAGTTACTATTAATTTTGATGGCGCAAAATCAAATTTTCTATTTTAAAGATGTTGGAGGGGAAACAAGGATGAAGCACGTTGATAAAGGCTGGGGATATGAAAAATGGATTGTAAATAAAAAAGAATATTGTGGCAAGCTGCTTTTTTTCGAAAGCGGGAAAAGATGCTCGTGGCATTACCATAAAATTAAGGACGAGGTGTTTTATTTACATACTGGAAAAATGATGATATATTACTCAGATAGTGATGATATAACAAAAGCAAATCAAAAAGTACTAAAGCCGGGCGATAACTTCCACGTGTATACCGGATTAAGACATCAGATGGTAGCGCTTGAAACTTCAGAACTATATGAATTTTCCACTGAACATTTTGATTCCGATAGTTACAGGATTATAAAAGGTGATTGATGGTTTATTATATTGATATAGATGGTACTATTTGCCATTATAAAGATGAAGGGCTAGATTATTCAAAAGCTATTCCTGATATTGATCGTATAGAGAAAGTTAATAATTTATATGAAGAGGGAAATGTTGTAATTTACTGGACCGCAAGAGGAAGCAACACAGGCATTGACTGGACAGAACTAACAACGCGCCAATTAAATGACTGGGGCGCGAAATATACGAAGGTGAGATTTGGAAAGCCTCATTATGATTTATTTATTTGTGACAAAGCAATAAATTCGGAGAAATTTTTTAAAGATGAGCGACTATAGCCCAATTCCGGCCCGGAAGATAAATATATATAGGTCTTAAACAAACGATAAATATAAGTTAGTATATTAAAAAGGAAAATAAACAGTGAAGTGGCAAGATTTAGATGATCGCGATAAAATACAATTGTACGCTGGTGATATTCCCCTTGGCCATCCGCAATCAAGAACTCATATAGGACTGTCTCTAGATAATGAAAATCAAAATCATATAAAACACGATGTTACACGGCCCTTTCTTCTGCCCGGCGGCTCTGTATATTCTTTTCAAAGCGAAGATGTTTTTGAACACATTGAATATGAGAAAATGCCTGCGGTGCTAAATGAGATTTATCGCATACTCCGCCCCGGCGGCTTATGTAGGATATCGGTACCAGATTATCGTTGTGATGTTTTATATAATCGTTCCATAAAAACACGAACTGGAGAATTAGTTTTCGACCCAGGCGGTGGAGGGGAGCTAGTTGTTAATTCTGAAACAAACATTTTTTCAGTTGTTAGCGGAGGTCACGTTTGGTTTCCCACATATGAAAATGTTAAAGATATAATTGAAAAAACAAGGTTCGGGAGCGAAGGAAAATATGAATTTTTACACTGTCATTATTCTGGCGCCACCGAACTAAAAGAAATTGATTACTTTTTGGGATATATCTCTAGAACACCAGATCACGACGAAAGAGTTAAAAACCCAAGACGCCCAATGTCGATTGTGGTAGATTTATATACGGAAAAAAAATAATGAAAACAGCACTAATAACAGGGATTACAGGACAAGATGGCTCTTATCTGGCAGACTTTTTACTAGAAAAGGGTTATAAGGTGGTTGGACTAAAAAGACGCTCATCTTTGTTGTGCACAGATAGAGTGGATCACATCTATAATAATCCAAACTTTGAATTACGTTATTTTAATTTAAACGATAGCGGTTGCTTTTTAAGACTTTTGTTGGAATATAAACCGGATGAAGTATATAATTTAGCAGCTCAATCACACGTAAAAGTTTCTTTTGAAACGCCCGAAGAGACGGTAGAGTCGATTGCAATGGGAACTTTGAGGTTATTGGAAACCATTAGAGCTGTCAATCCAAAGATTAGATTTTATCAAGCCTCATCTTCAGAAATGTATGGCATAAATCCAAACTTCCCGTACAATGAAGAATCTAGATTTATGCCAGCTTCTCCATATGCTTGCGCAAAAACTTTTGCACACAATTTAGTACAAAACTATAGAGTTGGCTATAATATGCATGCATCTTGTGGAATATTATTTAATCACGAATCTCCGAGAAGAGGAGAAACTTTTGTTACTAGAAAAATAAGTTTGGCCTGCGCAAAAATTAAACTTGGCCTGCAAGATAAATTATATTTAGGCAACTTAAATGGCAAAAGAGATTGGGGATTTGCTGGTGATTATGTTGACGCAATGTGGAGAATACTACAACAAAAGAAGCCAGATGATTATGTTATAGCCACTGGAGAAATGCACACAGTACAAGAATTTGTAGAATGTGTATTCAATTTCGCAGATTTGGATCATAGAAAATATATAATACAAGATAAAAGTTTGCAACGCCCACAAGAAGTTCCTGCACTAAAAGGGGATTATTCTAAAGCAAAAGAAATTTTAAATTGGGAACCTACTGTAAAATTTGAAGAATTAGCTAAAATGATGTATAAAGAAGATTTAAAAGTACTTCTAGAGGGGAAAAATAAAATTGGTTTCTAAACAAACAATAGGTATAGTTGGGCAAGGTTTTGTGGGACTAGCTCTTAAAAAAGGCTTTGAAAAATATTTTTATATTGAAACCTATGATAAATATAAAGAGGAAGAATCAAGTTGTACAACAATAGAAGAATTAAGCAAAAAAGCTAATATCATTTTTGCATGTGTACCAACGCCAATGAATAGAGATGGAAGTTGTGATTTAAACACAATAAAAGAAGTTGTTCGCGGGATCAACGAAAGTCTCAACGATAATATTATTGTAATTAAGTCAACCATACCTCCAGGCACTACAAATAAATTAAACTTAGAATATAAAAATATACAAATTGTTTTTAATCCAGAATTTCTAACAGAGGCTAATTTTATTGAGGACTTTAAAAATCAATCAAAAATTATTATTGGAGGACCACGACATGCGTCGACCGTTGTGAAAAATCTATATAGAAAAGCATTTCCAACCACACCATTAATAAAAACAGATTCTAAGACAGCCGAATTAGTTAAGTATTTTACTAATTGTTTTTTAGCTACTAAAGTAAGCTTCTCTAACGAGTTTAGGCAAATTTGTGAAAAAAGTGATATAGATTATGATAAAGTATTAGAATATGCACTTTATGATAAAAGACTAGGAAAGACTCATTTTTCCTCACCCGGACCAGACGGAAAATATGGTTTTGGTGGATCGTGTTTTCCAAAAGATTTAAATGCATTAATTAAAACATCAGAAGATTTAGGTGTAAATCCAAAAGTATTAAAAGCTGTTTGGGAAAAAAACCTAGAGGTAAGACCTGAAAAAGATTGGGAAAATTTAAAAGGACGGGCCGTGACTGAATTGTGAAACTAGCGATTGGACAATTAGTGACACACCAGCGCCGTTGGGATTATAAATTAGGACTTATAACTAAAATATTATATACTGAAAAAAATATTCCCTTGTATGTTGTTTTGTGGACGAAGCTTATGTTTCATGAACCGCGTACAATTTGGCACTTAGAAGATGAATTAAAAGTGCTTAAAAATGTCTATAGTTAAGAACAAAAGGAGACTACAATGACTACATTACAACATAAAAATTTATCAAAACAAGCTTTGGGGGCGCTAATGATGGCGCTTCAAAAATCACTTCTAGAACAAAGCGATATTGTTCCAATTTTAGAGGGATTTAAATTTGTTGACTCAACAGAGGGGTTAGTTGTATTAAATCCCCCCATTGTTAAATTTGATGATGCAGCTGAAGAAAACTTACAACAAAGTTTTAATTTTGACAAGTCTACAGGAAAATCTGAGTAATAATGCCCATTTATATCTATATTTGTAAAGATTGCGACAGTGAGACAAAAATTAGCCATTCTATGTCTGAGACAATTGAACATTGTGAGGCATGTGACGCCACAGGAACACTTGTTAGAATGCCTTCTATGTTTCTTCATATAAAAGAAACATCGAAACAAGAAACAACTGCCGCCTCTCGCGTCAAAGAGTTTATTGAAGAGGCTAAAGATGACCTTAGTGAACAAAAAAAAATATTGAGGGATAAAAATGATTGAAATATTATTAGGATTTTCTATACTACTAAATGGATTTTTTATTTGGTACATTATTAAATTATTAAAAAAGTTTCTTAATGTTTCTGAAGAGTTAGAGGGACTTTTTGTATCTCTTGAGGAATATTCTGAACATGTTAATATTGTTTATAAGCTAGAAAGATTTTATGGTGATGCAACATTAGAAAATTTATTGAAACATTCTAAAGCAATTTCCAATCAAGCCAAGATTTTTCGTACGATTTACGATATGGAATATGAAGAAGACGAAGAAGATGAAGAGAGTTTTGAAGAAAATGAAGAGTAACATATGGAAAAAAAAAGAAATAAAAATCACTATTTTACAAAAGTGCACGAGCAGGCAATAATTGATTATTGCTTAACCGTCGACCTAAAAATAAGAAATCAATTATATGAAATATATATTGGACCCGCTTTTAATGAAATGGTTGACAAAATTGTTTATACTTACAAATTTACTAATTTACCAAACATTGATTGTTTAAAAGATGATTGTAAGCATTGGTTAATAACAGTGCTTGGTAAATATGATCCCAACAAAGGCTCTAAAGCTTTTTCTTACTTTAGTGTTATAACAAAAAACTGGTTTATACATCGAGTTAAAAAAAATAGCCAAAGAACAAAAAGAGAAACGTTAATTGAAAACTATATCTTATCTATAGATTCTGATTACAATCTTTCTAACCATCCTTTAGTTTCATATAACACAATAATTGAAGATGCCATAAATAAAGAATTTTGGAATTCCTTTAAAAAACAAATAGAAAAATGGGAAAAGCTTCCCGTAAGGCAGAATGAAAAAAAAGTTATTCAAGCAATTAAAATTCTTTTTGAAGAGTCTGAAAATATAGAAATTTTTAATAAAAAAGCTATTTATCTATACATAAGAGAAATTACAGGCCTTAATACTAAACAAGTCGTAAGTTCTTTAAATAAAATAAGAGTTCGATATAGGGAATTTAAGACAAAATGGAACAGCGAAAAATAAAAAATGTTGAAGAATATATAAAAGAATCAATTACCAACATCAGAAACGACCGTGCCATTACTTCCATTCTATTAACTGATTTGTTAACAGAGATGAAAAAAACATCTGATTTAGAAACCCACAAGCAGTTAGGCCTTATTGCTTCAAAATATGTAGAAACCCTACAGCGCTCAAATGAACAATTAGTTAAAATAACTGGATTATTAAGTAAAAACAAAGGATCATCTATTCAACTAAATGATGAAGATAAAGAACAACTTTTTGATCTAATTCAGGGTGGTGAATAAGTGGGATCGATTATTAACAGACTACCCTCTACGCCACGAAAGGCCCTCGCGAGCTTTAATATACCACCCGGCTACCTTAATGATTTTAATGTTGATGATATTGATTTTGAAAGTATTGATTTTCAATCTGAAAGTCCTGAATCTATTTTAAACCGAGTTCGCGACAAGGTTTTCTCTTCAAATAAATTTAAAACCTCCGGAACATTAATAGGAGTATTAATGAGAACGGATAAAGATTTTAGTGAACATTGCACTTCATTAGAAATTGCTGCGGGCTCAGGGCAGGCACCCAAATCAAGAAAATATGCATTAAACACTTATAAAATCAGAATTCCAGAACTTCATTTTATGTTGCCCGTTCCCAACAGCGTAACTACGCCAGACAAACAAGATAAAATTATTATGGATTCTTATCCCACGATACAAGCGGCAGATACTTCAGTCAACAATCAACCCATGTTACCTGGAGACTTAGTTAAAGTTGAAATTGCTAACAAGGGTGCAATATCAAGATTATATTGTACTGGGCCACTAGACCCTAAAGCAACTGGCATGAGCAGATATGATAAAGAGAAATGTTATGCTGATTGTTTAGCAGAATTCACGCAAGGCGGTTCTGTTGGGGATTGCGCTGGTCAAGGGGAAAATTTAGCTAAATTAAATAGTGGTATACCACCAATTTCAACTGGCGGGTTAGTATCACTCCACAACGAAATTAGAGGACCGTACAATAAACCGGCCGAAAATTGGTTAGCAAAAATTATTAAAGGATTACAGGCTAACAATAAATATAAAGGAGTGGTTTGGCTTGGGCCTATGGGCGACGGCAGTGATAATGATGATTTGGAGCGCGTCCAACCGGCGAAAGGTGGCCGCCAAATGCTAATATATGTACCAGTAGGAGTAAATTTAAAATCTAGAATAGAAATAATATATTGGTTTCATAACAGTGCGGACTTTGCAGATAATAATTCTCCAAAAACATTATGGACTGGTTTACAGGAGCCTTTAAGTACTATGTTGAAGAAAGCTGGCAATAAAGACGTGCGCAATTTTGTACTTGTGGTACCTGAAATGTTGTGGTCTCGCGGTAAAGACTACAAAAGCGGCCAAACAAAGCGCGTCCAAGCTAAAATTAATTTAAAACCTTTTGAGAGTAAAAGATATAGAGATAGACATTGGGGTGCCTGGGGATTTGACGGTAAAATAAAAAATGATCTATCAGTAAAACCGAGCGACGGAACACCTGTCGCCATGTCCGCCACGAACACCAGTCCTGCAGGCGCTGCCGTCGGCGGAGATATTTCTAAACTGCATACTAAAGTATTAAAGGTTTTAGAGGAAATTAACGGCTCGGCAACCGTTAGTAATCCATGGATAACTTTAGTTGGAGATAGATATGGAAGCGCCGCCTTGGGCGTTTTGGCGCGCAAAAGTTCTAGTGGTTTTGACGTTTTTGATGGTAAGCCGCCCAATAAAATACAATATTTTCACGGTGGTTATAGCGGAACACCCCTCAATGCATACTGTGACAATGATTTATATCACATTATCAATTCTATAGGCAGCAGCGTTGCATTAGAGGTGCACTTGGGGGATCCTAAAACAAATGAACTTGATGGAACACCCGCTAGTTTTGTACCTCGCCGCGCCGCGGCAGCTTTTTTTGGATCTTTAAATTCTGCTTCAAAACTAGGCACTGAATTTAATGAAGCACTTCAAAGTGTTAATAATACAATTAGCAAGGCAGGATTTGAATCCACAGGCGTCAATATAAAAGAAAACGAAGATGATATAATGAATGAATACGCCGCGGCCAACGCCGCCCACGGTGAGTTAAAAAAGCTTTATGATAAAGGCCTCGGCTTTATAAGTGGTGGAAAAACAGTTCGCATGTCGGGGCCATGGAAAAATATTGTTTTTAAAAAATGGAACGATACAAATACTTATAAATGGTTAACTTGGTTATCAGTCCCGGGCGAGGTTCCTACTGCTTTTTCCATTGAAACCGCTGAAGATGAACTTAATTCTAACCCAACAAAGCCCGGTACTCAAACTTGTAAAACTCCAGCTGCATATGATAAAGATGGAAAAGCATATGATAAAGATGGAAATCCACTTCCAGCCTGTAATTTAAAATCAACAGAAGATCTCTGTCCGAAAGGGTCCTTGAAAAATCATACACCAAAACCAATTCCTCCAGAGCAAGTTGCAGCGTGTGAAAAGGCATGTGGCATAGTAGGTGCCTCAGAGAAAGCTCACGATGGAAAATTCTTTAATCAAGCAGATGCACACCCCATTGAAAATTTAATTATGGGCGTGCCTGCTCCTAATTTTAAATCAAATGACAGAAAACGAGATCCAAGTAAAATAACAACTATAGTGATGCATCAGAGTTGTGTTCCTTCTCGCAGCGGTACCATCAGAACATTAAACGGTGGTAATAAGGGGAATCTTTGGCTAGGGACTCACTTTACTATTGATAAAAGCGGTAAAATTCAACAACACGTTGATCCAGAAAGATCAACAGCCCACGCGGGTTCAAAATTTAATTCCAAATCGATTGGAATTGATATACTTACGTGGTGTAAATATGGTGAAACCAAGAGCAGCGGGCTAAAAGACCGGGACGCGGCATGGGCAGCTGGAACCGATGCGCAAAGCAAGTTTGCAAAGAAGTACGGGGTCGCCGCTATAAATCAGCTTATAAAAACCGGTTTAGGATGGAAGGGCATGCAGGTAGTAGGTAACCTTACCATGTTTGAAAAAACCTACCAACTAGTTAAAGCGCTTGTCGCCAAATATCCATCGCTCCAGTTTAAGTTTCCAGGCGCCACCCCCGGCGGCTATTTGTTTGATCAAGGGCCCGGAAATACTGGAATTGTTGCCCATGGTCACGTTTCGGGCGCCCGCTCCGACGGGCGCTATATAACTCTTTATATGCACCTGCGACATTCCGGCAAAGGCCAGTTCAAGTCGTACGCGAATGTATTGAGGATGGCATGGCATTCAGGCGGCTATGATTCAGTGTCCCAGGGTAACGAATCAACAGGGAAGTCGCCAAAGAAAGTAAGAAAAGTTCCATGGTCCGCGGGCACCGGGCCCAACCCACTTTGACCCAAAAGGATAGGAGAAATAATTATGGATTTTGATACAGGAACATCTAGTCCAGGAGTACCGCCGTTAGGTGACCCTTTGACGCCCTCCGGTTGGAATCGCGATTGGAGACCACCATCTTTATTTGCCGATTTTAAAGACGCAGATATGCCAGAAGAAGAGTTGGCAAGTTATAGCGGAATTGATGGTGCGCCAAGTAGCGAACTTTATTCTCTTTTGAATGCCGATAAAGCAACTGAAAGAGTGCTTGAAACCCAATATGGTTCCCACATTCGAATCGGCCGGGATCGAATGAACGAAAAGGATGATCCAAAAAGTGGAAAAAATTACGAATTTGGAGATGGATACGGCCCCGCCGGTGCCGCAGGTTGTGGTGCAGTTGATATTGTTGCCGGTTTAAATTCTATTGGTTTATGGACCCCCGAAAGAAATGCGATGGGCATGCCGAATCCCACCGCACTTCCAAGACCTCCTGAGCCACCACTTAAAGTAAATCCAAATTATGCGCGCGACGCAGCAAGAGTATATATTTCTGCGCAGTGTGACGTTGATAGGCTGTTTGATTTGCAGAAAGGTACTATTGCTCCCAGTCCGGGAAAATCAGCAGCAGTAGTTAAGGCAGATCAAGTTAGAATTATTGGACGCGAAGGCGTTAAAATTCAGACCGGCACAGAGGAGACAAATTCTTTTGGACGTCCAGCGATGGCAGTTACTCCCATTAATTTTATTGCAGGTGATGCTCCACCATCTATGATGCAACCATTAGCAAAAGGAAAAAACGTTTTGAAGTCTTTAAATTCTTTACTGGATAGAATTAATCAATTATCTGGAATTGTAGATAAATTTCTTCAATTTCAAATGAAGTTTAATGGAGCCATAATGGCTCACACACACCCTGACGGCGTGGCGATAAGTATTGGAGTTTTATCCGGCGCAGGCCCAACGGCTTTTATGAATGGATCTGTTTTGATGTCGTGGGATATGTCAGTGACTGGTTTTGAAGCTTGCATATCGGGACTCCTTGCCAAAAAAGATCTTATGATATTTAAGGGTGCAATGGTAGGGACCAAATTGGAAGGGTTACATCAATTTAGTCCTAAATATATTTGCAGTCGACAAGTTTTTACAAGTTAAACAATTATGAATGAGGTTAGATAATGGCAGCCATTTATGGAACAGAAAAAGTAAAACAAGCAGCACGAAGAATTTGGTATAAGCTAACAAAACAACCAGAAAAAGGTTTCATAGTGCAGATTGGAACTGAAGATAAAACCGTTACCGTTAAAGGTAAAGACTATCCTGTAATTGGCGCCCCCACATATAATATGAGTAGAGAGTTCTTTATAACTGCCATGGCAGCCGAATATGCAGCAACTTGGGCACAAAAAGATGAAAATAAAGATAAACAGTGGACAGATTATATAAAAGAAAAACAAAGAGAATACAAGATGGGCAATGGTACCGTTGGACCCACTTTCGGAGCGCTTTCTTCGGGTGCAGAAATAGAAGACAAGATTGATTGGTGGCGCCAAAAGAAAGCACACCTATCGCCAAATAGAATGTACTATGTTGTTCCTTTGGTTTTTGACAAAGTATTTAATAATTCTGCTCTCAAAGATTACATCGACCCCAACACTGAAAAATTAAAAATTTCAGATGGAATATTTAAAAATTTTCAAAAAGAAGAAGAAAAAGAAGATGAATTTTTAAATGGCATCAAAAGAATGGCTTTACAAAAGTTGGCTCTTAACTTATCAAAAGCGCTAACACACGATAACAAACAAGACGATGCAGCTAATTATGGCTTTTTTCCAATCGGCTCTACAATAGTAAAAGAAACGACAAGCGGACCAGAGGAGATACAAATAGCCGAACATTGGTACATGGAAGCTCGTGGCAAAGAATATCAAAGAGTGTGGATAAAGGTTTTATTTGACAAAGATTGGATAGATGGATTGCCAAATAAAACTGATTCTTCATTAGACTTTACTCAAGTAACTCGCGAGGTTATGATATTTGCAAAAGATTTTCATAAACAACTAGAAGATCTTAAAATGATATTATATCACCTAGATGTTCAATTAAGAGGTAGTAACAACGTTGATGAAGCATACCCAGCTATTGACATGTCTTTTGATGCAAACTGTACTGCTGGCAAAGTAGACAAAATATTTGAAGTTATTAATAACTTTTTAATTGCCAATGGAAAGCCAGATCTAACAAACCCTGGCGACGCTCCTACAAATGCAGCAATACAATTTGGTTTTACTGAAGGCTTAGGCCTACAATATGTGGCATATAGTGATATGCCAGATTGTTTGTGCGATCAAGAAAACTTAAATGCATATACCTTAAAAAAAGGCATTGATCAATTAAAAAACACACCTCCCATAGATCAACAAACCATTAATGGCTTTTTATATTACCTGCCAGAAATCACTAGCAAATATGCTAAATATTTTAAAACAAGCAATAAAAAAGCTGCTTTATTTGGAACGGAGCAATCATGGGTTGAATTTATACAGACATACGTATACCCAGAAACACCAATAATTCACTTAGTACCTGGATCTGATACAGATGATGATTCATTTTATATTTCTGCAATTCAAGATATAATGGCCAATCCCGTTTGGGCCAAAGTTGCTGGCGGCGATTATATTAAAGATCCAATGAATTTATTGAGCCAAGAAATAAAAGATACAGTTTTGGCAGCTTCCAACGTTCAAAATATAAACGCTGGCGATGGCGCCCTCATGGAAGCTTTACACTCCGAACTGTTATCGATGACAGCACTTTATGATCAACTACTCAACAGAATACCCATGGTAGATCTAATAAAAATGGCAGCTATAATGATTTTTAAGTGTATTGCTGGTGACGATTTAAAGAAGAGATTATGTAAGATGGCGCTAGAGAATATTCCAATCGAAGAGATCAGAATAGTATTATATCCTTGTTTGATGGAATTGGGCGAAGAAGGCGAAGCGGGAATAATAAAGCTTGAAGAACAAATAACAGGCAGAAAAGGCATGTTATATGAATGGGCCAACGAACGCTTTCCAGATAAATTCCCACAAGATGGTGAGGCAGACGCCGCCGCCATGGCACAAATGACAAAATTATATTGTGCAGATCCAAATTTTGCTAGCAAACTAGGAAGATCCCCAGATGATTTTAATCATGAATTGGCTGCGTGGGTTGACGATTCGGCCACCATGGCTATTTGCGATTGCGCAATCGAATTATATGGTAAAGCATTAGAATTATATAATAATGTTCAAGACCTCGCAGAAGATATTATTGATGCTGTCAATTCAGAAAAGAGCAAAGCAAAATCAATTGAAATGCAAGCAACCATATCTTTAGAAAGAATTTTTATGCCATTTTATAATGGAATAATAGACTTTTTAGATAATTTTGGTAAAATGATTCTTAATGCACTAGTAGAAATGGTTAAACAAATAATAGTTTCTGCAGTATTAGTTACCCTTCAATATGTAAAAGCTGAAATATTAGGAAATCTTATGAAAGATTTGTGCGGCGGCAAAGGATTTTCTGGCCAAAACTTTGGCGATTTTATTATGGGACAGGAACTCTATAAAGATAAAGGAGAATTTGGACCATCTAAAATTCTCGAAAAGTTTGATATTAAAAATCTTAAAGGCTATTTCGGTGAAGATATACAAAGACTTTGGGATAGTATTTCAAGTTTGCATGAAGGTTATAGCCCAAGCGAGATTCAACGTATATTTACTACTCCATGTAACGACAATTCGGCCAATTCTATATATCAAAAACTACAAGCAGATTGGGCGGATCCGGCAGTTATTAGTAAATTATCTAGTGCATACCCAGGCATTCCACTGAATGAATTGTTGGCCGCCTCCGAAACAACAAATAAATCAGGAACAGAATTTCCTTTTACACCTCAAGATGGAACAGATATAGATATAACAAAGGAGTTAAACGGCCTCCCATCAGTTGGTGATATTCATGATTTTTGTAATGCTTTTGGAAAAACACTTGATAGATCGAAATTAGATCAATATCAACAAAATTATTTACAAACAAAACAAATACTTTGTGATTTATGCACGCCCGGTTCTGGCTTCGCTGAAGTTTTAGCAGCCTCTCTTGGAGACAAAGATGTTCTGCCACTCACCGAAGGAGAACAAGACAAGATGTGGAAAGATCTTGAATCTTTCTTTCCACTTATAGATCCTCAACGCATGCAAGATAATATTCCTCCAATGTTTTGTGGCCCATGTACTCCTCGTCAACGCGGTATGGAACCGCTAATGCCCAAACAAACTCACGAAACTCAAGTGTTTGCACAAGAAAAAATAAACAGAGACACATATAAGATTATTGATGAGGCTTTTAATAATGATTTATCGGTTTATAAAGGTATTATTACAGAAACTGCAGCGCGACTAGGTGATTATCAAAAACAATTATTAGATGAAATTAATAAGCTGACTATTGTTATGTCAGGATCTAATCCACCACATTATACAGCGAATATCATGGGCATTATGATACCAGACCAAGAAGAAGGAAAATATATGGGCGAAGACGGTAATCTGGCAACTTTTACCCCATTCGAAGCTATGTCCTTTGCTTCGCTTCAAGTAGCAAATAATTATAAAATTCAAGAAGCAGAAGGAACAGCATTTGTAGCTGGCTCATTACGCGACTTGATTTTAAAAATAATCGAAACAGACAATGCAGACCAAATAACAAGCTTTAATGAAGTTGAACAATATGCAGAACTTTCATATGAAATACCAAACACTCCATATCATATGTATACAATTTTTAATTTTGGCGACAAAGAACAAACCTTTAAATATGAAGGAAAAGAATTCGCAAAAATAAAACCAGGAAGTATAAAAATTATTGTTATGAATACACATGCAGATGATATTGATTATGAATGGCCAAAATCTGATTCTTTGGCCGAAGAAGATCAAATGAAAAATTTTGATATGAATTCAGTACCATTTTTCTTGATGTTAAATTATCAGAACTATAACCAAAAGGTTCCGGCGGACTTTTATCTAGAATTTACCAACGCCTTATCTGCAGAGGGAATTAGCTTTTTAAAATCTTTGATACCAATTGCATCAAGTTATATTTTTGAAACAGTATTTTTGCGAGGAACACAGTATGATTTATTTAATGCACAAAAATTTTCAAATCTTCCACTAACAAATGAAGAAGCAAAAAAACATTGTATTGGTAATGCTGGTGCCACACCACTATTAGATACTGAAAAAATGATAGACGATGTTAACAAAACTCGCGAAGCATTAGAATGCGTTATTAGTTTTTTTGATAATCCAGACGCCGTACAAATATCAAACATTTATGGTCTTTATAAAATGATGATAAAAATTTGTATTATTGAAGAGTGTTTAAAAAACATTTTTGCATTTGGATTTATAAAAATATCTGATGTTTTGGAAACAAATGCTTATATGGATTATATGCTTAGAAACATAAAAGAGCTAGTTGATAGCGGATTAGGCGAGTCCGGATACAGCAAACTTCTTGAATATTCAGAAAAAATAGTTAATGGACGCTATCAACTGGGCCAACTTGATGAAGATGAAGATCTAACTGCTTTAAAATCAAAAGAACAATGTTTAGAAATTTTAGTCAAAGAATCCGCATTAGAAATTAGTGATATATTTGACAATAGGGTAAAGTATCTTGTTGATCCTGAATGGGAAGAGAAAATGATTGCTTTTCAAGATATAGTAGATGAAGGAGAGCCACCAAACTTATTGCCACGATTTATTCAATATGCAATTAATCCTGTATATATGGATCCTCTTTATCATTCCATGCCAATTCCATCCGAAGGCTGGGTGTCCACGGGCGGATCAGAAGATGACCAATTTATGCCAATAGCAAGTATACCTGCTTTTATAAACTCTGTTGATGAAACTTTTCCATTTCCAATAGAAACACCCATGGGAGAAGAATATAAGTATAATGGTGGATTGTTTTTTGAACCATATATACGTGTAGAATCTAAACTAGAAGGGTCGACTTTTGAATGGAATGCAGAAAACGCAATAACGGAATTTTGGGTAAAATTTAAAAAAGCATATTATCTCAAAAAAGAACGACTTTTTGGCAACAAACCCGAACTGGTCGGGTATAGTCTAGGACTTGGTTCGGTTAAGGGGGTAGAAAACAGTCCACCTTCCGTATTTGCTGGCGGGGGATTTGGCTCCACCGCCGAGCATGTTGACCACTCTTATAAGCTGAAGCATGAACATGGAAAATATGTACCTAATTTTAATGAAGGTCTAGTAGACACTCAGACTCATGAAGCGCGTCAGCAAATGTATGATTTCATAGATGATATGATTGGCATAATTGATGACGCGGACTCGCTTCTCGATTCGCCTTTATTCTTGAGATTTTTTAAAACTTTCTTTGCCCCCATGGGGCCTTCTTGGAATATTCCAAATGCCATTGATTGGAATGAGGTCGGGATGTCCGGGAACGCAAAATGGTTGGGCCGCTCGCTTTCATTCATAGTTTCTTCTCTGGCTGGCCCAGCCGGATCCGATGGATACAGCGCCGACGGTATTCTTGGAAAAGATCTTTGGACAGCAAATTATCACAATGTTGGTACGGATGATTTATCTCAAGATTCAAGCTTCACGTGGCTAAATGGGCATTATTGGTGGCAAAATAGCCCCCTAGGCGGATATATTGAACCAGGGAAGATAGGGAACTTAAATTATGCAAACAGAGGATGTACATCCTTTAATTTAGCAGGTATAGCTCCTGGCAGCGGCCCAGCATGCGCTGAGATCCCTGGAACCGATTCGGGGTTTGGGCCCGAGATCATCTGCAATCTCGATGAAGAAGGCGATGAAGGTAAAAGTATGATAGCTAGCTTTTATTATGGCAAAAGCAGAAGACTTATCAGGAACGGTGTTGCATCATATGAAGGTATCTTTACCAATTTAAAAAACTTGGATGCAAATTTAATGAAATGGACAGGCGCGCTTCCAGGAAATGACGCCATTCGCGCTTCGTTAGGCGAGTTGTTGACATGGGAAGGGATCGAATTTGAGCCACTACAAACTTATTTAAATAACTACAATGATTCCAAATTGAACGGCGGTGTGGGAGCGGGCACGGCATGGACGCGCCAGTATCAATACGAAGCCATTTTTTGGTCTGTTATAAGAGATACATGCTTAGACAGTCCTTTTGATTTGTGGTTTGATTTTTCACTAGGAATGAGGCTTAATTTAGTGGTGCCAGTGGAACAGAGCGGCAAACTTCAATCGCAGCTATTTTCTAAAGTCATAGATGAGGCAGGGAAGGTCTATATTAATAATATTGATGCTGTTAGCCGTCAAAAATATATTGATGATAAAGCGTTTATAATTAAACACGGGATTAAAGATGAAAAGCCCCCCCCCGGCGCGCCCGAGTCGAGTTATACTGAAGAAAGCCGATGGATGTGTATACCATTAGATTCTGTAGAATTTTCTGCTGAAGAATTTTGCAATCTCGTTGGCGATGTAGCCAAGACGTCCACTGCATCAGACTTTTCCGACAAATCTCCATGGGGACAAATATTTTATAGAGACGACGCGAACCAGCTGAGCCTTTTACAAGATTTTAATTCCGATTATATGGGCACTGATCGTATACCAACTATAGTTCACACAAAAACAGGGTCGCCATGGCTGGATAAGACAGCGCCGACCAATTGGACAACTAGACCAACTTTGTGGGCGATATCAGCATTAATAAATCACAACACAATGGATTTAAAAAAGGAAGGAGTACCTGATACACAAAAAGGTTGGCACAGAGATCTACTTGGAGTTTTAAAAGCGGAATTATCAAATAAAATTTTAGGCATGAAGGGGAAATATGGAGATTATTCTGGTAATGGTGTGAACCCATTACTTAGTGAAATAATGCCCATTAAAGAAAGTATATTAACCACTGTATTTTTATATAGATATTCTATGCAAGCTACATATCCTAAATTAGATACTATTTTAAAACCAGTGAAGGACACCATAAACACTTACATTGAACAATATTGGGCAGCTATTAATGGTGATTATTCATTTATGAATGATAAAATGAGTATAGATCCTGGTGACAAAATAGACCACTCAACAGATCCTGCAGAGATCGCAAATCAATTTTTCGTGTTAATATTACAAATGGCTGCAAACATGATTGATCCAACTTGGAAAACACCATGGTTTCTGCCTGGCCCCTTAACTCCGGTTGGGATGATAGCCAAAGGCTTGTCTTATGATGGCAGCGACGATAAAGATGTCGAAGATCTTCCTGAAGACGTCTTTGATCAAGAAGAATGTGAATAATACTTAATACTTTAAAAGTCAAAAGAAGATAATTTAACTTAATTTTGGCAAGATAATAGCAGTAAATTTATGATTTAAGCTCTAATTATTAGAAAAGAGGGTTAAATAAAAGATGACAGTCGGCTATTCTAAAACATTAAAAGAGGTTATACAACAAAATATAAAAATGATCGTATTAACCTCTCCGGGAGAAAGGATGATGAACCCCTCTTTTGGTGTGGGAGTAAGAGATTATTTATTTAGTGCTGAACAGGTGGCCTTTTTAAATCTTAAAAATAAAATACTTGAACAAGTTGGAAAATATTTACCTATTGTACAAATAAAAAACATAAATGTGCTTGATGTTAATGCGGATGATGTCACCTCAGATACACAAAGTTTAGGCATAAGAATTATATATAACATTCCAAGCCTAGGTATAAGTGAGAATTTAGAAATAACACTTGCTGCATAAAGAAATATTATTGAGGAAAAATTAAAGATGCCAAAAATAAAGCCAGCAATAAATTATACTAGTAGAGAATTTAGTTCGATTAGAGCTGATTTAGAATCATATGTAAAAAGATATTATCCTAATACGTTTAGAGATTTTACAGAAGCATCTTTTGGTTCTTTAATGTTAGATACAATTTCTTACGTTGGTGATATGCTATCGTTTTATGTTGATTATCAAACAAATGAATCTTTTTTAGATACAGCAATGGAGTTTGATAATGTTTTGAAACTAAGTCGAGAGCTTGGATATAAATATTCTCCTAACCCATCTTCTTATGGCTTTTGTAACTTTTATATAACTATTCCAACAGAACCAGACGGACCAGGCCCTGATTCAGATTATATGCCGATTCTCAGAAAGGGTTCAACTTTTTATTCTACTTCAAACGCACTGTATACTCTTTTAGAAGATGTAGATTTTTCTCTTGGGATTAACCCTATTGTATCTGCTGAACAAGATGAAACTAACGCTACTCCACTTTCTTATGCGGTTCGTGCTTCAGGTCAAGTAATTTCTGGCGAATTAGCAGTACAAGAAGTTCCTATAGGAGAATATCAAAAATTTCTAAGAATTGCTGTTGATGGAGCTAACATTAGTGAGATTGTCACAGTATACGATGATAACGGAAACCAATATTATGAAGTTGACTATCTAAGTCAAGATATAATACATGTACCTGTTTTAAATAAAGGAAGCGACTCACAAACAGTTCCTTTTATTCTCAAACCTGTTTCTGTATCTAGGAGATTTAGAACAGAATACAGTCCGGACGGTTGCTCTCTACAATTTGGTCACGGCAACCAGGAAACACCGATAGAAGTTAAAGATCCATCTGAAGTTATATTAAACATACATGGAAAAAATTATGTCACAGATACATCATTTGATCCATCTATATTAAATAAAACTGATAAACTTGGTGTTGTACCATCCGACACAATATTAACTATCATTTATAGAATCAACACAACTGAAAACACAAACGCTGCAGCTAATTCAATAAATTCTGTTGCTTCTGCTCAGTTTCAATTTAATTCTCCAGAAGGGTTGGATGAGGGTAAAATGTCATCCGTTCGAAATAGTATGGCAGTTTTAAACGAATCTCCCATCACTGGTGATGTGTCGATAATTCCCGTGGAAGAGCTAAAAGAACGCGCCATTGGAAATTTCGCATCTCAGAACAGAGCAGTTACAAAACAAGATTATGTGAGCATGGTATATAACATGCCTTCAAAATATGGAAAAATTAAAAGAGTTGCGATTGAGCTAGATAACGACTCATACAATCAAAGAAATATAAATTTGTATGTTTTATCAGAAGATACGGATCAGTTTTTTACACAATCCAGTAACACTCTTAAAAACAACCTAAAAACATGGATTAATGAATACAAAATGATTAATGATACGATTGACATACTTGATGCTAAGATTTCTAATTTTGGCATTATTTTTGAGGTGGTTGCTTTTCCTGGTAGTAATAAATATGATGTTTTAAATGAATGTAATAGGGCTTTACAAGCGGCATATGATAAAACATATGACATTGGCGAACCAATAATAGTAACTGATGTATACCAAATATTAAAATCAGTACCGGATTTATTAGATGTTGCAAAAGTTAGCATTGTAATAAAAAGCGGGAGTGAATATGCTGATTCTCCCATGTCAATAGAGGAGGCCAGATCTATCAATGGAAGATTTGTTGTTCCTCCCATTGACACAATTTTTGAAATGAAATTTCCCGAATCAGACATAGTGGGGACTGTAACATAATGGCTTTTAAAAGATATTTTGCAGACGCAGATACTACAATCACAAACGCATATAGAGCTAATCTGCTTTTGCGCGGCGTTAGTGGCAACATGGGACAATCTGATATATTAGAAACTTTTTCTATATATGCTCAAGCTAGCAGTGCATCGTCAGAATCAACAAGAATTCTTATTAAATTTCCTGCAACTGGAACAGATTCTGGATATATTTCTTATGATAGGGAACAATCAAATATACCTGCTTCTGGGAGTGTTTCATTTTATTTAAGAATGTTTAATGCTTTACATTCACAAACAACTCCAAAGAATTTTAATTTAATAGTTTCTGCTGTATCACAATCGTGGCAAGAGGGCAACGGCCTTGATATGGAAGAATATTCAGACGAAGACCAGGCTAACTGGTTATATAGAAATAATACAAAAATTGCTCAAGATACAACAGCTTCTTTTGGATCTAACACAAAAAGTGATTATGCAGGAAAATATATAAGTTTATATGATACTGCGCCCAGTAAAAGCAGATATAATTTTTGGTTTCAAACTGATGGCGCCGATATTGCTCCAGTTTTAAATGGTACAGAAATTGAAGTTGATATTTCTGCTGGCGCTACCAACACGGCTATAGAGTATGCTCGCGAATTTCAACTTGTTGTTGACGATCAAAGCCAATTTGATGCCGAATATGACGGCTCCGCAAACATAGGGATAACAAATTCAACCGCTGGAGCAGTTACGGTTCCAACAGGAAATGTAGACGTAATAACTTTATCAACCACAACATCAGGTTCAGATTATACTTTATGGGACACTGAAGGTGGCGCCTATTTTTCAGATGCATCTTCTTCATTTACAGCTTCATTTGATTCTGGTTTTGAAAACATGGAATTAGATATTACCCCACTAGTTGAGCAGTGGATATCTAGTAGCCTGCAAGGAGAAAAGGAAAATTATGGCGTTGGTATTAAATTGACATCAGCAGAAGAAGGTGCTATTACTTCTTATTATACTAAAAAGTTTTTTGCCAGAGGTTCACAATATTATTTTAAAAGACCCTGTATTGAAGCTCGATGGGATTCTTCAAGGAAGGATAATAGAGCAAGTTTTTATTATAGTAGCTCTATGGCACCCGCAGCAGATAATTTAAATACGATTTTTCTTTATAATTATGTACGCGGCCAATTAAAAAACATACCTGGAGTGGATACTGGAGAAATATTAGTTAGTATTTATTCAGGTTCATCAATAAACACTAGCCCTTCTGGTTCAAAATTAGCATTAAGCGAAGGCGGCGGAGTAGCTACAGCAGCAGATCCAAACGCAACAGGCTCTTATGTTGCAACTGGTATATATTCTGCTTCTTTTGCGTTTACTGGTTCAACCTCCTTAACTACAATTTATGATGTATGGCATAGCGGTAGCGTAGAATATTTTACTGGAACTATAGAACCAAAAAACTTAAGTCAAACTTGGCCCGGTGTTTCAATGAACCCAAATCAACAATTTGTTAGTAAAATTACCAATTTAAAATCATCTTATTTGTCTCAAAATACAAGTGCACGACTTAGATTATATACTAGAAAAAAAGACTGGAGCCCAACTATTTATGCAGTATCATCTAATACTGCACCAATTGATCAAGTTGAAGATGCTTATTACAGAGTTTATCGTGTAAGTGATGGATTAAATGTAATATCGTATGGAACAGGAAGCGATAATCATACAAAATTATCTTATGATATTAGTGGAAGTTATTTTGATTTGGATATGTCGTTTCTTGAATCAGACCAAACATATGCAATAAAATTTGTTTATTATCTTAATTCACAATATGTTGAACAATCTGAAGAATTTAGATTTAGGATAGAATAATATGGCTATGGACTATAAAAAACTCTATGAAGAAAATCAAATAATTCTAACCAATGCAAGTCCCGAAAAATTAAAAATAGACGCTGAGTCTGTTGAGTACATGCGGGAGTATTTTAAGAGGAAAGATAGATTTGTTCCGCCTGTTAATTTTTCTGATCCTAAAAATTTCGCACGCTTTGGTTCTGCAGAAAAATATTATATTGATGCTATTGATAGAATCTATCAAACATATCCCTATGATGGTTCTTTAAAAGAGCGAGTACAGTGGGAGCTGAGTTCTTCTTATTTTGATTTATATATTTTTGATGAAGTATACCCAAGAACAAATGGATATATTATTTTTTCTGCAGATGGTTGGTCATCACAAAGTGATGTACATGAAGACTATGGAGAGCCAACAACAAAAGAATATATTTTCTCAAAAGGTGGCCCAAACACTTCTAAGCGCTCAAAAGATAAAGGCATACGAGATGTAAGTGGCGATTATAGTAGTGGTTATGCTAATTTTTGGGAGCCGAAAAAAAATAGAGAATGTAATTTAAAAATTGGCGGTGTAGATGGTAACACTGTAGAGTTTTGGATGAAAAAGTCTGATTTTATTCCTACACTTACTGGGCGTGAAGTTATATTTGATGCCTACACTGAAAACTATATATCTTCTAGTTTAAACTATGGCCGACTAACAATTGAGATGACATCTTCAGCAGACGCTGCACCATTCAGAATAACATATATGTCTGGTACTTCTGGCTTTGCAGATGAAATTATTGGTTCTTCGCTCACTACGGCATCTGTTGCAGATGATTCATGGCATCACTATGCATTTACTTTTAAAAATAATCCCAAAGACACAAGCGAGATAGAGGCTAATTTCTATTTTGATGGTGTTTGTAATGAAACTATTCTTACTGGTTCTTCGGTCGATTATGTAAGCTCAAGTGTAAATGCAATTATTGGCGCACTTTCAACTGCGCCATCTGGAAGTGTTGGTACTGCGGCGGCCATTGGTTTGGGGTGGGGTAAATTATCTGGTTCATTAGATGAATTTAGATTTTGGAAAACAAAACGCACCTCAAATCAGATTAATCGTTATATGATTGAGCCTGTCGGCGGCGGCACAAATACAGATGATGCAAACACAGATCTTGGAGTATATTATAAATTTAATGAAGGCATTACACAAACTGCTTCTATTGATGAAAACATATTGGACTACTCTGGAAGAATAAGCAACGGTAGTTTTGTTGGATATGGCTCTACCGCTCGCAATGTTGGTTCCGCAATGATAAGCTCTGGTTTGGTTGACCATGAATTTAAGGATCCAATATTGTATAATTTTCATCCTGATGTACAAAACTTAAGAGAGGATAAAAAACAAATAGGATTGATGCATGATTATTCTAACAATGCATCGATTTATCATTCACTGCCAACCTGGATTACAGAAGAAAATGGCGATGCTGAATATTCTCCATTAAGAAATTTGATTCAAATTATGGGTAGTTATTTTGATACAATTTCACAACAAATCGAAGCAATTTCTTACTTAAAACATAAAAACTATTTAAGTTCAAGTTTTAAACCATATCCTTTTGCTGATAGATTATTACAATCTATTGGATTTACAGAATTTCCAGAATTGTTTTCTGATGCAACAGCATTAGAATATTTTTTGAGTAGAAATGAAAAAACACTTTTCGAAAAGAAATTATATGATGTAAAAAATAGTATATATCAAAACATTTATAATAATATTGTATATATTTACAAAACTAAAGGTACTGAAAAATCATTTAGAAACCTTATTCATTGCTTTGGTTTGGGTGATGAAATTTACAGAATTAACACATATGGTAACCGTGTTAAATATCGATTAAAAGATAATTTTAAAACCACATCAGAATATAAAAAGTATGTTAATTTTACTTTAACCGGCACTGCAGAAGCAAGCGTTTTTCCATATTCAGCTAGTACAAATTTTAATTCTCAAGCAGCTATTAGCGCTTCAAATGGCGATAATCTTTCTTATTTGAGTTTTACAATGGAAAATGAGGTATTTTTTCCGATAAGACATAGCCTTGCTGATAGTAATACTACAGTCTCGACAAAAAAGGGACCAAGCAGACAATTTCGAACCACCGTTCCATATATAACTGCTTCTTTGTTTGGAATTCATCAAATCGATGCGGACTCCGCTGGCAATGATTTAACTTGGGCTAGTAGCGATTATGCAAATTTTCAAGTTCAACTTTTCAAATCAAGCGATTTTTCTAAAAGAGCCAAATTTGTATTAAGGGGCACTGGTGATTCTGTAATAGGTCCCCTAGAACTTGAAAGCGATTACATTGATGATGTTTTTGATGATACTCGTTGGACATTTTCTGTAAGCGTTAGACCAGGATTATTTTCCCAATCAGAACTTGTAAGCGGCTCAAACGATCCAAATTATAAAGTAGAATTTTATGGTGTTGAAAAAGTTATAGATACTGTTAGAAATGAATTTTTAATAACCGGCACATTATCTACTACAGATGGTCAACGATTTATGACCAACCCCAAAGCTCCATTTATAGGCGCCCATCGAACAAACTTTTCTGGAACTTTACAAGAAAAAACAGATGGAAATATGTCCTCTACGCGAGTTTGGCTAAGCTATTTGCCGACAGGCACCCTTAAACAACACAATCAAGATGTAAAAAATTATGGTACCGATCACCCGTATCGAAGTAACTACTTATACCCAACATCATTAACTGAAACTCGGGTTCCTCAAATAGATACATTAGTTTTAAATTGGACTTTTGATAATATTACCGGGTCTGATTCTAGTGGAGAGTTTTTAGGAGAAGATTTTTCTTCTGGTTCTACTAGTAAACAAGAACGCTACGGTTGGTTCGGTGAAATTGTTGGGAAACAATATTTGCCGAAAGGTATTGATTTCCCTGCAAACACATCATTTCTTATAAATAAAAAATATGTTTATTCTGCCAAAAAGCAGTTACCAGAGATCATAAATAGTTCAGATATGGTTAACATTTTACAAGATGATGATAGATTTTTTAATAAAGTTGATTTATTGCGTCCAACAAACTCTTATCTTTCAATAGAAAAAAGTATGTATCAAACCATATCCGAAGAAATGGTTAAAATGTTTTCTACCATTAAAGATTTTAATAATTTAATTGGCGAGCCAGTAAATAAATATCGCGACGACTATAAACATATGTCAAAGCTTCGACAACTCTTCTTTGAAAGAGTCGGTAACACTCCAGATTTAGATAAATATATTGACTTTTATAAATGGGTAGATATTACACTAGACACTCTTCTTGGTTATTTAGTACCAGCTTCTGGAGATATTAGTGATGAATATGGCAGCAATGTTCGTACAATGGTGGAAAATCATTTATTGCAAAGAAATAAATATAAGTGGCAATATCCAACGCTAGAAGATAAAACTCCAGATATCGAAGGAAACGTTCTTGGAATTAAGGAACTTCTTTATAATTGGGAGTTTGGCACACCACCACTACCAGATTCTCCCCTAGATCAATCTCAAGATTGTCGTTGGTGGAAAGAAAGAGCAGAAAGAACTCAAGGTGACTTATCTTCAGGAGATTCATATGTTGATTCTGATAGACAAACAATATTAGACACTATTATGAATGAGACAAATGCGTCGGCTCCAATCTTAGCAAAAAGTAGTTCAAGCGGAATAGAAACATATGCCGGTTCTACCTATGCAATTAGAAAATTGGCAAGACCTTATCAATTCAAAACCGATCAAGTCGATACGCAAAAAAATGCACTTACTTCTTATCAAAATAAAAATGTTGGTTTTTTCGGCCCAATTAATCAATTTCGAGCTGGTGCAATATATGGAATTATACAAGTAGATGAAGACGATTTTTATAGTTTTAAAGACTGTGATGATGATTTAGAATTAAACAACGGCAAAAGAAAATATAGCTTTACTGCCAGAAGTAAAATTTTAAGAGAAGCTTTTTTATATAATGATAAAAGTTTAGCCTTTCCAGGCGGCGCCGCGCCATGGGATGACCACCAAGCTTTAATTTCTGACTCTGATAGTTTAAGTTTTGGTGCCGATGGTACAATAGGTAATGAGCCCTCATTCTCTATTTCCGCTTGGGTATATATGACTGACGCGTCAAATTTTGCAATTTTTTCAAAGGCGCAATCAACGACAAGAGAATATGCCTTAGACACCGGCGGCAGCGATAATTTGATTTTTAGAATATACGATAGCGCACACACTGTTTATATTGGCGTCACCACGTTTGGAGCATTCGGCGCGCTAACAGCTTATGAAAATCAGTGGGTGCACATATGTGCTACTTATGACGCCAGCAGAGCATATACAGGCATGAAGCTGTATATTAATGGCGCAGCCATTTCTACAGCCCAAAGTGACGCCGGATCATATACAGCCATGCATAACACGGGAGAAGATGCGCAATTTGGCCGCATGTACGACGCGCAAGCCTTAATGACCACTGGATTTATTGATGAGACGTCTGCTTTTAATAAAGAACTTAGCTCCGCAGAAGTATTAGAGCTTTATAACGATGGAGTTGTATTTGATTTAGAAGAGAGTTTTTCTGCAGCTGCTAATTTAGTTTCATGGTGGCGAATGGGAGATAAGGCAACTGGTACATCTCCAGATTATACGATACCAGATCAAATAGGCAGTAATGATGTTGCAATGTCAAATTTTGACGGCACTTCAACTAGTGGTGTAGTTAATAAAGCGGCGCCTACCGTAACGTTTGAGGTTGATGATTATGATGACGAATATAAAGGTGATAAAATACTTCCATTTAATTTATATAGTTCATCTATAGAAGGTGGCGTTAACGAATTTATAGATGATAATTTTAAAGAAGGTGTTGATATAACAAACTTACATTTAGATACTTATAGTCCAGATTATGAAATCCCAATACAGAGTACATTCACCGAAAGATTCGTTGGTGGACACCCACATAGACATGTATATACAAATTTTGCTCCTGATAATGATACTCCGGATACCAGCGCTGAAAGACTAGAAGGTTGGAAGCTTGATATAAATTCTAATTCTTTAAAAGTTTTAAACGCCGATTATGGAAACGCTAATTTTCCAAGATCTCGTTTTCTTAGAGATGAATATGCAAAGCGCCCCATTAATATTAAAAATATTCAAATGACGACGGGATCTGATGGCTATATAGATCCAGACAATACTACAAAAATTGGTAACTATACTAGCAAATATGAATTAGTTATGACCAGCGGCCGTTCTATTAATAATAGATATTTCGTTAAAAATGGGGGAATTACCACAAGCTCAATTGATTCTAAAACAATTGAGGGTGTTATGGAATATAGTTTGCCGGGCGCCCTAAAGTCAGACGTAGTACGCACACAGGTTACAAATAATAGTTTAACTTCTTCTGCACGAAATGATTATATTATTGTTAATCGCTTTGCAGCACCGGGCGATCCCACCACAATGACGCTTGCATATTTAGACGTTGCATCACAAGAATATTCAACTTATAATGCAATGACATGGCGCAATTTAATTGTTAGGCAGGATTTAAATGAACAATATACGGATCATACCAAACAGTTTGGTTATTTTAGTGATACACAAAATTCAGCTAGTTATGCTTTAGCAGGTGAAACCTATCCAGGCACTAGTGGATCTGTAAATGCGCTTAACTATGAAGGATCTGCATCCTTTCATAAAGTTAATAGGAACTCACGTCGTGTAATTAAGCTTGATAGTTCTGATACTTATATATCGGGAACTGTTTATGACAATTGGTTTGTACAACATCAGATTCCACAATCAGATTTACAATATGCTTGGATTACAGCGAGCGTTATTAATGATTATACTGGGTCTGCACTTTATGGTTTTGAACAACCAGATTTTAGTAATGCTAGCTTAGCCTCTACTGATATTACATTTTGTAGTGCTAGTGATTTTGGAAGCTATATTTACAACAACCTCTACGTACATTTTGGTATACCAAGGGAAGAAGTGGGCGGTATCAGAACAAATCACATTCCGGTGGACTTTGCAGGGTTAAATACTCTTATTGTTGAGCCGATAACTAGTTCCGAAAATCATTTGGGATATGATCCAAGCCAGGGTATTGGTTATGATCAGACTGGCGACGCCCCGCCTTGGGATGATACGCACTATTTTAATAATGATTATATTTATGTTCTGAACAGTGATTCTGATGCTACTCGCCCGGGCGGCGCCGCAGGCTTAAATTCGTTAATACTCCACCGTCAAGGCCCATATGGTTGGCCATCTTGGAAACAGATTAGAGGCGGACAACATCCTATAATGCGCGCACATAAAAAAGAAAATATTCAATCATTTTTAAAAACTACTATTATTGATCCCATACCCACAGACGCTTGGAAAGGAGTACAATTAAAATCTGTATTTAATCAAGTTGAACCCCCTATAACTTCAAAATTTAATCCACTTAAACACTCGCTGGTGTATAAGAAATCTAATGATAATTCTCAAAAGCCAATAATAATATGGAACTCTTATGGAAATCAAAAAGGTCACTTTACCGACCCTCCAGATTTTAATATTTCTGGAATTACCAATATTAATAATTCAAACTTTATACACGTTAATGCTGGCAACGCCTCAAACACACTCAACCAAGCGAATCAAAGAATATTAATTTATGATACTTTAAATAAATTTCTTTTAAAATCTTTTGGAGGCTATATTTCAGGTGCGGCCAATCCAATTAGCGATATTACAAGTTTAGATATATCGGAAACAATATATCCTCGTGAGCATTATACGTATCTAAGTGGAACCAGATCGCGCCTCGTCTTTTCGAATAATTTTTGGAGAGATTTGCGCGATGATAGAACTCTTACATCTTCTAATGCTAATTCGCAAGGGAATATATTGGAATACGGGTCATCAATGTGGTCCCTTGATGCAAGAATTGATTTTGCGACTGCACAACCCAACCCTTCAGATTCTACTGGAAAAGAAGGAGAATTACAAAACAATTATAGTTTATTTTTCGATACAGATTATCACGACCTTCAAGCTGGTGCGGCTTATATACGCCATGTACCAGAAAGCGCTTCCGTTGGAATATTATATGCAGGAGATACAAAATGGGAAGCAAATACACAAGCCGACGTAAATCCATTTTTTAATTCTTTTGAAGAATTTTCAGAAGACACTAGAAGAGTTGGTAAAGATTATGGGATTATACCTGAATTTAGAATTAGTGAACATATGGAGTTTTATGTTAAGAATAACCCAAAAGCACCAGAAAATTGGACAGTCGATAATGATGGTTGGCTAACATTAACTGGTTCTTCTCCTTCCGGAAGTCTTGATAGTTCTTTTTATACCATTTATAGTAATAGTGATTTTATGAAATATTTTGAGCCGATTAGAACTGACTATGAGAACACTGCAGTTCCAACCACCTTAACGCTAAAATGTAAAGGTATCACTAAGTTTTTACCTTATGATGGTTTTTATCCAGCAGAACGTACGGTTCAACTAGCTCAAATGTTTAGTCAGTCTTATGGAGTAGGAACAAAAGATCTCGGTACCGGCATGGCATCAAAGATAGTTTCTTTTACGGGGGAAGAAAATTGGAGAACATTATTAACACCGATATTCTCACCAGGAATATTATATAATTCAATTAAATCGGGCATGGCAGTTGATTATCCAATTAGTACCACTAATTTTCCGACTATCCGGATGATTGTCACTGGATCTTCAGAACTTGGCACAAAAGATGACGGCGACCGTCGTTTAAAAGGAACTTTTTATACAAGAATTCCATTTGAAGCCCTCGCATCACCGGAAGTTTTCTTAAATGGTAAAAAAATTATTGATCTTGAACCACACCCTTCGGCGTCTATTGATAGTACAGGTTCTTTTTATGAACCAGATGATCCATTATTTAAATATGCAATGAATAACTTCTTAGCAGAGGTTCCAGCATTCTTTTTAGGTGGCACAGATGGAAAAAACAAGAGCCTGCTCGGCCCATTAAGTACTTTATATTCTGATGCAACTGGTGAAAATTCTAAAATTACTGTTGACGGTGGAAAAACATATGTTATGAGAATAATTTGTAGTCATTCTAAAATTACAGATCTACAATCTCTTAAAGATAATGATGATAGAACAGCCAATTCAGCTTCTTTTGTTTATAATCCGCCCACTATAACATTATATAATCGTTCTTTTGATAGAAGCAAAACAACAGAACATGGATATTCTGCTTCTTTTGTTGGAGAAAATAATGCCACAGTGGCATATGGCTCTTCTTTTGGTCCTCCTTGTGACGCATCTTCTTCAATCAATGGTGATGAGGCTAGTTTTGAACCATACACGCCACCCTATTATAATGGTTACAGTCACATAGAATTATCATATACTCCCGACGCAGGCGGCGGCGACGTTTCTATTAGTGATATTTTGGGTAAAATTGCTGATAGCGAGAGCAGCTATCGAGAACCTTTACGATCTGGCAGTTTATACGCTGGCTCAACAGCCGCTGGTCAAGGAATGTCTTTGAGCGCATCTTTAAATTATAAACAAGAAATTTCAACCCCCGAAGGACAAAGATGGGTTATTCAACCCAAATGGGAATGTCCCGTATTAGATTTTAATGAAGCTTCAATAACGCTCCCAGAATATGGATCTGGCTCTGTTGCAAAGGGTATCTGGCATCAATATGGTAGAATCCCAAAAACCGAAGCTGGTATATTTATTTCAGTGGAAGATGTTCCATCATCTGAAATAACAGAAGCAAATGGCGCAGAACCATATTCACCTCAAGCAGTTACACAATCTTTAGCACAGCTGCTTGGATTTAAAGGTTCGGAATCTCCCGATAAACCTCTTAAAATTGGAAAAATACCGGTAGAAGGAAAAACAATATCTGAAGCAATTGTGGCAGTTCCATTTGCTTTAAAACAAGGCATTTGTACTAATGAAAAGGGATATTTTAATATACCAGAGAAAACTATTCAATGGGCAAGTGCAATTGTAGAAGGAAAAGAGATGTTTTTAGATTTTGATATGAAAGCAATCGAACATTTAAAACCAGCACAATCAGTAAAAACCATGGTGGAAATGATGAAAAAATATGTTTTGCCTCCTAAGTTTGATTTTTTAAATTTTCCGGAAGAGGTTGATCCATTTGCAATGGTGTTTTTTGAATTTAAAATGGATTTAAAACAAGAAGATCTAGTTAATATTTGGCAAAATTTACCTCCCGTTGCAGATCGTAAAAATGCCCCAACAGTTAAACAATGTGCTAATGCTATTGGAAGTATTGAGCTTGATTTGTTGAGTGGTCTTGAACAGTTAGATCCGGATCACAAAAACTGGCTTGAGGGTAAACCATACAAAGGGTTTGGCCTATTAAATGAAAAAGCCGTTGATCACGGCGTTACTGGTGATCTATTAATAAAGTTTCCAAGTGATATTCAGTGGTTAGTTTTTAAGGTTAAACAAAGGGCTGCCACTAATTATTTTGATTTAACTGCTAAAAAAGATTATGTAACTAACAAATCTGGAAAACCGTTAATTAGTTATATAGACAAGGACATTCCTCCATGTAGTTATAATTGGCCTTATGACTTTTGTTCTATAGTAGAATTAGCAAAAATTGAAAGTATAATAAAACTTGAACCTAAAGTATTTCACGCATTTGATCTAGGAGAGCCTCCTGCCTTTAAGGACCAAACAGAAAAAGAAGAAGCAACAGACGAGTATGGACCACCAGAAGCCGAAGATCCAGATGAATATTCTGAAGAAGAAGAGGGTGCACTATGAAATGCGTCACGCAAAAGACCCTCGCACCGACAGATTCGCGAATACGCTGCAGCGGTAATCTAGGGAGTAATTACTCATGACATTTTTAGATCCAAAAGAACAGGTTATTGATATACAGTTAACTTCTTATGGAAGATATACATTGTCGCTTGGAAAATTTAACCCTACACATTATGCTTTTTTTGATAATGATATTATATATGATAGACAATTTGTTACAGGTACGGCCCCAGAACTTCAAAACAATATTGAACCACGCATACAAGAAAATACGCCGCGTTTAGGTGCCCAAACATTATATAGAGGCGCTCAAGTTGGAGTATTTTCAGAAAATGGAGAGCATGTTAATAATTTAATGCCAGGAGTTGTTGCAGCCACAGATAAACAATCATCTGATTTTTTACTTGAAACTCCGGAAAATTCTTATATTCTTGCAGAGCCTATTGGAAATTCTTCTTTTAATTCTGATAATATAGCAGCTTGGAATGTTGGGTTTCTCAAAGCGCCTCTAGATAGCGCCTCCGGATCTTGGACTGGCGCCAGCGAAGAAATACCAACAACTTTTATTCCACAGTTAAATTGTGATGTTAAATATCAGTTTAACCTTTATCCTCCAAGCGATAAATTAAGTGGAGATATTATTAATAAAACTATAACTGTAATGGAAGGTGGAATAGGAGATGATCCTGATGAAGATCTTGTGATTTTTGGGGATGATTCATTTGCGGTATTTGAAAAAGATTATGCACTTTTAAAAGTAGAGGAGGATAATACTCAATTTGTAAAAGACAATCTTGAATTAGAAGTTTATAGAATATTAGTGGAAGCCTTTAAAGAAACAAAACCGGATGGAACAGTTGTATATCACCCAGAGGTTAAAGAAAAACTTTATTTTACTGATGAATATGCTAGTAACGTAGAAGATACTAAATTAGTAGAATATTATTTTGATATAGCAACTGATTTTGATATTGATCAGCAAGAATATTGTAGACTTAGAAAACAAAAAGAACACATTAAAGACATTTATATTGATCAAATATTTGAATGTGAAGAAAAAAAGTCAACTTTACAATCATTAAATATTTATAATACAGACGAAAATATAGATATAGAGGGGGTATGTGACTAGTGACACAGAATTATAATTTCAATGGTCTTTTTGGTTCTATACTACCAAATGTTTATATTGATAAAATAACCTTAGAAGGTGCTGATGCATCTGTTAAAAAGGCATCTGCTAATAAACAGTCTGCAATTGAACTACATATTAAGCCCAGAAAAAAAGATGATAAGTTTGGCTGGACGGGAAACCCAACTGCAGATAAATATATCGACAGCAATATTTTAAGGATCACTTATAATTTATTTTTAGAAGTTTCCGACATCAATAAAGCATTTACTGGCGTATTTAAAGGCATCACCCAACCCGGCGGCCTCTTTGAACACATTAATCTTTCTGTGGTAACTTTTAGCGGCATAAAAGGAAGAAAAGCTTATTTAGCTGCACTCAATAAACAGACAGTCGGGTTGAAAGACGGCGGCAGCGAAGTTTCTAGCATAGATAAGGTAATTGCTGACTTCGTTGCCAAGAATTATAGTGGGCTTTTATATCAACAGGGATTAGAATATGGAAAAGACTATACATATACTGGTGAAAGCGTTTGGAGTTCTATACCGGGTAATCCATCCACCCTTTTAAATACGGCCCAAATAGATCCATCAAATTATTCAGCCTTTCTTGAACACACCAAGGATCAATACAGATATCATATGCCAAATGGCACTATAGTTTATAAAATTCCAATTCGCATAGTACAAGAATTATATGGAGAAGTATATCCAGATCACCTATCCGCAATTGCTACATGTACTTTAGATACAGAATATATGCAACACGCTGCATGGGATAAAATTCCAACGGAAGTCAAAACACTTGAGATGGCCATTGGAGTTAGTAATTTATTTGGCGCCATGATAAAGCATGGCAGACATGCAACAGAAGTCATTATTGATGCTGGAAAAACGGTACAAAAAGGAATGATGTTTTATATCTCTGAAAACCAGGGAGATACAACAAAATTTAATCACATGAAAGGTGATTTATGGTTTGGAGGCGTACATAAAGATACGCTTCCGGACGGTACAATGAAATATATGGCCGGTAACAATCATGATAATAATCTACATCCTATTTTAGAATATATCTTAGTAGATAATAAAAGGATTTTGGATTTTAGGCAGATTACAACCATAAAGAAAACAATATTAAACTTTCAAAAAACAAGTGATAGTATATTTGGAGGAAGTTATTATAATTTACAGTCTAAAGTAAGTGTGGCTGATTTTAGTGAAATAGCTTGTTTTTCAAATTTGATATCATCAATCCAACGAGGAACATCTGAAAACCCAAATGTTTCTATTAAATTATTTTTTACCATTGACTGGGGGAAATTAATTAAAAGGTATTCATTAATTCCTGGTCTTTTAGATTTAGAGTCGTCAATAATTGAAACCTTTGGGAGTTTACATGATTCAATGCTTTCTTTTAAAATATATAGAGAAAGATTAAATGTAGCACACAACATCGTAAACCAAAATAATCGGAAATTAATTTATGATGGATATCCAAAAATATTTTATTATGGCAGGGGTGGTGCAACAAAACTCTTCTTGGATGCGGGCGACGAGAAAATATATAATAAACCAATTTCTGCACTAGTACCAGTTAATCTAAACTATGGGAAAGGGGGGTTACCTGTTGCTGCGAATTTACAACATTATACTTTTACTGATTATGATGTCACGGCTGCCGCTTCAGAACCTGGCGAATCTATTCAAAATGGTCAATTTAAATATTCTATTGAGGTTGAATTTCATGATCCTACACTAGATTTTCTTATGTTACATTACAACACAATTGAAGAAGCTATTCAACCTTTAGAAGAATATGTAGCAGCTGCAAATGGCAGTCACCATACTCTAAATAGCGGAAAACCGGTCAATTTTTTTAATGCGTATACCGGCAAATATAGTAAAGCTTGGCAAAATGAAATGGCGGGGCATTATTCGGCAAATGAACAAAATTATAAGAAAGCATTCCAGTCGGCATGGGAACTAATAAATATAATGAGGTTCCTTTCTCCCACGTCTGGTATATCTGGTGAAGTAGAAGATTGGCCTGCAACTATACAGACTTTTTTAAGCCCCGATAGTGCAACTCCGGAGGGAATAATCGTAGCTTTTGATATGTTAAATACTATTTTTAAGCAATTGGAAAAGCTTATAAATTCTTTTTCTACTAGGAATATACCTAAAGTGGAGGCAACTACTCAGGAAAATGATGATGGAACAACATCTCCTGTTATGCAACACTTTACCAAAGACCCACTTGGAAGCGCGCTTCCAAAAAGAAAAATCAAAGTAATATATGATTTTGATTCTCCCGAAGAAATTGTTGATACTACCAATCGAGACGCTGGATATGATTATTTTGGAAATATAGTAAATCGATCTGAAAATTCTATTGGTCTTAAAGTAATTAGTAAATTTGATTATGATTATAAATCAGATCAAGAATTTGCAAAATATTTTTACACAAATATCGCTACCGGTAAGTTACCATTTTTACTTGATTCTAATAAACAAAAATATATGATTGAAGTATACCCAGGCGCTAACAAAGGGAGATACTTTACTGTACCGAAAGGTTATACTTTTTTACCAAATTATTTCGTTGATCCTAATACTGAAAATGTTTATTGGCAGGTTATTAATAATATAATTCGATATAAATCAAATTTGCCTGGAAATTCAAAAGACGACGCCATGCTAGGATATGGCCCCAATGATACAATTCCTGGTTTTTTCGCCATAACTAAACAAATGGAAAGAATTCTTAAAGACTATCAAACGCTAGCTTCTCAAGGTGCTTATTTTTCACACAGCACAATAGTAGATCCAATGGTCGATCCTGAAGTAGTGGATGAAAAGCCTCCGGTACCAGATGGCGCGCCAGATGGTGAAAAAAAACCGAAGAACGACGCCCAGACTGTGTCAGAGATGAAAATTCCGTGGGCAAAAAATTATGGTCAAGAAAAGCTTTTATTATCTTTAATTTGTGCTAATGCCTTTAATCTAGATGTGCTTGATGCATCATTAGGAACTTTTAATTGTGGCACTAAAGGATCTCGAATTCAGCATTTAATTAATATTATAGCAACAAAATATGTAATACTCAACGGCCCACAAAGCGCCGTTAAGCAGATTATAACACCATATATAAAGAATCTTCCACTACAAATTTTAGCTTTAATGTATAATCACTCTCTCAACGAACAACACCTTAAAGAATCGTTTCGATACAATATTACTGGCGGAGATCCACTTTTATATGACGAAGGTATAGGCAACGCAGGACCCACGGGTGCGGGTTTTATTGGTGATACTGATGATGATACAATGTATCTAGATAAATTTGGACAATTTTGGTTTAGCCATCAAAATTTAGGAGAAATAGAATATTTATCTGGATATCAACAAACTACAAAAATACCTCCTATTGAAATGAAAGCTTATATAAATCCAGAAACAGCACTTCCTCACAAGGCAGCATTTGGCTCTGTTTACCCAAGTTCGAATAAAGAAACAAGCAATATTGAAAAATATGAATATGACTATAATAGTTATGTTAATTCTCCTGTTTGGAAACCACTAACGGTGGGACAATTAAATAATTTTAAAATTGATGCCGCGCTCATTGTAGGTGGCCACGTTTTGTGTAGAATAAAAAAGTATAAAAATTCAACGTTTAATTCAATACCATATGATGTATTATCTTTACCACTTTATGATGAATACTTTTTTATTGCGCAAGAAGAACTAAATATAAATCAAAATGCAAATTTTATGAGCACTCCAAATCCGGATGTAATAATGAATGATCCAAAGCCAGTACCAGCTGCAGTTGGCGAACCACCACAACAAGGAGAAAAAGATAAAGAATATTGTGAAGAAAATCCGGACGATCCGGACTGTATAGCCCAACAGGAAGCTGCAGGATTTTTCGATTGTCCGGACGGTTTCGTTCCCGATGGCTTCGGCGGCTGCGTGGAAGAACAATCCGGGATTTAAACAAGTGCAAAAAATATAAATAAAAGATATTTATAAAGAGAGGATTAGATATGTCATTAAAAATAGAGAAGGCTTATGATAAAAGCTTTTTTTCGCAAGTTGGAACGGAATATGTTTGTACGGGTTTTATGAGTGACCCTCTTCTTCCTTCTAAAATAGGCGGAATTACAAGTGCAGGGTGGGACCATGTACATGTATTTCAGGTTGACGCATATGGAAACGGGTGGACAACACTTGAGCCTTTTAGCCTTTTTGGCGACACCGGCCCCATAGATAAAGGAAAATATAAGGACGTATACACTTTATCTTGGATACCTTGGGCTTCGGGATATATATTGAACCAGTTAGAAGCCGGTACAGAGACCAAGAAGACTGAAATTTTAAATGCAATTAATCACAAACATCAAATAATTGAGTGGGTTGTACAGAAGGCTAAAAGTCCTTGTTACCCAGATTGCAGCACTGAAGTGAGTGATTTTTCGAAGATAACAACAGGCTTGGGGCCTCACTCACATGAATTACAATTACATAAAACAACAACTGGCGCAGTAAGTATGGCGACTGGCGGCGGCGCTTCCACACCTACTACCGGAGGCGGCGGCGCAATGGGCGGAGATTATTAAAGAATGCCATTTTTTAAAGACCCAACAACTGGAGAAATTGTCTCAACCGAGGAACTTTTTGAATCGGCCATATATGAGAAAAACGAATTTGTTTCGATAAAAAGCGCACAGGCAAAAATCACCATAGCTCCTTATAATATGCCAGCAGAGTTCGTATATCAAGCCGGTAAGACAAGTAAAGACGGCGCTCCCATAAAAATGAAACAAATAGGAGGCACTACTACTTGGATAGCAAAATTTCTTGGTATTAATGCGCTTAAGGAGTTTGTGATCACCGCAGGAGGCGCCTGGCAGTGGCCAAAGTTCCAGTCATACGCGCACCCCCGCTGGAACCCGTGGAACTATAGCCCGTCAGAGTACAGTTTAGACGGGATCGTCAATGTTGCTTATCTCGCAGGTAATATGACTGCATTAGTTAATGCCACAGAATCACCTGATGGGGGTCTCTATTTTACAGGATTTACGTTTGATCCTGCTAGCCCGGGGATTCATAGCCTACCTGTCGATCCCATAAGAAGAGCATTCTTTAGTTTTCTGGAATTTAAAAAGCACAAAGTTCCCATCGGTGATTTCGAAACTTTTGATACAGATTTTACAGTGCAAATGAGAGCACATTGTAAAGGCGTTGGCTACGCCGCACTTATGGAAATATCTCCAACCGCCAACTGGACCCCATCCAGCAATTTCGCAGATTGCGGATATGATGAACCGTTTCCTGGGCACCCCCAAAAACTTAAATATTTTGATTCAGAGCGAGCGTATAATGATAAAACAATAGCAAATATTGCTGATTTTGCCGAAAGGTTGACTTTAATATCTGGATATAAAGGAGATCAAATCTTTTCGAAAATGTGGTGGACTCTTCCGGCCATAATAGAAAAACATATCGATCCAACATATAATCTGTTGTGGGCTTGGGCCCCCCCCGATCCGATTACGGGGGAAGTTCAAAAAAAGATTCAGGAGGTTGTTGTTGACTCGCCCGAGTTTTATAGGGATTCATATTGTCATATTGATAAACCATTTTTAGAAATGGCCTATCAAGAAGATATTGGCGAAAAAACTGGTCTTGCTTCTCCTGTAAATATTAAGGCTCACTATAATTTTCGGCTATTGCCATATGAAAATTTAATATCAGACAATCCTAGTACTGGGATATTGATTAAAACGCACCCCAATGCAACAACAACACATACAATTCCAGAATCAATTCTTCCTAATATATATGCTTTAATTTATGATTGGAAATCTGATGAAGCAAGCTACAGATATTCAGATTTAGGATCCTTTATGCCAGTTGCTTGGTGGATGACAGGCGGCCCTGGTCAAACGGGAGGCACAACAAACAACTCATTGGCTTTTTTGAAGAAAGATAAGGGCCCATGGTTTGCGCCAGCCATAAAGGATAAATTAAGCCCCAACCTTAGTGATCTCGTCGCCATCAGCGAAAACGACATGTTGGTATTTGGGCGTCTTTTGATGCCTGAAGGTACCGGCATTGCAGCTTATTTAAATAATTTTATCAAAACTTTTAAAGATTTTTCCGATGGCCATGGAACTTTTTCCGGGGAATGGGGAGGAGGATCTGGTGCCGCTTACGCCCCGGGCGATTGGAAATTTTTTCAAAGCAGGGGCGGCGTTAAATCACCGCAGCGTCAAGTCGCTGAAAAAAAATACCACATTATAGGAATTTCTGCCGATGAAATGAAGAATTTTACGGATGAAGCAAATAAGTTGAAAAAAATGTTTCCTATGCATATTGATATTAATATTCCTGCAGTCAACAAAGGAAAGGTTGGAAAAATACTTTATGAAAATAATTTATTTGATATTTTTATGCAAAATGTTATGGCAGCACTTTGGCCTCGAACACTTCACGATATGGAAGCCACGCACAGCGTAATTAGTAGTGAGGTAAAGATCAATCCAACAGGTATGGACGGCCCAGCAGTTATTGAAGGCGCTCCTATAATTAAAAGCGATGCTTATGCTGCAGAGTTCAGTAAAAAAGCGATGGGCAAAGCTTTTTTTACAACTCCAATAAGAAATACTCTTTTTTATGAAGACATAATAAAGTTACCTTTAAACTCTATTTTGCAAAGCAGTGATCTGCTTTTAGATTTAGATTCTGCACCTGCTTCTCCCAATGGCACTATCGGATCAGACCTGAGCCCGCAACAACCAATTAATTGGTGGTTACAAGGACTTCCTAGTCAATATTGGGAATGGATTACGATGAACGATGCGCCCGAGTATATTCATCAAATTAATAAATTTCGCGCCCAACTCCACCCAGAGTTCTCCGGACTATTGGCCACCGATTATACTTTACACGCTAGCGAAGGCAATAATTTGATGGTCGGAAAACCAATTATTTTTGGCAAAAAAGGTCAGAATCAACCAAATCTTTTATCTGCTTTGGAGTGGTATACGGCATTAGGACAAATCAGAGCCTTGGTTAATGATCGAGTTAGAGGAGTTAAAGAAATATACGAAGGCAAAGAAGCATATGCTGAAGTTTTATTTTATGAAATAGTTAAATACCAATCTCAAATCGGTCCACATCTAGAGATCCCCGGCGCCGGGGGCAGTAAATATATCCCGCTTGGGGGCCCGTCGCCGTCGCAATCTGACCAAGATAATGATATGTTCGCTATGGCTACTGGCCCGGGCCGCAATTTTATACAAAGCATTTTTATACCAAACATTCCAGGACAAAACACACTAAATTATATCGATACTCAAGTTAAATTTGATAAGGGATATTATTATCAAATTTACGCTCACACCTTTGTTGTTGGAACTCAGTATGAACTTGAAAAGGGACTACATAACCCCAAAGAACACGGCGGCACTTTATCACAATGGGACCTTTCTTACAAGGTTAAGCCCGACGTTTCTTTAATGAGGATACCCTATTATAACACATTTGCAACTGCAAACGAAGTAGTCAAAATGAATGCTGTAGAATATCAAGATTATACGCAAGCTGTTGAGGAAGACGATTCGCCCGATAAAATGTTGTCACTTTTTAGTGGGAATACATTTAATTTAAATAAGTTAGAAACCACATATATGTGGGATAAACCACCGATTTTCCCTGATGTGCAATTTGTTCCTCTTTATGGTGAAAAAAATAAAATATTAATAAATGCTAATTTCAACATAGGAGAATATGAATTAAATCCAATTTCTATTATGTGGGGCAATCTTGCCTCCCCCAATACGCCGATAGGCGCGTCCATCAACTTCAATAAAGCAAGAATGAATCAACACAAAATACAAGGCAAAATCACTTTCAAAAGTGATGATTTTTGTGGACAAATAGAAATATTAAGAATAGATAAAAAGCCAACCTCTTATCAAGATTTTTGGCCAGAATCCGAAACACGAATAGCGACAGTTGGTGAGGGTGCTTCTAATTTTGGATTTATAGATGATACTTTAATTCCTAATAAAAATTATTATTATATTTTAAGAGAAATAGATTCACACGGCAATTATTCTAATCCATCACCGGTATATATGGTTAGAATTATAAACAAAGAGGCAGAAGCTCCTTATACTATTTTTAAAATGTTTTTTATGTCAGAACTCACAGAAAAAAAACCTGCTCATGGAAAAAAATTCATGAAATATATAAGAATTCAACCCTCTTTGAAGCATGCTAGTTTTCCCGAGGAGCTTCCCGCCCCAGGTGCACATGTGTTTAAATTCAATAATGTTCAAACTCTTCTTGGGCAAGTTAAGGACATCAATCCGTTGTCCCCCCAAAAGGTACCCGTATGGGGGCAAAAATTTAGATTTAGATTTACTAGCAAAAAGACTGGTAGGAAATTTGATTTAAACTTGACAGTTAAAGATGTGGAGACACTAGAAAAGGAATATGCGACCAGTGTTGGTGAACCAGATAAATATAGTTCAGGAAAATGTTAATAAAAGGATTGAAAACGATAAAAACTTACTATTTAATTAAGATAAAGGAGTATTATTATGGCTTTTTTGGATAATAGCGGTGACATTATATTAGATGCAGTTTTAACAGATGCTGGCAGAAAAAGATTAGCAGAGGGCGATGGTTCTTTCAGAATCACAAAATATGCCTTTGGAGACGACGAGATAGATTATTCTAACTTTGACGCAAACAACCTTAGTGGTTCTGCTTATTATGATTTAGAAATTTTACAAACTCCAGTGTTAGAAGCATTTACTAATAATACCGCAAACATGAAATCTAAGTTGATTACTTTAACAAATAATAATATTCTTTATTTACCTATGGTTGTTTTAAATCAAATAAATAATAGAACTAAAATGAACAACAATATAGGCTCCGGATCTGTTGTTGTTACCGTAGATCAAGACACAACGAGTCAATTCAATATCTTAGACAATGATCAAGGGGGCACATTAGGATTTTTTATTGCAGGAGATGATCCCGGCAGTACCATGTCTAGAGATATTCGCGTAGATCAAGGATTAAACACTACTGAAATTTCAGATGCTTATAAGATCGATGCTGAATTACAAGAAAATCAATATATTGTTGAACTCGATAATAGATTTGGCACTATAACGACAGGAATAATAAAGGGGAATGGCAACGATCCCGGTACTCCAACTTCTTTTTCTTTTATTGATGATGATAATATTGCTAGTTATTATTTATCTACTCCAGCATATGTCAAAAGCACTCCCCCCGCACCAATAAACTCCGACGACGAAACAGCACTGGAAAATAAAGCAATCGCTGGCCCTCGCGGCACACATTGTGTTTTTAGAATTAGGGCCTCCACAAATTTAAGAACTAGCACATATTTATTTGAAAGACTAGGTAGTACCTTTAATCAAGATAGCGATGAATATTATTATTTAGATACGACAATAAGAGTAACTGGTGCAACGACAGGATACAAGATAGACATTCCAGTAAGATTTGTAAAATGTAAATCTTGCTAGAATTTTTTAAGGAAGGTAAAATACATGGCTACTACATTTAAAACATTTTTAAACAACGACATCGCAACCACAAGAACACTTCTTCATGAAGCAATTCCTGTGACAGGTACAATTGTTTCTGGCACATACGCAGACAATAATATTAAAAATTATTCTCACGGCATCTTTCAGTCGGTTTATGATTATCCTTATTTAAGTTCTTCTGCAAATCATATTTTTGATATTACTGTAGGCTTTAGTACGGGCAGCGATTTCAGTTCTGATACGGATACTCAGCTTAATAAAAAGCGCAATATTTATGATCAAATGGCCCAAGTTTTAGTACCTTATGATATTTCTGGTAATGTTAGACCATTTGACCAAGATGGGAACTTATATGAAACAGGAGATGGCAAGATACATGATGCATTCTTTCTAAATTTTGCTAGACTGATCACAAAAGATGAAATTAAAAAAGGTAGTTTTGAAGTAGTATTTTTTACTGGCTCTACTTTAGCAACCAGCTATTCTGACGAAACGATGACAATTAGTGATTATGGTGCTGCATCTAGTTTTAATGTTAATTCTCCCACTGGAGAATATGGCCTTCTTTATACTAGTTCTGCTAGTCCTAACGACGACAGCGCCGTAGGGCATGTTTATTATCAAGCAGGTATTGCTGTTATAACTGCTAGTATTTTCACTGATGATTTTCTAGAGCCCGGCGACCCTTCCGATGGGATTGAGACACATTGTGAATTCGGCGCACCCGGAGCAACATATGATACTAGTAGCTATGAAGCTGTTTTATCTGCTTCTTCTATTCAATCTTTTGCTGATGGTGTTAGAAATAGATTATATAGTTTTGAATTTAATAATACTACTGAACTTAATTCAACGATTTATTTTTGCCGAGCAAACACGGGAGATTATAATTATTCTTCGAATCCAACTTATATAAGCGCTAGCAAACTTCGTGTCAAGGGAGACAACCCCTTTGCACAGCCGATTTCATATATAACCACTATCGGTCTTTATTCTTCTCAAAACGAATTATTAGCAGTTGCTAAACTTTCAGAGCCACTCAAAAAGACTCCAAGCAATGAGCTAACTTTACGTGTGAGATTAGATTACTAATGTTATGCCATATTATGAATTTAAAAAGAAAAACATTCTTAGAAACACACTAGTAACACATCCTGAATGTATATTCGATATTAACGATAGAAATATTTATTTAAACAAACTTAGTGCAATCTCTGGTGCTTATGTTGATAATGCAACAATGGTGCCAGTCGGACACACCAGCTTATATGAACTAAACGTTGACAGAGATGAGAGCGCTCATACATACGACCCAGAAACTGGTGGTGGTGTTAAATCTTTAATCTTTCCTTTTACTGTAAAAGATAGTAGCCTAACATCTATTGGAACAGTTACTGACGCAACTTATAATACTTCATATCAATATGGTGATACACTTACTGGATCTTATCCAATGTCTGCTAGTATAACTAGGGAAAGGTTTGCCACCGGTGTTACCACTCGAAGTCATATATCAGCTTTAAAAAATACATTAAATTATTATACATATTTAACTAAGTATTATTCCTTTTCATCGTCCTTTGGTGACAAAGCAACGCAAGAGGCCAATTTAATAAGCATCCCATCTATATTTTTTGATAGCGGCATAAAGCCGGGAACTGTTGATTTGAAATTTTTTATTAGTGGTACTTTGGTAGCACAAGCAACAGATAAAAATAAGAATGGTGAATTAATTCAAGTTAGTGGTACAGCATATGCTCAAACAAATGGTTCTACCTCTGTTGCAGGTGTTGTTTTATATAATGAAGGATTTATTTTATTAACTGGTAGTTGGGATTTAACAGAAAATACGTATGATTTTGGAGTAACAAATAGACAGGGCCAGTGGTGCGATTTTGCGGCCGGTGCCAATGATGGATCTGATATAAGCCTAACTCCTAGTGCAAGTTTTAGAATTGGATTTCAAGGAACAAACGAAATTACAACAATGGAAATGTATGCAATTGCACCTAAAGGGTATTTAAATCACTCTAGTAATCCAACTTATAAATCATACACTAGCGCCTCTTTGTGGGGTACTGTAGGAAGCGTTCAAAGTAGTTCATATATAGAATCTGCAGATGTGCCTATTAAAAATACAATTAGTGGTTCAATTTGCAATTTTTCTTCTTCCTTTAAAAAGCAAACATTTATTAGTAAAATAGGTATATATGACGATCAAAGAAAATTAATTGCTGTTGCTAATTTAGCCACCCCAGTTAAAAAAACAGAAGAACGCGCCTTAACTTTTAAGTTAAAATTAGACTTTTAAAAAGAGATTAAAATAAAATGATATTAGGATTAGATGTTTCAACCAGCATTACTGGTTATGCAGTGTTAGATTATGAAGGAAAAATTATACGTTGCGGTGCATGGGATATGCGCAATAAAAACAGATTCAAAGATCATTTTGAAAAGGCGGTTTTTATCAAAGATGAGATATGCTTGATGAAAGCTCAGTTGCCGATTCAAAATATACATATTGAACAACCTTTTACTTTTTTTAATTCAGGTGGCTCTTCCGCAACAACAATGGCTTCCCTTCAAAAATTTAATGGTATAGTTTCATGGATTTGCTATGATATTTTTAATATTATACCACAATATTTAACCGCAGGAGAAGCAAGAAAAGCTTGTGGAATAAGAATCTTAAGAGGGCAAAAAGCAAAAAAAGTTGTTATACGATGGCTACTTAAGGAAGAGCCTGATTTTAAAGTAGAATACACTTCTCAAGGAAATCCAAAGCCAAAATATTATGACATGGCAGATTCGTTAATAATTGCCAAGGCCGCTCACCGCCTACTTGGTGAGATAAAAACAAAAGAAGGAAATTCTTGATTTTTTATTTTTCTTATGTTATGATACGTATATGAATTCTGAAAAGATTCAAATTCTCAGAGAAATATTGGGAGACTATTATAAGTCAAACGATGAATATTTATTCTTTTGTTCTTTTTGTGGGCACCACAAAAGAAAAATGTCAGTAAACATATCCAAAAATACATACAAATGTTGGATATGTGACAGTAGGGGTCGGAATTTATATTATCTTGTAAAGAGGTTTGGCAATTATCATCATCGTCAAGTGTGGAGAAGTTTTGAAGAAACTGTCGACATGTCAGATTTTGATAATATATTTGAGAAAAAAGAAGAAGAAGTAACACAACGAGTTAGACTTCCAAATGAATTTGTTTGTCTTGCAAATACAAACTTACCTTTTACAGCAAAAGCTCCTTTAAAATATCTTAAAAAACGCAAAGTTACTGAGTATGATATATTAAAATGGAAGATAGGATATTGTGATGATGGAGAATATAGAAACAGAATTATTATACCCTCTTTTAGTTTGGATGGATATTGTGATTATTTTATCGCTAGAACTCATACAAAGGATTGGTTAAAATATAAGAACCCACCGGTATCTAAAAATATTGTTTTTAATGAATTGATGATTAATTGGAACGAACCAATTACTTTAGTTGAGGGTGTATTCGATGCAATTAATGCTGAAAATTCGGTGCCACTACTAGGCTCAACACTGAGCACTCACTCTAAGCTCTTTAAAGCTATTCTGACGCACTCTAGGCGAATATATGTAGCCCTCGACCAAGACGCCGAGAAAAAGGCTTTAAGCATCATTAACGCGCTTATTTCGCACGGTGTCGAAGTTTACAAAATTAATACATCTGATTATGAAGATGTTGGAGAAATGACAAAAGAACAGTTTAAAGAGAAAAAACAGGAAGCTTCTTTAATTGATTCAAGTTCATTATTAATTCAAAAAATATTACAAATTTAACTTTATACAATAATAAAAGTGTGATACGATAATCTTATAGCTCGTAAATGAGCATTTAAATAAGACCCTGTAAATAGGGCAATAAGGAAAATATGAAAAAATGGAGCCCAACGGTATTATACCATTCTAAATTAGTAGATCTACACCAAATTGCTTATGTCAAAAAAGGCGTACAATCTAGAATATCTGGCTTAGACTTAGACAATCTTAAAAATATCGAACGCAGTATTGAAGTAGAGGGCTTGAAAGAAGAGGTTCACGTGGAGGTCATTAATGCTGACCCCACAGATGAAAACAAATCTGAATATATTCTTCGCTCTGGTTGCCATCGATATTCTGCATATAAAAATCTCAAAAAGAAACATAAAAATAGTTCTAAATACGATTTGATTAAGTGCGTCGTTTATGAAAAACACACGGGCGCATCTTCTCAATTTGACTGGCTTCAATGGCAGCACCAAGAAAATGAACACATGACAAAAGCACATCGTGCTAACTCTTTAGATGATTCGATTTTTACTGCCTACACTCTTTTAACGGGTGGTCATTTAGATGCTAGGGCAGCAAATCTTATAAAAACAAAAAAAGGCTGGACTAATCCCCTCATTAATAAAGTGCTCATGGGGTGGTTTAAGGAAAACTGCAGAGGCCTTTCATATGACGAAAGAGATAAGATGGTTACTAAAGTATATGAATGCGGAAACCAAATTCGCAATGCTCAAATTAAGCGATATACTCGCGCTGAACTAGAAAGTGTTCTTTTAATTAATTATGGGATTGAAAAGTCTGGAGATATAGATCCTTGTACTGGTGTTAGAGTTTATGTAGCTAGTGAACAAGATTGCTGGACAAAAGCGCTTACACCTGTTGCAAATCTGATCAAAGATAATCCTGTGAATAGAACGCCTCATCATATCATTTTTCATTGTCGTAAGGGAGATGCGAAACACATTAACACACGAAGAGATTATCTTCGAGATATGGTAAAAACAATTAATGCATGGTTTAAAGAAAATGTACCAGAAACTGTACTTGGTAAAGGATTTTCACCGATATCTGAAATTAAATATCTTGGTCAAAAAATTCAACTAGGGGAGAACCCCAATCAATTAATTTCTGTTAAAATTAAATAATAAATAATTTGAATATCATAAAAGAAAAGGAAAAGGTTGACACTTTAAAACAAGTGTGATAACGTATATTCAATGAAGTTTGCTCATATCGCTGATACCCATATCAAAAATCTTAAATATCATCATGAATATCGAATTGTTTTCGATAAATTATATGAAAAGCTAAAAGAAGAAAAGGTTGATTATATAATTCATTGCGGTGACATGGCACATACTAAGACTCAAATATCACCAGAGTTTGTAGAAATGTGCACTAATTTTTTAAGGAACTTAGCAAATATCGCACCTACGTATGTAATATTGGGGAATCATGATGGGAATCTCAAAAACTCCAGTAGACAAGATGCATTAACGCCAATTGTTGATGCACTAGAACATAAAGATCTTCATTTATTGAAGAACTCGGGGGAGGTGTGTCTAAATGGTGGGTTTACTATTAACGTATTGTCTGTATTTGATCGCGATAATTGGGCCAATATTTCTGATACCAATCGGATTAATATTGCACTTTATCACGGGTCTATATCGAATAGCGAAACTGATCTTGGATGGGTTATGGAACATGGGGAAGATGATGTATCAATTTTCAAAGGATACGATTTTGCTTTCTTGGGGGACATTCATAAAACCAACCAAGTTTTAGATAAAAAAAAGAAAATTAGATACGCAGGTTCAACCGTACAACAAAATCATGGCGAAACTAACGATAAAGGTTTTTTGATTTGGGATATAAAAGATAAAGATAGCTTTACTTGTAAGCATATTACATTAGAAAATCCTAAACCTTTTATTACAATAGAACTAACTCCCAAAGGAAGGTTACCCAACAAAATTAAAGTTCCTTCTGGTGCAAGATTGCGATTAGTTTCTAATAACAACTTGCCTCTAGATACAATGAAAAAAGCAGTTGAAATTGCTAAACATCGTTTTAAGCCTGAAAGTATTACATTTTTAAATCGCGCCGCTGGTCAACGAGGAAACATAGAAGAATTTGCTGATGGATTAGTCGCTGATAATCTTAGAGATCCAGTTATACAAGAAGAACTAATCAGAGAATATTTAAAAGATTTCCAACCAGAAGAAGATTTATTTAAACGTGTTCTAAGGCTTAATTCTAAATATAATATAGCGGCTGAAGACCAAGAAGAAGTGGGAAGAAATGTTAATTGGAAATTAGAATCGTTAGAATGGGATAATTTATTTAATTATGGAAGTGGGAATCGGATCAGCTTTAGCAAGCTTCACGGAATCGTTGGGATATTCGGAAAGAATTTTAGTGGTAAATCTAGCATTATTGACAGCATGCTTTATACTCTTTTTAATTCCACTAGTAAAAATGAGAGGAAAAATTTCAACATTATTAACCAAAATAAAAACCATGGTATGGGAAAGGTTGAAATTTCAATAGGAAATAAAAAATATATAGTTCAAAGAAGTTCTGAAAAATATATTAAAAAACTTAAAGGCGAAGAAACACTAGAGGCAAAAACTGATTTAAATTTTGAATGTTATGATAAGGTCACCAGAGAAACTCAAAGTCTTAATGGATTGACAAGAAATGAAACCGACAGAATTATAAGAAAACACTTTGGAACACTAGAAGATTTTCTTCTAACTTCAATGTCTTCGCAACTCGGCGCACTTCAATTTATTAGCGAGGGATCAACAAGACGAAAAGAAATTCTTGCAAAATTTCTTGATCTTGAGATGTTTGAGAAGAAGTATAAAATGGCAAAAGAAGATGCATCAGACTTTAGGGGCGCTTTAAAGCGTTTAGAGGGAAAAGAGTTTGATGATGATATCTTCACAGCTGAAAAAGATATCATTTTTAATGAGGCACAAACGCGCACCCACTCTGAAAGTTGTGAAATTATTAAAGAAAACTTAGTAGAACTTCAACAAAAAATAGATGAGATTCAAAAATCTATTGATTCCATCCCAACCGAAATTATTGATATTGAAAAAATCACTAGCCAATATAGTGAAAAAGAAAAACAGGCTGCGCATATTATTGCTGACATTATTAATCTACAAGACAAACAAGTAGAAAAGGAAGACCTTCTCAAGAAAATTGATGAATTTGTCGATACTTTTAATATAGAAGAGTTACACGAAAAGAAAAATTTAACCACAGAAAAAATTGCTTTAATAAATAAAATTAGTGATGAACTGTGCGCAATAGAAAACAGTCTAATAGTAAAGGAAAAAAAGAAACAACTTTTAGAAGAAGTGCCATGTGGAGATAAATATCCTAATTGCAAATTCATTTGTGATGCGCACAGTGCAGCAAACGAATTGTTTGATTTAACAAAAGAAGTAAAGAGTCTAAATGAAACTGCAGATAAAATTAATAAAGAAATAGAAACATTAGATCCAGAATACAAAATTGATGAACATTTAGAAAAATACAATCAACTGCTTTACAAAAAGAAAGATATTGATAATGAAATTTCTACCACAAAGATTTTAATTGAAAAAAATGAAATTGCTTTAAAGTCTGTAGAAAAAGAAGCTATAGAGCTAGAGCAGCAGAAAAATATATATTATGATAACAAAGACATTATTGAAAATAAAGGATCGTTTATTAAGGAGCTAGCAAAAGAAAAGATACTTTATTTAGAAAAAGAAGAAGAATTAAAAGAATGTTTAGATGCTTTAATGGAGCTTTATAAAGAACACGGCTCTTTAGAGCAAAAACTAACTTCGCTTCAAGAACAAAAACAAGAACTAGCAGATCTTCGTGAAGATTATGCCGCATATGATTTATTTATGCAATGTATGCATAGCAATGGTATTTCATATGATATTATTAAAAGGAAGCTTCCAGTAATCAATAATGAAATTGCAAAGGTATTAGCCAATGTAGTTAATTTTGAGGTTTTTTTTGAAAACGATGGAAGACATTTAAGAATTCTTATTAAACATCCAAGCCACGAACCAAGACCAATCGAAATGGGAAGTGGGGCAGAAAAAACAATTGCTGCAATGGCAATTCGTTTAGCGCTTTTGTCTGTTTCTAGTTTGCCAAAGTCCAATATTTTTATCCTTGACGAACCCGGCGCAGCGCTTGATGCCGATAATATGGATGGGTTTGTCCGTATTCTAGAATTAGTAAAATCTTATTTTAAAACTGTGTTTTTAATTTCACACCTCGATTCTCTTAAAGACTGCGTAGATATGCAAATTACAATTGATAAAAAAGACATGTACGCTTTTGTTAAAGAATTCTAATTATATTAAAGATAAGTAGCTATAGCGCTATATATCGATGTTCAAGATTGCTCATATAAAATGCTTTCGAGGGACAATTATACTATTTATATTAGTTTCACGATGGGAGGATTTTATTATGGAACACTTACAAAAAGTTAGCAGTTGGCTTAAAGAAGTTGTAGGAATGACGCTTTCTGTTTTGGCATTGGCGGTTGTTTTGCAAGTATTGTTTGGGAAAGATGTTGCATTTTTTCCGGTCGATGTAGTAGGAAATGTAGTTTCTTTAACAAAAGCACTTGGCAGCGAAGGTCTTGTAGGTTTAGTTGCGTTATGGGTATTAGTTTCGCTTTTTAATAGAAAAGAATGAAGGAGTACTTATGAGACAGATATTAGATAAAACTTTAAATAAATTATTATCACGTAAATTAATGGTATGGCTTACAGCTACTAGCTTTATGTTTTTGCAAATTGTACCATTAGAATCTTCGGATTGGGTAGCAATTTCATTAGCTTACATTGGTCTAGAAGGACTAGCTGATATCGCATCTAGATGGAAACATGGATCATGATTACGCTTTTAGCCATGAAAAAAATACTTGCAAAGATATGGACGTGGCTAAAACATAATTGGATGGCTCCATTTATTGTGGTTTATACTTTGTTCTTGTGGATTATTTTGAGGAGAAAAGATGAAGCTGAAGCTATATTGGAGATTAGGAGTCGCAGTTATCAAGATCAAATTGATGCAATTAATAAGACACACGAAGATGAAATTAAAAAAAGGGATGAGATTCTTAAAAAATATTATGAGACGATAACAAGATTAGAAGAAGAGTTCGCCAAAAATAATAAAGAATTGGATGAAAAAAAGAAAAAATCTGTTAAAGAGATTGTCGAAAAATATTATAATGATCCTGATACCCTAGCAATAATGATTGGCAAAAGGTTCGGATTTAAATATACGGAAGAAGATTAAGAGTAGTGAAAAGTATTGTACTAATATTAATTTTTTGTTTAACATTTCCAGCACATTTGTTTGCCGAACCACCGGAACCAAACGCGGAAGAAGAAAACACTGCAAAAGTTACAGGCATAAAGAAAGGAGAAGAAGCCCCTTATAATGGTGTGCTTCTTAACACGACTGCTGCAGCTAAAATATTTGCAGAGAAAGAATATTCTGGAAAAGAATGTGAACTAAGAATTAACTATGAGATACAAAAAGAGATTCTTCGAATGCAATTGCTTTTGGACACCACAAAAGTTAGTTTAGATGCCACACAAAAAAAGTACGACACTATTGTTAAAATTAAAGATGACGAGATAGAGAGACTTTCTAAGCTAGTGCTTAAGCCAAAGAATGATTATTCAGCTTTATGGGGTGCAGGAGGAGTCTTAGTTGGTATTGGTTTGACAATTGCTGTTGTTTATGCCGTTGGAGAATTAAGATAGTGTCAAAGATTAAACTCACCAAAGAACAATTATTTAGTTATATAAAACATAAAAGCGGTGACATAAATTTAGATTTTAATCACGATCCTGCGCAAAATGCTGGTCCAGTTATATTAAAATATGGAACGGGCGCCAGATCAGATGATGCAGGAGGAAAGGTACAAGGTGGTCACGTTTATTGGTTGGATGAAACCACAGCCGTATGGACAAAGGCTCAATGGGCTGATGAAGCTTCTATGGGCGCTGGAAATCTTTTAGGACTTGCTTTAGGAAAATTTGGCACATACGAAGGCACTCCCGAAACAGTTGGAATGTTGATTAACGGCGTGGCCACAACTGCCATTTTTGGAACAGGCCCCGTTGGCGCACCATTGTGGGGTTCTTATAATGCCGCTGGCCGCATGGCCTCCGCGCCGCCGTCAGCAAACGGTGTTAGAATATTTCAAAAATTGGGCCATGCTTTGGGGTATCGGCTCACACCCAGTGGTTATGTTGAAACTATAGTATCTTTTACTCCATCATTAGAATTTGCCACGACCTCCATCGGTTCTGGCGGTGGTGGCGGTGAAACAAACACCGCTTCAAATGTTGGCGCAGGCGATGGCTTATTTAAACAAAAAGCTGGTGTTGATTTGGAGTTTAAAACTTTAGTTGAGGGTTCTAATATAACTTTAACGGCAGGAACCGATGAAGTAACAATTGCTTCTACTGGCGGTGGAGGCGCAGACTGCGATGATGCTAGTTGTATAATGGCTCAGCAGATGTTAGGGGGATAATTTTATGGCAACATTTACAAAAGAGTTTTTAAGTAGTTCAGTAAGTGGCAGCTTTTATGGATTGCCTATAGAAATAATGACTTCTGGCACTTATCCTGCTGCACCTGATTTTGGGACACAAATACATACGCCTCCATCCGGCTCAACAGAGATAGATGAAGTGTGGCTATATGCCACAAATGTAAGTACAGGGCCAACAATTCTTGTTATTCAGTTTGGAAACACTGGAAGTGCTTATGAATTTGTACAAGAAATACCTTCTAGAAGTGGATTAACTTTAATGGTTCCTGGGTTATCAATAGGCAAAACAGGAAGCATATCATCTCCTGGTTTACCTGACGGCGCGCAGATCGCTGCTTATGCTGGCGGTGTTTCAGCTAGTGCAACATCAGACATATTAATAACAGGGTATGTAAATAGAATAAGCGGGAGTTCATAATGGCATCACATGATGTAAGAAAGTTGAATCCCGGCATTCAAGTGGATAATCTATTTGTAGGTGTTGCTTCAAAAGTAAACCCACACTTAGTTAAAGAAACATCAGGTGTTGGTAATTTTGGTTTAAAAACTCTTAGTCTTGTTAGCGGAGGAGCAAATCCAAATCTTGCTTTTGCATTAAACGCCAGCGGAAGTCTAATGGCTCTCAATAATCCTGCTTTATTAGAGGTATCGGGTGTCTTTTTTAATGGCACTAATGAATATCTTGATTTAGCTACCGATGCAGATTTTGATTTTAATTATAATACACCATATTCTTTATCCGCTTGGGTTGGAACAACATCAAATGCCGCCCAGGCGCCCATATCTAAAATGAATTCGACTGATAGCTATCGAGGTTGGGATATGTACCTTTATCAAGGAAAAGTATCGGCTCACCTTACACACACTTGGTCTTCATCGGCAATTAAAGTTACTACTACCACTGCGATGCCGACCGTAAATGACGGCGACGGACACAGTATTGTCATAACATATGATGGATCTACTAACGCAAATGGAATGACTATATATATTGATGGTACCTCGGCATCAATTGACATCAACAACGATAATCTCGGCAACGATGATACGACCAATTCGATTGATATTAATATTGGCCGACGCGAGTACGGGGTTTACATGAATGGATTCTTGGCTCATGTTTCTGTTTGGAATAAAGAGTTAAATTCAACTGAAGTTACTGCAATCTATAATAGCGGCAAGCCGGGCGATTTATCGGCACATGCTGCAGCTGGTAATTTAATTGCCTGGTGGAAAACTGGAAATGGCATTAGTGGTAGCACTAAAGATTGTACTAATAGTACTACTGGGTCATCTTATGTTTACGATATGAGTACCGGTAGTCATCACATGACACCAAAAACTTTATACGGATATGATACAATCGATGTTTAAACAGTATATATAGAATAGGAGAGTGTAACATGGCGGAAAAGCATCAACAAGTAACTGTTGGCACTACAACCTGGCAGTTTTTTTTACAAAAGGTCTGGGAATTTGTAGAAAACACACAAGCCGCCGCGAATGTCTTACGGTTTGCTGAAGAGGGCGGCAATATTGCTGTAAAATCTGGCGGATCTTTTTGGGATGGCGATGCTGATTTATCAAGTGGCTTTGCGTCTGATAATGATTATATGGTTGTAGAGCCAGTAAATGAATATCCTGGCGGCGGAAGATGGCAAATGAAAATTAAGAGCACTGATGTATCTACTAATAGTTATGGTAATTGTTCAGTGGAAGTTAGTTGGTTAGGTGGTTATGATACGAGCGAAGATGACTTTGGTTCAAATCTTACTACTGGTACATCTAGACGTCCATTCTATAGTAGTCTCGATAGCACGGCCGATTCACTTTATTTTTCTTGTTCAAATACTGATAGTTATATAAATTCAAGCGGTACCCAAACTTATACTTATTTCAGAATATTACGGTGGGATAATGGGGCAGCCGATGACATTCGTTTTGACGGCACTTATGTAGGCGGATATATACCTAACGAACCAGATGATGATGATAAGCCAATTGTAGTCTATCACCGAGTAATGAGAGGCTATTGGAGTGGTGACTATTGGGGTGATTCTGATAGTTTGGATACTGGCATACTGCCTGGAAATTATGAGCATACGGTGTGCGGCGGAAATGTTTCTTCTTTTATTAACTCTATGGACAACGCAGCCCATACGGGATATAGCCTAACACGATCCGGTAACTGGTCTAATGGTCCGGTGTTGATAAATGATTATGCAAATACCCGTACACTTGGAGCTTGGGGCAAATACACGGCATTAAAAGGAGATATATTAAGAAATAGCGGCGCGACAGATGCTGCTAATGAATATTTAATTGGAAATGATATGGTAGTTCGATGGAAGCCTTCTGCATAATATGAAATTAAAAAATTTAGATAAGATAGCTAAAATTGAAAAAGCAATTGCTAAAAAATATGGTACAGAGACAATTGTAAATCCCAAGTCTTCTTGGACAGATGAAAAAGAAGAAGAGTATCTAGAAGAAGTTAAAGAGTTTTATAAAGAAGAATATAAAAAGGAAGAACAGAAAGAGAAAGTTGAGAAAGACGGCTTTTTCCTTCCAAAGAATCTAATTACTAAGGAAAATAAAAGAAATTGTTCTGCATGCGGAATTCTTTCTTTTAAACTAAAAGATGACTTATATATGAATAAGTTTGATTGTTGTTTTAAGTGTTATATTCAACATGTTGAATTCAATGAAGAAAGGTGGTTAAAAGGATGGAGGCCAAACAATGAAAGTGCGAATTACAAGAAAGAACAAAAAGAGACGAGATCCTAGATATTTTCTACATGAAAATTTAGAATTAGATCAAGAACCAGGGGAAGAAATAGGGCTAGAAGTAGAGCCAGAAGTAAAACCAGATGTTGATATCGAAGACGCCTCAGAACAAAACATTATTGCTCATGACGCTCGTTTGGATTTTATAGAGGGGTTTCTTAAAAGAGAGTTTCCCGAGTTTAAGCCCGGAAGAGAAGAGTGGTAAGGAATAAAGATAAATGAAATTAACAAAAAGGGCACTTAAAAATTTAATTAAAGAAGTATTTGGTGAAGAGTTTGGTGAAGAAGAAGTTTCCGAATCTAATATTGAATTTTTAGACCGTCAAGCCTGGAAACAAGCGAAAGGTATTCGCGCCGAGAACACAACAGATGAAGATCATGAAGCACTTACTGCGGAATTTCCAGATAAAAACATTGTTGATCCGTTCGATGTAAATCAGATAAGAAAAGCAACTCAAGATGCATCTGAAAGAGACATAATTCCTCTTGGAAAAGTAGAAAATGAAGTTTGGTTTAAAACGGGTGATAATAAGTATGGAAAACTAACACTAGCGCAAGAAGAAAAGGAATTAACTTTAAGGGGATTTTAAATGGCAACTGTATATGATATTATAAAAGGAATACATCAAGCAGCAGCAAATGCTTATGATGGTTCGCAATATGAAAGATATTCTTATGATGGCGAAGAGCGTAAGTGCGGCTTAAAGCGCGAAGAAGGCGATCCAATTATTGATTCTCGTGTAATGGACGGCTTTGGTGTTCGTATTTCCGGTCCTAAACTTATTGTTTCTTATCAAAGTGAGTTACCAATAAAATCTTTTCACAACTCTAAGTTGGATGATGAAATTGAAAGCATATTTGCAGGCATTGCTAAGTTTTTAAAGAAAGAATATAAAGCAATAACAGGCGATACCCTTGCTCTCAAGTCTGATGCGCCATGTGAAATACTACTTCAAAATATGTCTCGCATTCGCACGTGGTGTCAATGTAAGAAAGTCTACACTATTGGTGGCCTAAAAGATACAGAAGCCGTAGGTGAGAATTTACCTGGAGATTCAGAAGAAAAACTTAGAGCAGCCGTTAAAAAATGGCTCGAAATAGGAAAGCCGAAATACGGCGCTGCAAAGAAATCAAATAATGTCAAGGCATAATGAGCTACAAACTAACAAGAAAAGAGATCTTAAAAGAGATCTTAAAGTGTGGCAAAGACCCTAGATACTTTAATAATAATTACGCCAAGATACCTCACCCCGGGCAGGGCCTTATCCCATTTAAAACATATGATTATCAAGATGATTTATTAGAAAATTTTAATGATTATCGATTTACTGTTATACTAAAAGCAAGGCAATTAGGTATCTCTACGATTGTTGCTGGTTATGTTGCGTGGATGCTTCTTTTTCACCGCGACAAAAACGTTCTTATCGTTGCAACGAAGTTATCCACAGCAGCAAATTTAGTTCGAAAAGTAAAAAGTATTATTAAACATTTACCAGATTGGTTAAAAATTGCTAATATAGATATTGATAATAAAAATTCATTTGAATTAAGCAACGGATCTCAAGTCAAAGCTTCATCCACTTCTGGCGATGCAGGCCGCTCAGAAGCTTTGTCTCTTTTGGTTGTTGACGAAGCTGCACACATAGAAAACCTTACAGACCTTTGGACCGGTCTTTATCCTACAATTTCAACAGGTGGTCGCTGTATCGCACTCTCAACTCCAAACGGCGTTGGTGATTGGTTTCATGAAACATATGTAAAAGCAGATTCAGGACAAAATGAATTTTTTCCTGTAAAGCTTTTTTGGGATGTACACCCGGAACGCGATTTGGAATGGTTTGAAGTTGAGACAAGAAATATGAGCAAGAGGCAAATTGCTCAAGAGTATGAATGTAATTTTAATACATCTGGCGAAACCGTTATAGAGGGGGTTGATATTCAAAGACTAAAAAAGACAATTCGAGAACCAACCTATAGAACGGGCATTGATAGAAATTATTGGATTTGGGAAGAATTTAAGCCAGAGAGTTCTTATTTATTAGTTGCAGATGTCTCACGCGGCGACGGCGCCGATTTTTCTGTTTTTCACGTTTTTAAATTAGAAACAATGGAGATAATCGCAGAATATCAAGGAAAAGTAACTCCAGATATCTTTTCGGATATTGTCCACGGTGCTGGTAAAGAATATGGAAATGCAATGATTGTTGTTGAAAATAATAGTGTTGGGTATACAGTGCTGGATAAACTGAAAGACAAAGGATATCCAAACATTTATTATTCTATTAAATCTTCTCATGAATATATTGATCAATATCAAGCCGAAACTTCTTCGCGGGCTATAGCTGGATTTACAACCTCTCTTAAAACGCGCCCCTTGTTTGTTGCCAAGTTTGAAGAATTTATAAGAAATAAGTTATTAACTATTTATTCTAAGAGGCTGGTCAATGAATTAGATACTTTTATTTGGAGAAATGGTCGACCCGAAGCTCAAAGAGGTTATAACGATGATTTAATTATAGCTTGTGCAATCGGCTGTTGGGTGCGAGATACTGCTTTAATTGAAAATCAGCGCGATATGGAGTATAAAAAAGTATTTTTAAATTGTATAATGACCAATAAGACTCATTTAGATACTACAGTACCAGGAATGGCCAAACAAAAAGACTATGAGCTTTTTGACAAGGCCAATGAAGCAGTAAAACAAAATAAAGAATTTTTATGGTTATTAAAAGGATAATATTAAATGGACCCGAAAAACATTAAAAACACAAAAAATCCTAGAAATCCAGATTCAGGCCTTTATAGAAAGCTAACAAAGCTTTTTTCAGGACCATTAATTAATTATCGCTCTCAAAACACGCGACAATTAAGAAGAAGAAGGCTCGATAAATACGCAAAAACTTTTAAAGATGTTACTGGTCAAAAGTTCGAAAGGCTAGGATATAATCCTTTTGAGAATTTTTCATCATATATGATGGGTACTCAATCTCGATTGCAAAGATATTCTGATTTTGATCAAATGGAATTCACACCAGAAATTTCTTCTGCGATGGACATATATGCGGATGAGATGACTACTCACACGGGTATTAAAAAAGTTTTACAAATAGAATCTCCCGATGAAGAAATAAAAGGTATATTAGACGCTTTGTTTTATAATGTTTTAAATATTGAATTTAATTTATTCGGTTGGTGCCGCACAATGTGCAAATATGGAGATTTCTTTTTATATTTAGATATCGATCCAGAGCTTGGAGTTAAACAAGTTATTGGTTTACCTACAAACGAGATTGAAAGATTAGAAGGGGAAGATAAGACTAATCCAAATTATATACAATTTCAGTGGAATTCGGGTGGTGTTACATTCGAGAATTGGCAGATGGGTCATTTTAGAATATTAGGAAATGATAAGTTTGCTCCCTATGGAACTTCTATTTTAGACGGTGCTAGAAGAATTTGGCGTCAATTAATTCTTTTAGAGGATGCAATGATGGCTTATCGCATTGTCCGAGCGCCCGAGAGACGCGTTTTTTATGTTGACGTTGGAAACATCCCACCTCAAGATGTTGAGCAATATATGCAACGTGTCATAACTTCCATGAAAAGAAATCAATTAGTTGATGCCGATACCGGCCGCGTTGATTTGCGCTATAATCCAATGAGCGTAGAAGAAGATTATTACATTCCAGTAAGAGGAGACGTTTCTACAAAAATTGAGACCTTGCCGGGTGGAACATATACCGGCGATATTGAGGATGTGAAATATCTAAGAGATAAGCTATTTTCTGCTTTAAAAATTCCACAGTCTTACTTGTCACGCGGAGAAGGTGGCGACGAAGATAAAGCCACATTAGCACAAAAAGACATTCGTTTTGCTCGCACTGTCCAAAGATTACAACGCGCCGTCATTTCTGAATTACAAAAAATTGGAACCATTCACCTTTATACAATTGGCTATAGAGGAGATGACCTTTTATCTTTTAATATTAAACTAAATAATCCATCTAAAATTTCAGAACTTCAAGAACTTGAACATTGGAATACAAAATTTAGTGTCGCCGCACAAGCGATTGAAGGGTTCTTCAGTAAGCGGTGGGTGGCTAGAAACTTATTTGATCTATCTGAAGAGGAGTTTTTACGTAATCAAAGAGAACTCTTTTATGATAAATACTTATCTCAAGAACTTGAGATGGTGGGCCAAGAAGCTATGGCAGGTGCCGCACCAGCTGCTGGTATGGGCGCCCTTGGAGGCGAAGAAATGGCAATGCCAGAGGAGGGAGGCGAAGAAATGGCAATGCCAGAGGAGGCGCCTGCTGAAGAAGTACCCCCAGAAGGAGAAACTTCTCTTCTTGCAGCTCCGGGTCATCGAGACGATGATGCTTGGATAAAGGCAAAAGCAGTTAAAAAAGATACATTTGGAAGACCCAAAACAACAACGAGCAAATCAAAAGGAAAGTGGTATAAACCGGTTACAGCAGACCAACGTCAGCGCGGAGCAAGAAAAAGGAATATGCTAGCAAAAGGTTCTCATGAAACTGCCACTGCGCCCAAAAGACAAACAAGAATGAACTTGTCAGCTGGAGCCCAGGAGCTACTTGGTTTAGGAAAGGGTATTTCTGAGAATAAAGACACTATTTATAATGAAGAAGAACATAAACTATTTGAAGTTAATTATAGAATGAAAGATTTAATAGAGGAATTGGAGCAAAACGATAATGCCAAAGTACAATAAAAAAAGAAACACTGCTTTTCTTTATGAGGCTTTAGTGCGTGAGGCTGTCAAAAAATCTTTGAACAAAGAAGTAAAAAAACGTAATAAAATTATTTCAGTTTTAAAAGAATCTTTTGCACATAATACCTTTCTGGGAAAAGAGTTGATGCTTTTTAAAATTCTTTTGGAAACAAAGGGGCTATCTACTAGATCCGCCGACAAACTTATTGAAAAAGTTAAAAAAGAATATTTAAAGCTTAATACAAAAGAGATTTTTAATGAACAAAGTGCTTTAATTAAAAAAATAAATAAACAAATATCAAAAAATGTTTTTTCTAATTTTGTTCCAAACTATAAAGATTTAGCAACCATATCTCAGATACTTAACGCAGATAGCGGTGTAAGAAATTGTATAATTTTAGAAGAAAATTTGTTAAATAAAATTACACAAAAGACCAACTTTAAAGAAAAAAATAAAAAAAGCAAAATATCAAACCTTGTTGTAAATGGGTTTATTAAAAAATTTAATGATAAATATAGTACGAGCCTTCAAGAAAATCAAAAAGTACTTCTTAGTAAATTTATATTATCATTCATGGATAATGGTGTTGATTTTAAGGTATTTTTAAACGAAGAAATTGAATATTTGAAAAAAACAATAAGAAATTCATATGATCTAGAAGAGCTTAAAAAAGACGACAACATGATGATTAAAATGAAAAAAGTTTTAAGCCTATTGGAAAACGCCAATACAAAACCAGTTGATAATGAATTTTTGCAACAGTTATTAAAAATACAATCTTTAGCAAAGGAGATTGAAGTCTGATGGTAGATTTTAATGTAAAGGTCGAGGGCCCGAAGGTTGCCCCTCTTGCGCCAGCAACCAGTTTTAAAGTTAAGATTGATAATCCCATCGATGCAAGAATAAGACTGAAGGCAAGAAAAACATTAGATGGGAATATATTGGTTTTTGACCATCCAGAAATTGATATTGTATTGTCTCCTAAAAATAAAAAAGTTTTAGCTCTTTCAAAAGATGAATATGGCGATCACGTATATGCAACTCAATCTAGACTTTTTGAATATTTAATAAAAAATGGAGTTATAGAAGGCTCCTCAATTCGAGGAGGCAATATTTATGGCTCACTGGAGGGTACCATTTTAGAAAGCTTTGAGCCTGATAGAGTAGATTCACTACAGGTGGTTTTATATTCAGTAGCCTCCTTTTTGATCGAAGAAAAACCTCATTATCAAGCAGTCAAGCGATATGAAATTGAATTTGAGAAAGAGCTACTTGAACCAGACGACAAAGACTCTACCGAACTTGGCGAAATACCACACGATAAACGAAAAGGCACTGTTGGTCATTACAGTGGTATGGGTACTTATGGTCTTTTCGGTTATAGTGGTTACTAAGAGGCTTAGATGGATTTAATATACTTTATATTAACAGCATACGGCCTTACTCAAATATTAATTTTTGGTTCAATATTTAATAATATTCGCCCTTCAAGAAATTGGATGTGTGGATTTGGAAAATTATTTCATTGCCCCATGTGTATGGGCTTTTGGGTAGGCATCTTTTTATTCGGAATTAACAAATACACTGAACTATTTACATATGACTATAATATAGCCAATGCGTTTATATTGGGTTGTTTGGCTTCTGGGTCAAGCTATTTATTAAGCGTTTTGATTAATGACTATGGGCTTAAAATAACTTATAAAGACGAAGGAGATTGTCATGTTAATTAAAAAGTGGAAATTGCAACCGGTACGTCGTTGCTGCAGTGGCTCCAGTATCGCGCGGCTGACGGCCGCTTGAGGTGGTAAAAATGTCTAAAGTGCTTTTACGAGAATTTTTTGAATTAAAATGTGATGAACGTGGATGTCAAGATTTACTAACCGAAGGTGAAAAAAGATTAGTTACTGAAGGATTTTGTATTTTTCCTGCGAAACTACAGCAATGCGATGTACAGAATGGTAATGGTAGAATATATGAAAGAAGCCTTTTAGAAAGAGAAATAGATAACTATGCAAAGTTAGTTGAAGAAGGCCGCGCCATTGGTGAATGTGACCACCCAGACGATAGCGTAATTAATCTTAGAAACGCATCCCACAAAGTTATTAGAATTTGGTGGGATGGCGATGATGTTGTCGGCACAATACAGTGTTTAAAAACACCTTCAGGTGAAATCTTAAAAGGTCTTTATGATAGTGGTGTTAAATTTGGGTTTTCTTCTAGAGCGCTTGGTTCGTTGCGACCTTGCTCAGAGGGTACAGGCGCTCAAGTAGTTCAAGAAGATCTTCAATTAATTTGTTTTGATGCTGTTTCAGAACCTTCTGCTCCTAACGCCTATATTCTAAATCAACCCGGAGGAGCAATCAACATGAATGAAAATGCAGAAAAAAACTTAACAAAAATATTTACAAAAGGCGATAGGATTAATCGTGCTATAAATAGTATTTTAAGGTAAAAGATGAAAAAAACAGATTTAAAAAAAATATTAAAACCTCTGGTAAAACAATGTGTTAAAGAGGTTTTATTAGAAGAGGGTGTTTTATCTAGTGTTGTCTCTGAGGTAGTTGTTGGCCTTTCCCCGCTGTTGGTTGAAAACAAAAACAACAGCATGAAACCAACAAATGAAATTTCCTTAAAGCAGCAAAAGCTTTTGGAACAACAAAGACAAGAACTTGAAGAAGAAAAGACGCAGACAATTAAAGAACAAAAAATAAAAATTTTAAATGCTACCGGATTTGGAAGTGAAGTGTTCGATGGCGTAGAACCTTTAGCTTTTGCCGGAACACCAGACAGCAACCCTCCCACGAGCGCGTTAGCGGGAACTGCCCCTAGCGATGCAGGTATAGACATATCTGGTATTATAGCTTTGGGTGGCAATAGATGGAATAAATTAGTTTAAGGAAAATAATTAAAATGTCAAAAAGGCCCATTAATGTAGAAGTAAGACCACGAGATAAAAATGAAAATATAGAACGTATGATTCGCCGTTTTACAAAAAAAGTTAAAAAAGAGCGCATTATTGAAAACTTTAGAGAGCGTATGTATTATGAAAAGGAATCCGACAAAAGAAAAAGATTAAAAGCACGACGCAAAAAAGTGTTAGATAAATTAAGGATCGAGAGAGAAAATAGATTAAAATAACTATTTAATTAAAAAGGAGAATTAAAATGGTATTCAACCCAGGACATGGTGTCGGATTAAGAAATGTAGGATCATATCAGATTTCTGGGCACCCTTATATTACAGGCTCTTTATTGGCCACCGGCGAAGAAAAAGCAGTTATATTTCCACAGGTAACAAGAGAATTTACAGTAATCAACTCTGGAAGCACTGGCGGGGCAGGCCCAGTATTAAGAATACATTTTAATTCCACTTCATCTGGTGATGTGTATGCTGGGCATCACTATATTACACTAGAAAGCGACGATCAATCAATAACCTTCCACACTAAATGTAAAGAGCTTTATATTAGTTGTGTTGGTAATGGCGGCGGCGACAGTGGGTTTGAAGTACTTGCAAACTTAACCAACATTGGCGACAGTCATATGTATGAATTAACAGGTGCTGGCCTAACCGACTAGAGGAAAACAAACACTATGTCAGATTTTTTTGCAGGCGATAAAACAACTAAAGGCTCAACAATTGCATCAGGCGATGCCAGCACTGTTCACCAATTTACAGGCAGTGTCCGCGTCCAAGGCCTTGTGTCATCCTCTTTGGGCATCTCGGCCAGTAGTTTTGTCGGAGATGGTTCCGGACTAACAAACCTTCCTGGAGGCGGCGGTGGATCCCCCGGCGGGTCTGATACTCAAATACAATATAATAATGGTGGATCTTTTGGTGGTATATCCGCCCTTACTTGGGACGATACAAACATAAAGGTAGCAGACGATACAAAGCTTTTCTTTGGTACCAATAGCGATGCCTCTATAGAATACGATGAAGATGGAACCAATAGGCTAATCATTTCAGGATCCGCAGACGGTATTGAAGTTACTGGAACTCTTAATGTTAGTGACGATATTGATTGTGCGGGAGGTCTTTCAACCGGTGGCAACAATACGCTCGGCGGCTTCCTTACTACAGTTAACTCGCTCACCACTCTCATAAATGGCAACATTGAGCTTGGCAACGGCTCCAGCGACCAACTCGATATTAATGCGAGCTTTGTTTCGGACCTCGTTCCGCTCACCACAGACATCTATGATTTAGGTACTACCGCGCTTCAGTGGGGAGATATTTATGTTGGAGACGATAAAAAGCTTTATTTTGGATCCAACCAAAGTGGCTCTATTGAGTTCACAGGGAGTACTAACACATTAATTCTTAGTTGTTCGTCAGGCCTAGACATTTCGTCTGGAGATGGCATGGACATTACTATTGCTGCTGGCGACGAGGAAGCTCTTGTACTTCAAGACGAGAGTGGTTCAAATATCATTACAATTGAAACCAGCGAAGGTGGCAGTGATAATGAAGTTCATTTTCATTCTATAACAGTAATAAGAGATTCACTTACATTCTCAGGAAGTGATGGCTACGAGTCTGCAATGATTGAGACTGATAATACTGGGGATTATTTAATGATTTCTGGCACTGCAGATGGTATTCAAATTACTGGTAGTATTTTTGCAGATGATATCGATGCTGGCACTGCTGCTAGCGCAGCAAGTTACATTGCTCTTGATGCTAATAATCAATTAGTTTTAGACGAACCTGCAGGCGGCGGAGGTGGATCTCCCGGCGGATCTGATACTCAAATACAATATAATAATGGTGGATCTTTTGGTGGTATATCCGCTTTTACTTGGGATGATACAAATATAACGATAGCAGATGATACAAAGCTTTTCTTTGGCACCAATAGCGATGCCTCTATAGAATATGATGAAAATGGAACCAATAGGCTAATCATTTCAGGATCCGCAGCTGGTACTGAAATTACTGGTACTCTTGGTGTTAGTGATGATGTAACAATAGATGCTTTGCTAGTAATGAAAGATTCAATTTGGTTTTCTGGTAGCGCACACGATGATGCCGCAATAATTGAAATGACCGATGACGGGAATTCTTTAATTATTTCCGGTTCTTCAGATTTCAACGTCGGCGGCCTTGTCATAAGCGGAAGCTCTGTCGTAATGGCCCTCCTGGACGCGCCCATGGCGCCTGGTCTGCAAATGAAAGACGACGTTAAACTCAGCTTTAGCCATACAGACATGAATGCGCCATATATTAAATATGATAGTGACGGAGAATATTTAGTTATTTCAGGATCTTCAGATGGCATTATCATAAGTGGAAGTTCTGTCACTTTTGCTCTCGAAGACGAACGGGAAATTATACTCAAAGATGATAATATTATTGTCTGGGCCGACGATGGGCCCGCCGACGCAGAGATTGGATATGATAGTGACGAGGGCGCCCTAGTTATTTCAGGATCGGCAGGAGGATCTGGTGGTACCATTATAAGCGGAAGCCACCTTACTTTTGCTCAAGGCGGCGCGCTCACATCAAGGGTAATGGTTAAAGATGATCTTCCTCTTGTCTTTGGTGCAGGATCCGGACTCGGTGCATCCCTGATTTATTATGATAGTGGCGACGAACAGCTAATCATTTCAGGAACTGCAGAAGGTGGCCTTGAAATACAAGGGGCTGGTCTAACCATTGGAGAACTCGGTATTGCCACAAGCTTCGGCACCACGCTTCAGCTAGGCAACGAAACCTCACTCAAATATGGCGATCCAACAGGCGAACAACAAGGGGGAGATCCTTTGGATGCTAATAAAGGCACTGGCGAAGTGGTTAATTTTGGAACTGCAAGCGCGGCCCTCACCGTTGGCGCTCTCTATTATTTAAATTCAGACGGAGGCTGGGCCAGCGCATCCGCAGAGACAACCGGCTCTGGCAACAGTTCAATGCTAGGAATAGCTCTGAGCGACGGAGATCCAGGCGCCGGTGGTATCCAAATGTTGACTCGCGGATATTTTAATGCAGCTACATATCTTTCTGGAGCTTTCGCCACAGGTTCAGTTTTATATGTGTGTTCCACCGCTAATGGTTATATGACAGCTTCAGCACCAGACGAATCAGATAACTATGTTAGAACAGTTGGCTATGCCACGGTGGGATACTCCGGAAGTATCATATATTTTAATCCTTCAAATGATTGGGTAGAAATCGCATAAAGGAGGCTTAATTAATAATGGCAATAGGATCTTCCAAACCAGTTTTATACTATACATTTGAAAATGGTACTGGCACTGAAGTCGTTGACCGGTCTAATGCTGGCAATGATCTAGATGGTGGTCGCACAGTAGATGAATGGGATGGCACAAACAAAATACGTGGGTCATATGCTTATCTTGCGGATAGCAATGCACAAGCAGTTGGAGATGGCAAGCAAACCCCGACTTCACTTTCTATTGGTGATCTAACTTCATTTAATTTTATACACCAAACACGCATTTATACTATAAGTATGTGGGTGCGAATGGTAGCGCGCGCAGGAACTGGGGATACTCTTTGCGGCAACATTGCTGGTACTGAGAAAGGTATATTTTTTGGCTATAATAGCAGCAATCAGTTTTCAATATATGGTGGCGATGGTTCATCACAAGTAAATGTGCTTATTTCTGGGCATACCTTTACTCTTGATCAGTGGTATCATGTTCTTTTAGTATCTAAAGGAAATAGCACTGACGATCTTGCTGTGTACGTGGATGGTTCTCAAGTGGGGAGCGACGAAGACGGCCATGCGACTGCCACCGGAAATGCAACAAACACTTTTGCTATTGGAGATGCCGCTTATGCCAATGGATTACACAGCTCTGGGTTCCCTTTGTACGCTTGGCGAGGCCAGATTGATGAAGTTAGCATATGGGATGCTGATTTCGATGCAAATGAAATAGCAAGCATTTATAATGGTGGCGCACCATACGATTTAAGCGACGGACTTAAAGTTAACTATCTTCCTGCTGATATTAAAAGGATAGGCCCCACTGAAGCTCTATTTGTTAAAAAACTTTTTACCACCCTTGCAGACGACATAAAAAAAGTCACCGGTGGTCCACCATATTCCCCGCCACCACTACCGCCATGGTCTAATGATTATTCCGTTTTGTTGGATGGTGTCAACGAGTATTTTGAGATAGATGATCACGCCGATTTCGATTTCGATTTCGATGATGCATTTAGTTTATCCGCCTGGATGAAAACTGATAATGCCTCTGACGCTATGGGAGTCTTTGGCAAATTTGGCGCCGGTCCCACATATACCGGATATGGCATGCAGATAAAGAGCATATCTGGGAGAACTATCGAGCCTTATTTTTACCTAGTTAATAGCTGGGGCAGCGTGTATACGCTGTGTAGAGCCAACGTTGATATGACTGCTGCAGAGTGGCATCATGTTGTGTGTACAACCAACGGAAATAGCCGAGTATCAGGCATGAACATTTATATAGATGGCGTTGCCGCAACCGTTGTCGAGTATCTTGCAGATAACTTAGCCACCTCAATGACCAACAATGAGCCGCTTTGGTTAGGTACCGATGATGACGGCGCGGAGTTTGATGGAAGGTTGGACGAAATGTCGGTTTGGGATAAAGAACTAACAAGCGCCGAAGTTACTGAGATATATAACAGCGGATCGGCAACCGATTTATCAGAACATTCTGCAGAAAGTAATTTGGTTAGTTGGTGGACTATGGGCGATGACTCAAGAGACAGCACAAACTCAAGCGATCCAGATGCATATATTTACGATCAAAAAGGAGCCCACAATGCAGCACCCGAAAACACGGAAACCTCAGATACCATTAAGGATGTACCGGGTCACGTATGGCCTGTTGTATATTATAATATGGAGACTGGAACTGGTACAAGTTTAGTTGATCGATCCGCTGGGCCTAGTGATATAAACGGTACCCTTACTGACTCTGGAATGTGGAGCACTAGCTCACCCGCAGCCGGTACTTATTCGTTAGAGTTTGATGCGCTTTCTGATTATGTAACAATTGCACTACCTGCGGACGGTACTGTTGGCGCGCCAGCTACAAAAGGCGATTTTGAATATAATAGATCCTTTTCATTTTCTTTATGGTGCAAAATTGCCAGTTTCAGTGGCTGGAAAATTCTTCTTGCTAACGATAGCGGAGCGAGCGCGCCGAGCTATAGAGGCATCACTCTTGCTGTACAAAACAATTATGTATACTGGATGCTACAGAATTTATGGAATACTGGCACTCATCAAATTGCTCGTTATGGAAATACCCAAATCGGTACTGGTGCTTGGGTTCATGTTATAGTTACATATAACGGCAATGGCGCCAATGATGGATTAAAAATCTATATCAACGGCTCCGAGGAAAGTAGTTACGGCAATTATCCACCCGGCGCCGGTACCCTGATCGATACTATAGTACCATCTACTGATTTTAGAATTGCCACCGGCTTTGGCGTCGGTTCTTACGGGTTTGTAAATGGGTACATAGATGAAGTGTCAATGTGGAATATTGAACTTACCTCTGCTCAAGTAACAGAACTTTATAATAGTGGCACGCCATTGGACGTTACAAACGGAATAGAGAACTAAAATATAAAATCTTATTACTTTTATCAGTTTAGCTTAAACAATAAAAGGTCATTTTAATGTTTATCTTACTAATTATTCTTGAAAAACTGTTTTAAGGACTAAAGGAGCAGAATATGTCTAACATGTTGGAACAAGCTATTATTGATGCAGAGGATCTCAAAGAAGCTGCCAAAAAAAGCGCTGAAGAAAAAATTGTTGAACATTTTTCTAGAGATATTAAAGATGCAATCAATACAATTTTAGAACAAGAGGAGTTGACCGCAGTAGATCCCACACTTGGACTGGTCGAAGATCCTATGCTCGCACCCCCTGCGCCTGCACCAACTATTGATATAGAAGCCGAAGGTGGAATTCAAATAGGTGACTCTGTTGTTGAACAAGCACCATATGCAGCCACCACTTCAAATGATGAATTTGTAAGCATCGACTTAGATAAATTAGAAGAATCTATTGCTAACGCTTTGACTGAAGAGGAATTAGATGAAGATCTTGAACTGGAAGAAGTATATGAGCTAGATGAAGATCTTGAGAGTAATGAGCCCTCCGAGGTATGCCCATCCGGCATGGATCAGGAAACAGCAGATAAACACGGGTGTGAAAAGCTTGACGAAAATAGTGACTCTTTAGAAGAAATGATTCGAAGCGCGTTAGCTGAAGAATTTTTAGCCGAAGATGAAGAAAAAGAAACAAAAGAAACAAAAGAAGCAGAAGAAGCAGAAAAAGAAACAAAAGAAGAAACTCAAAATGAATCTATTGTTCATGAAAGAAACTTATTAAAACTTATGTACAGTGAACAAGTTGATGTCGCTGATGAGTTAACAGAAAAAAATAAAAAATACCGAACATTTATTCAGCAATTGAAAGAAGAGGTTCAAAAAGTTAATCTTTCAAATGCTAAATTATTATATCAAAATCGTGTTTTAAAGAGTGTCTCGTTGAATGAGCGACAAAAAGATAGAATTGTCGAAACTATTACAAATGCGGATACTGTTGAAGAAGCAAAAATTATATATGAAACACTTCAAAGTGCAGTGGGTACTCGTGTACAATCACACCAGCCAAAATCACTGAACGAAGTCGTGACAAAAAGCTCTTCAGCTTTTGTTCCTCGTAAAGAGGATAAAAGGGAAGACCCCTTTATGGTAAGGATGAAAACTCTTGCCGGAATAACTGATAAATAAAGGAGGAAAGTTAAAATGTCAGTACTTCAAAAATTAACAGAAGGGATTGTTAATCGCGATCTCAAGAAAGAAGGCGCGGCACTACTTAACAAGTGGGGCAAAACGGGCCTTTTAGAGGGTTTGGGAGGAGAGCAACACAAGCAAAATATGGCTTGCTTGCTTGAAAATCAAGCCAAAGAGCTTCTTCGCGAAGCTTCAGCCATGTCTCAAGGTGACGTGGAAGGGTTTGCCGCTGTTGCATTCCCAATTGTCCGTCGTGTATTCGGTGGACTTATTGCTAACGATCTTGTTAGTGTTCAGCCAATGAGTCTCCCTTCGGGACTCATTTTCTTTATGGACTTTCAGTTCAATGGTGAACGTTTAGCAGAAGTTGCTAATGCATCATTGTACGGAGGCGGCGTAGTTGGTCAACAGCTTACTGGTGGTGTCGACTTAACTGGTGCAAATCTAGAAAAGAGTTTTTATAGCTTAAATAATGGTTATTCATCTCCAACTGGTTCTGAAGTTGCATCCGTTATCTCGGTTTGCAGCGGCACTTATCCCCCGGAAAACGTGTGGACAGGCACCGGCGGTGCTGCTGACCTCTTCGATACTAATTTAATCAATGAACTTCTTGAATTTGATACTGCATTTGTTTCAGGTACGTCCACTGTTGCTATTGGAACCTTAAACATTACAGGTACCGTCTCGGGGCTTAGCTCCTTGAACAGAGACGATTTAATTGCTGTTGTTGTTTCTGCATCTACTGGTGGACCTTCATCATATAATGCTAATTCACTTCAAATTCGTCGTTTGACTAAATATTCTGGTTCAGATGGTTCAGGTAATTATCGAAATGATCGAGCTAGCAACACACTGTATGTTGTCGGCGCATCATTAGCTGGTGCGACTACTGCAAACGATCTCAGACTGGCTATGCTTCATGGTAGCAATAATACCTATTCATTCCCACAGGCTGATAGTTTTGCTGGATCTGCCGCGGCAGGTAATGCAAATGCACTTGGTTCTGTTGTCGGTACAAGTCCTTGGGGCTTGGAAAATGACGCAGGAATTCCTGAAATTGATCTCAAGGTAGATTCAGTGTCCGTCACTGCAGTTACCAAAAAGCTCAAAGCAAAATGGACTCCTGAACTTGGTCAGGATCTGAATGCTTATCATAATTTGGATGCCGAGGTTGAACTTACATCAATTCTTTCGGAGCAGATTGCTCTGGAGATTGATCGAGAGATCATGACAGACCTCATTAAAGGCGCCACGGCTGATACTTTGTATTGGGCACGTTCCCCTGGTCTCTTCGTAAACCGTACAACCGGTGCCGAAGTAGGGGCTAGTGCTAAAGCTCCCGACTTTACGGGTACTGTTTCTGAGTGGTATGAAACACTTATTGAAACAGTTAATGATGTTTCTGCACAGATTCATCGTAAGACGCTTCGAGGTGGTGCAAACTTCCTTGTCACGTCTCCTGAAGTTGCTAATATCCTTGAGTTCACGGCTGGTTTCCGCGCAAGCGTTACTGCCGATGATAACAAGGGTGTCGCAGGCGCATCAAAGGTTGGCGCTCTTAGTAAGAAATTCGATATATATGTCGATCCTTACTTCCCGCGCAATCTTATACTTGTTGGTCGTAAGGGCAATAGCTTCCTTGAAAGTGGCTATGTATATGCCCCTTATGTGCCGCTACAAGTTACGCCTACCATTTTTGGTACAGAAGATTTTGTACCTCGTAAGGGTGTCATGACCCGTTACGCTAAGAAAATGGTCCGTCCCGATATGTACGGTTTAGTTATCGTTCGAGGACTTCTTGGCGAAAGTGGTACTTGATGAGATAGATTGAGTTTCAATCTAAGTAAGCCCCCACTCGTAAAAAGGTGGGGGCTTTTTTACTTTAAAACTGCATATACGTTAAAATTTTGCGGGACCAATTTTTTGAGATTTTAAATTCTAGAAACTATTTAATTAAAAGGAGGTTTATCATGGGAAAAAAATGGAAAAAACTTTGGTTAATAAAAAAGAATGCAGCCAAACAAGCAGTAGTTGAAGAGGACACAACCAAGCCAACAACTGCATCGAAACCTGAAAAAACACAAGTTAAAACTAAAAAACAGTGGTTTACAAGCAGCACGAAGAAATCTAATAAATAACATTTATCCTTTTATATCACTCATAACTATTTATAGGTGAGGAGGCTTAAATGAATGGCTGTACCCACTTTATCACCAGTATCACAAGTCAGTGCAGTTACTCTTCCTTCCGGCAGTGTTCCCAGCGCCGTTGAAGATAGTACGAGTCTTCCACTTGGACTTTATTCAAACACATCATCTGACAGATTTTCTCAATATTTTTGTTCTGGAGCCGCAGATCAAGTTGCTTATACTTATAAAAAATTAGGGGGTGATGTATTAGACATTGAACTAACTAACGGGAGCATATTTGCAGCTTATGAAGAGTCCGTATTAGAATATTCTTATATCCTAAACATTCATCAAGCCAAAAATGCACTTTCTGACGTTTTGGGAGCCACCACTGGTACATTTGATCACGAAGGACAACTTCAAAGCTCTGATTCATTAGCGGGTAAAAATATAAATCTTAAATATCCTCGTTTTGAGTTTTCATATGCACGCCGGGTAGGATTTGGTGTTTCAACCGAAATTGGTTTCGGAGGAGAGGTAACAATATATTCTGCATCTTTCACTGGATCCGCTGGCCGACAAGATTTTGACTTACAACAAATTCTTTCTTCTTCTGCTAATTCCGATAGTAGTTTATCATATTATGGAAAAATAGATGGCAAAAGAATTAATATAACTAAAGTCTATTACAAAACCCCTTCTTCTATGTGGAGATTTTATGGATATTATGGAGGTTTAAATACGGTTGGTAATTTAGCCAGCTACGGCCAGTGGGCCGACGATACAACGTGGGAGTTAATACCAGCTTGGCAAAATAAAGCACAAGCCATGGCGTTTGAAGATGCAATATATACTAGGAATTCTCATTATTCATATGAAATTAAAAATAATCGAATAAGAATATATCCAGATATGACAACATCGGGCCCAACTCAATATTGGATAGATTTTTTCGTAGATCCAGATCCATGGGATGCTGGAGACACAGACGGTAGAGGCGGCGGCGCAGGTGTAGAAGGTGTTAATAATTTAAACACAATTCCTTTTGAAAATCTTCCATATGATAACATTAATGCCATTGGAAAACAATGGATTCGAAGGTTTGCACTTGCTTTATCTAAAGAAACACTTGGCAATATTCGTAGTAAGTTTACTACTATTCCAATTCCAGGAGAATCTGTTACTCTAAATGGTCCTGCACTTTTATCGCAAGCACAAGCAGAACAAGAAAAACTTAAAGAAAACCTTAAAACAATATTGGACGAATTAACTTATTCAAAATTAATGATAGAAGATGCCACCATGATGGATGCTGTTAATAATATTCAAAAAAGAATCCCGCTAAAGGTCTTCGTGGGGTAAAATGAATGGGTGATGCAACAGATAAAAATAAATGGACTCAACCAGCTTCTCCGCCTCCCCCTTTGTTTCTGGGAAAAAAAGAAAGAGATCTAGTAAAACAAGTTAATGATGAATTAATTGAGAGAGTTGTCGGCCAAGAGATAATTTATTATCCAATAAGCACAGAACATACAAATTTTCATCCTTTATATGGTGAAGCTATCAAAAAAAGTTTTTTAGCACCCATACGTGTACATGCTTTAATTACGTGGGAAGGATATACCACCACGGTAACAAGTACTGGTATCGACAAAAGATTATCCATTATGGTGAAATTTCATAGAAGAAGACTCACAGAAGATCAAGATTTATATATTCGTGAGGGTGATTTTATTTTGTATGGTCAAGATCATTTTGAAATATTAACTATTAACTATCCTAAACAAATATTTGGCCAAGGATGGGCAGGATGGGAACGTATTTTTGAAGCCGAAGCTAAATGTACAAAGGCAAGGGAGGGTACTTTCGATGGCAGCTGATATTGATTCTAAAACAATTGAAGAACAAAATGAACATTTACCAGAATCGTTGCTAAATCCCTCTGATTTAGAGACAATTGACTTTGCATTATTTAAACTTGTTGATGAAAAAATGAATATCAGAGCAAAAACTAACAAAGGGTGGAAAAAAGTACCCATCATTTGGGCTTCTCCGGAGAGATCATTTTTCTCAAAAGAAAAAAAGGAATTATTTGACATAGATGGAACATTAATTTATCCGATTATTAGTATTGAGAGAGTGTCAATGACTAAAGATTTAGGAAGAAAAGGTAAATTTTTTGGAGCGCCCACTATTTTTACAGATTCACTCCGCGGCGGCAGAATTGAAGTAAAAAAGAGGATAGTAGGCGATAAAACAAACAATTTTGCTATAGCTCAAAATAGAAAAAAATTTAACAATGTAAGGCGCACACCTAGCAGGCAATCATATTATCCATTAATTGAAAAGAAAAATAACAAAATTGTTATTGAAACTTTGAGCGTTCCAATGCCGGTATACGTAAGTATGAATTATACAGTTACATTAAAATCAAATTATCAACAACACATGAATCAAATGTTGCAGCCTTTTATAACATTGGGAGGTCACATTAATTCATTTACAATTGAACACGAAGGTCACACCTATGAAACATTTTTAAAATCTGATTTAGGACAAAATAATAATATTGCTTCTTATGAGCAAGAAGAAAGAATATATCAAACACAAGTTTCTTTTGAAGTGCTCGGATACGTAGTAGGAGAAGGAGATAGTCAAAATAGATCAAGAGTCACGCGTCGCGAAAACGCAGTCGAAGTTAAAATACCAAGAGAGCGTGTAATAATTGAAACTGGGCAAGAATTTGACCCAAAAAGTGGTTTTTATAAAGATTGAAAATCTAAAAAGGTTTTTGCCATGGTTCACTACTATTTATTACAGAAATAGAACCGCCTTTAAAGGAGAAACATAGATGTCTTACAAAAAATTTAAATTCATATCACCAGGAATTTTCATTAACGAGATTGACAATTCACAAGTACCTGCCCTACCATCAGCAATGGGACCGGCAGTTATTGGTAGATTTGAAAAAGGCCCCGCTTTAAAACCGATTTCAGTTAATTCATTTTCAGAATTCATTGACATATTTGGCAATCCATCTCCTGGTGGCCAAGGCGGCGATGTTTTTCGTTATGGAAATTTTACTTCTCCCACTTATGCTGCTTACGCAGTCCAAGCTTGGTTCAGAAATAACGCTCCCGTAACAGTCGTACGATTGTTGGGACAAACACATTCAGATGCAACACAATATGCAGGATTTGCTGGCTGGTCGACAGAGGCATCTGTAGCGGCAACGACTAATATGAGCACCAATAACGGTGCATATGGTCTTTTCATTTGTGAGGGCACCGGCTCGACCGGACCTGTGATCGTCGCTGATGCCGAAGGCACATTTGGCGGTTCTGGGGCGCTGACTGGTACCTTAGCGGCTGTGTGGTATTTAACACAAGGTGCAATTGCGCTTACTGGCGCTGTTGCCAACACCGCCAGCGCTGAAGAATATACAGCTTCATTATCACAATTTTTTAAAGCAGCAGATTCCGGCCCATCATTTAAAGTGACTATTCTTAGCGGCTCTACTACTTCAGTTGCTACATCTACTGCATTTACTTTCGATCCGGATTCTCCCAAGTTTATTAGAAAGGTTTTTAATACGAATCCTATTTTAACAAACTCAAGCATGGTGCCAACTGGAGATACTGTTCAGACTTATTGGCTGGGTGAAACATATGAAGGTTGGGTTAGAAATGCTTTTGAACACGCTGGCTCTATTGGTATTAGTGGAAGCAATGTGAATTCTTGCTTTGGAGTTATGATGAGATTATCAACTCCCAATGGCAGCACCGATCATGGTGACTTTAGAATGAGTACCACTAAAAGTCCAAGTAAACAATTTGCAAAAACTGGCTGGTTTATTTCTCAAGACATGTCTAGTAATACTGCAAGTTACAGTCCTGAAAGTATGCAAAAACTATTCCGTTTCGCGTCGCGCGAATTGGGAGAAGACACACAACGCAAGATTAAAATTTCAATTCAAGATATTAAACCTAGTCAAGATACAGAGAATCCATATGGTTCTTTCAGTGTGGTTATCAGGAATATAAAAGACACAGACGATGACCCACAGATACTTGAACAATATAATAATTGCAATATAAATCCTGCATCCGATAATTATGTAGCCAAAAAGATTGGAAACAAATATGAACGATGGGACGATCTAGATCGTAGATATAGGGCATATGGTGATTATGTAAATATTTCTGATTATATTTATGCAGAAGTAAATGAATCTGTGGATCGCGGTAATACTACTGCAGAATATCTTCCTTTTGGTGTTTATGGTCCTCCTCGCTATGTTGGCTTTGCAGTATCAGGAACACAATTAGCGACATATGATGACATAACCAGCAAACCATCCGGCGATGCAGATGCCTTTGTCGCATCCGGAAGTACTAGTCCATTGGGATTGATACATGGCCACGTTGGAAGTTTCTTTTCGTCATCTGTTGACGGTGTAATTGTCAATTCAAAATTTAAGTTTCCTGCACTAAGGATGCGTAAAAGTTCATCTGAAGGTGCACTAACAGATTCTAGAGATGCTTATTTTGGTGTTGATACAACCTACAGTACAGACGGTTCAAGATTTGACGTTAGTACGTGGGATGTCTTGCGCACTAGATGTGAAGATCTCAATAGCTGGGTAGCAACATCTGGGAAGACTGAAACTTCATTTATCTTTTCTTTAGATGATGTGCACAACGCTAACATTACAAGTTCAGTTGATGCAGATTCTTATAGTACTCAGGCTGTTTATCAGTCCGGATCTCGCGAGGCGGGATATTCTTATACTGCGCATACTGCATCTGCAAATGCCACCACCCCTGGCCCGGGAACCGTATCTTATCTAAATGTAATTAGTGATGAATCTCAAGATGGTGGCACCACGGCAGGTTGGAATCGATTTACTACTTGTCTACATGGTGGTACCGATGGAGTGAATATTAAAGAAAGTGATTATTTTAATAATAGTGATCTTGAAGGTGTTACAGGCGCTGGGCCCAAAGGTTGGAATAGTGCAGCATATAACTCAATTGAGGTTGCAGTAGATTCACTCCGAGACCCAGAAGTTGTTGAATATAATATACTTACAATGCCTGGATTAACGGATAACACACTTAACAGAAAAATAGTAGATATGTGTTCTCTACGCGGCGATGCTTTGGCAATTATCGACCTTAAGAACGGCTATCAGCCAGAACATGAAAGCAGCGGAGATCGTATCTCTCGCAAGGGAGATCTCAAAGCGGTTGTAAACAATAAAAAATACACCCTCAAACTTAATAGTAGTTATGGTTGTGCTTATTATCCATGGGTACAAATTCGTGATACCATTAATGGCGCAACACTTTGGGCACCCCCTTCGATTGTTGCTTTGGGCGCAATGTCATACGGAGAAGCGAATTCACAGCTTTGGTTCGCGCCTGCAGGCTTTACGCGCGGCGGTTTAAGCGCTAATCAAGCAGGTGGAATTCCCGTTGTCGGCGTAGAAGAAAGATTGACAGTTAAACAGCGAGACAGGCTTTATGATGCTCAAATTAATCCAATTGCTTCATTCCCAGCAGAAGGTATTGTAATCTTTGGTCAAAAGACTTTACAAGTATCTGCTTCTGCTCTCGATAGAATTAATGTTCGGCGTTTAGTAATTTTCTTGAAAAAGCAAATTTCAAGATTCGCTGCTACAATACTTTTTGATCAGAATGTTGCTGTAACGTGGGCTCGATTTAAATCTAAGGTTGAGCCATTCTTGTTAAGCGTTAAATCTGGTTTGGGTATTACTGAATATAGAGTTATCTTGGATGAAACCACGACGACTCCTGATCTTATTGATAGAAACATTTTGTATGCGAAGATTTATGTTAAACCAGCAAGAGCAATTGAATATATTGCTATTGATTTCATAATTACAGATTCGGGTGCTTCTTTTGAGGATTAAAAATATAATTTAGCTCTATTTACTTAATAGAAAGGGAGAAAAAAGAAATGGGAGAATTTTGGAGTTCAAAAAAGATAGACCCTAAGCGAAGTTTTCGCTGGGCATTATATTTGACAAATCTGGATCCATATATTATTAAAACAGTTGCGAAACCAAGTTTCACAATTAATAATATTACTCACAACTATGCGGCTCATACATTTAATTATCCGGGTAGAATAACATGGAATCCTGTATCCGTTACTCTAGTAGATCCTGTTGATCCAGACGCTTCCTCTAAATTAGTTAAAATCTTACAAGCTTCCGGCTATGCTATACCTGTAATAGATAAAGCTGCACAAATTTCATTTACCAAAGATCAAGCCAATGTGGTGATTGGTTCTCCAACAATCGCTCAACTTGATGCATCTGGTAAGACGATTGAAGAGTGGGTTCTTAAAAATGCTTGGATTGAAAGCGTTAATTTTGGTAGCTTAAGTTACGAATCTGATGAAATGGTAAATATCGAACTTTCTTTCCGTTATGATTGGGCTGAATATCACGGTGGCGACAAAGGCGTTGTTAAGCCTGTATTAACCCCCCAGAACGAAAGCGCTGGACAGCACATTGCAGACTTAAGGACCGAACTTGGTCAAGTTGCTGGTGAATAGTCAACAATTTAGAAACAAGAAATTATTAAGGTTTTTATATAAATGAGTTTTATTGGACATCCAGCACGGTCATTTCAGTTTTGGTCAAATACAAAAATGCGCCCCAAGCGCAATTTTGAAGGAATATTAATTTTTCCAGATCTTATATATGGTGGCGACGGCTTAAATAATTTAGAGCCTTTTTTAGTTAAAAGTTTTAGCAGACCAGGATATAATCAAATAGAGACACAAACGTCTGAATATCAACTTAGATCAGGAGATTTTGCTAAAATAGATTATCCCACACAAAAATTTAGTACAAAGCCGCTTAAAGTAAAACTTATTGATATGTCGACAGGCAACAAGCGAGGCCCTGATACAGCAGCTGCTATACATGGATCACTAGTACTACAACAAAAAACAGCTACTTTTGAACACGAGGCAGGCGCACACCAACCTGGCAGTACTAAAGACTCTAAATATCTTCAAATGGTAGAAGCATGTAGAGAATATCCATCGATATTTTTTATAATAGAGATGAATGGGGCGGGAGAGGAACTAGGCACATGGGAAATATGGAATCCTGTTTTAACGGCAGTTAATTTTTCTGATATAAATTATGAAGGTGCATCATTCGCAACTATTGATTTATCTTTTCAATATTCGAATTTTAAACTTAATCATGGCTGGGGCCAAAGAATTCTAAAGAATAAATTAAAACAAATTAAACAAGGAAGGAAAACGCCAATTGCTGATGCGCTGCGTGAAGGCGCAGATTGGTGGACTAATACAGCAACGACACCCTGGCATTAATATAAAAACAAAACACTTAATTTAAAAGAGAGGTAAATATGAGTTCAAGATCCAATGAAGATCGACTTGGAATCGATGTAGATCTTCCGAAGGAAGCCAAAGATTTAGATGGTTCTTCCTTAAAATTTATTACTCCAACTGAATTTGTTGAGTTACCAAGTCGAGGAAAATTTTATTTTCCCGATCACCCACTCCACAATCAAGAAGTAGTAGAAATAAAACACATGACAACAAAAGAAGAGGATATTTTAACCTCAACTGCACTATTGAAAAATGGCTTAGCACTTGATCGGATGCTTGAAAGCATTATTGTAGATAAAAGAATAAATATTGGTAGCCTACTTTTAGGGGATAAAAACGCTCTTATCATTTCAGCACGTGCACATGCGTATGGTACACAATATGATACTAGTGTAATTTGCCCATCGTGTTCAGAATCACAAGAATATTCCTTCGATCTCGAATCACTAGGTTATGATTTTCCATCCAAGGAAAAACTTGAAGATTTAAATATAACACTCACAAACAATGGAACATTCTTGGTTTCACTTCCTAAGTCTGATTATACCATCGAACTTAAGCTTTTAATTGCCGATGATGAAAAACGCATGAGTCGTTTAAGCGAACGAAAGAAAAAGAGAAATTTTCCTGAAACGCCAGTTAGTGATCTTCTTAAAAACATTATTGTTTCTATTAACGATATCTACGAAGAAGAAACAATAAATAATTTTATTAATACACTGCCAGCAATGCAAACGAGATATATTCGCCGCGTTTACAATAAACTAGTTCCTAGCTTAGACCTAGAACATTCTTTTTTATGCACCTATTGCAACCACGAGGGGGCTTTGGAGGTCCCCCTCAATGCTGACTTTTTTTGGCCTAACGAATGATTATATTCAAGCAGTATATGAACAGTTTTTTTATATGAAATACTATAGTTTTTGGGGCTTAGCCGAGCTTTATAGCTTGCCCGTTGGTTTACGAAAATGGTTTTTTCAAAGATTAACAGCACAAAAAGAAAAAGAATTAGAAGCACAAAAACAAGCAAACAATCGTAGATAGCTAAAATTTTGCTTTTTTACTAATTATATTAGAACGGGAGCAACATTAAATGGCCGATGATTTTAGTAAAAAACTAGCTAAATTACAAAAGGAAGCACCCGAAGCTGCAAAAGCGATTGAATTAGCTCTTGAAAAAGCAGATAAAAAATTTGGCTCGACAACAGAGGCCGCCTTGCGCTTGGCAGATGCTTTAATAAAAGGCGCAGATGCCCAAAAAGCCCTAAATACAGCCCTTGATAAAACCTATCAGAATTATTTAAAAGTTGCAACTGAAACAGAAAAAATAAAACTTGCCGAGGATGCTCGCGTCGAAGCATACAAGCGCTTAAATACCCTTGTGGAACAAAGCAAGCAATTAGGCGCAGAAGAAAAAGAAAAATTTAGAACAATTCTTGAAAGCCAGGAACTTCAGCTTAAAAATGCTGAAAAACAGGCAAAAACTATTCAAACCACCACAAAAGATTTAAAAAAACAGACAAAAGAAGTAGAAGACCAATACGGATGGTGGGAAAAGACTAAAGACGCTGTTCTCGGCATCGGCCTCGCTTTTGCAGCTATTAAAGCTGGTGGCGCTGCAGTAAAATTAATTAAAGGCGCCAAAGGCTCATCAAAAGCTCTCAACGTTACATCAAAAAGTGCAAAAGCTGCTTCAAGTGCTCTTCATGGCGCCGACGATGCCGCAAGAAATCTCTCTAAATCTACTAAAGGAGTTACCATGAGTGGCAAAGGCCTCGCCGCTAGCATTGCTGGGGGCGGCCTTTTGGGTGCAGGTGCTATATGGGGCGTTTATAAGTTGGGGGATGCCATGGCGGCTGCCGGTCGAAAAATGAAAGAACTTATAACCTTTGCAGAAACAACGTATATGAGTCTTAGTGATTTAACCACCGGCTTCGCATCACTAACAGGACAAGTTCTAAATAGTGATTCCGCAGTCAGAAGAGGCGGAAAAGGAATGGCCAGTTTTGCTTCTAGGGTGATTCAACTTCAAAGAAGAAATCAGATGCTAGGCGCGTCCATAGAAAAGATCACCGAATCTTATAAGGAAATGTTTACAGCATCTCGTACTTTTGGAAAAGCAATGACTAGCACTAGCGCAGGAAGCAGAAGAACAGCAGATAGTTTAGCGGAAATGGCTTTTAGATTTACAAAAGTTGGATTAACAACACAGAATTTTGCGGCCGCAGTAGACGTTTTAGGAAAGACATATCGTAAATCTAAAATTATTGACGAGAGTAAATCTCTAGGTACTGAGCTTGTAAATATTGCTCGCGTTACTGGTCAACTTCCTGATATGGTTGCTAAAGACTTTGGTGGCGCAATGAATACGTTGGCTGCTTATTCTTTGCCAAAAGCACGAGAAATATTTAAGAAACTTTCCGCAACTGTTGCAGAGACAGGAATGGAAATGTCAGATCTTTTGGGCATTGCTGCAAAATTTGATGATATTGATGCTGCAGCCGAGTCAGTTGGCGAATTAAATGCAATGATGGGAGGTCCGTACTTAAATACTCTTGACCTAGTTAATGCAAATGAAATAGAAAGAATTGAGCTTCTTAAAGAAGCCATGGACCAGACGGGAAAGAACTTTAATCAACAAGATCGATTTATGCAAAAGGCAATTGCGCAACAACTGGGCGTTGATGTACAGAAAGCTTCACGAATGTTTGCTGGAGATCAGGAAGCAATTAATGAATCTACAAAAGCTATTGATACCCAAGGAGCTAGCTTTCAAAAGTTAGTTGGCAATGTTAGAGATGGCGCCGCTCGAAACGCTACTTCTATTAAAGATCAAATGGCTGCCGTAAAAGAAAGTACAGTACTTATGGAAGGCGCCTTTGCTGCGATTGATAAAATGTCTCGCAAAGCTATGGGAACATTTCGCAGGTTGGGACATCGATTTCGGCAGGATATTGGCCAAAGTGTTGTTGGGGCGTTGCAGGATATTGAAAAGATGGTTCAATCCATGGCAGAAAGCGTAGAATCAGGAGGTAGCGCAATAACGGCGCTTGGTTCTGGAATAGGTTTGGCGTTGATGTCTCAAAAGCCGGGCCTCGCCTTGGCAGGTAGTTTAGCAAATAAGGCGCTGGGTAATCCTCTCGGCGGAGGCGCCGCAGCTGCTGGCCCCGGCGGCACCGTAGGATCTCAAGCCGAAGCAGCAAGCTTTACGGCCAGCCCTGCGACACAAACGCCAATTAGTATTGCAGAAATGGATCGAGCCACGCAGAGTGCTGTTGCTCAAAACGCAGGAATATCTAGAGAAGAATTGTTGGAAGTTATAGATAGACTAAGATCCGGCGAAATTGTTCTGAACGTTGATGGTCAAACGCTGGCAAGAGCATCTTCGCCGTTTATGCCAACAGCTACTGGAAATCCCGGAGGTAGAGGTTTATGAGTTTAGATAATAGATCAGCGGCAATGGCTTCGGGAAAAAATCAGAAGACAATACCGCCAAGAAAAAAGGCATATGCAAAATTCATTTTTGAACCACTACACATTAGTGTTGGAGCACTAGAACTTCCTGTGGAAAATTTAACAATTAGTCAAAATTTTTCTCCTAACTATAACACAGAAGAAGCATATGGTCGAATGGATCCAATTACTACTTATAAAAACACTACAAGAAAATTAAACATACAATTTAGTTGTCAATCTCATCAAATTTTTGACGGAGAAAGGGGTGTTGTTAGCAACATTCATCAAGTTAATGTTTTGACACAATTTTTATATCCTTCATATGAAGATATAGGCGCAGCGGATCAATTAGCTATATTAAAAGCGCCTCCATTTTTTAGGATAACATATGGAAATTATATAGGAAGCTTTAATGAGTTGGGCAGCATATTAGGAAACGATTCTGGTATAACTGGATTTATTACAAATTTCTCTCATCAACTAGGCCCTGTTGCACGAAATGTTGCCCATGGGCGGTGGATGTCTAGAACACCAGAAGGAAAAAACTTCCCTGAACCGATTCGCGCTCTTCCAAGAGAAATCAAAATTAGTTTTAATTTTACTGTTGTACACGATAAAAGTGTGGGTTGGACTAAAGTAGGCGGAAACTATATATTTAGCCATCAAGGCTATGGAGGAAACTTTCCTTATAATGTAGGCAACTTTCAAGTTCAAGAGGCTGCTATGGAGCAAACAGCTGCATATCTTGCGGCTGAAAAAAATGCTGCTACACAAGACAGTTGGTGGAGTAGCGACAAAGCAAAAGCAAAATCAGCGACAGACACAAAAAAGGCTGTTGAGAAGGCAGAGTCATCTCAAGGCGCATTACAACAGGTAAGCCAAGCTCAAGCTGATGCAGCTGTGGGCCTTGGTGCTAAAGAATTCCTGAAAACACAAACAAGCTGGGGTAAATCATCAACACCGTCCGGATGGGAATAAGGTCAATAGGGAGAAACACATATGCCATTTAGCAGATATAATCGAAACACTGTAATCCGCACACAGACACAAGAATACTCAAAACAGCTTTCAGAAAGAAAGGTGTCTCATATTGATCATTTTAGCACTGTAGAGTTTAAATATCCTCCTGCAAACGTCCTAGGTTCTTTAAAAATTGATAAAGAATATTGGGGAGTTGGCACTCGCTTTTATAAATTAGCTAATAAGTACTATGGAGATCCTACGTTGTGGTGGGTAATACCATGGTTTAATAAAGTTCCTTTAGAATCCGATTATTCTGCTGGAGATGTAATTATGATCCCACACCCAATAGAGATTGTATTAGAATATTTTAGGAAATAAAAACCTATGGGAAACCCAAGAAAAAGAAGGGGCACACAAAAAAATTGTGGCAAAGGAGCCTCAAGACAACTAACGGGTGCCAAAGCAAAACATGCATGGATGAGGCAAGCCTTTTTAATGTGTTTTGTACACCCCTTGGTGGATCCAATCAAATATGCGCCACTTACTGCAACAAAACCATCTCCAGATGATTCTTCTAAATATATTAAAAAAGTAGAGTCGACTAAAAAAAATGAATCTCTTGTCAACCTCTTAACGACAAGCGCTGACGTTATGACATTCCTCAATGGACGCCCAATTGATTATAGTCAGTTAGTTCCACAGATACAAATATATAAAGTTTATGTAAAAAACAAAAAAGAAGTGGGAGAGGTTTTATTGCCGTTTCAATCAACAACAGACTTTCAACAATGGAAGGATAATGCAGGCGCCGACGGCAGCTTATTTAGAGGCCGAGAGGCTGGTATACAAGATGTTCAAATAAAAATGGATGGGCGCGGACGCAATCCCGTTTCTGCAAACGTTATGCACCTTACAATTAAATATTTCTTTAATGACGTAAAAACCTTGTTTGCTCCATTGGATATTGATCCTTTTTCGGCTAAGAGTCAAAATGCTAAACTCAATGCTGTTACTTATTCAGATTTAATAAGATATCCACCAAGCACCCTCGATGTTGATTCAAGTCCCACTTCGTTGGATGCATCTTTTAGAATAAGGCTTATAATGGGGTGGTCCGTCAATGAAGAAAATTCAATTTTAGATCCCGCTTTCAGTAAGGCAGCAAAAGATGCTAAAATTAATTTTATTGGAGATTTATTTACCCATCAATTAGATTTCAGGGAAGATGGGTCATTAGTTATTACAGCTGAATATAAAGGCGCCCTAGAAACCGCTTTTGCATCTACGGCTGCGAATATATTACATAATATAAATCTTGACGAAAGCAACACTCTCGCAGGAATCAAAGCTGAGTTAAACAAGGTTGAAGCAACAGAATGGGCTAGCGTGAAAATAACGGGTGCAGGAAAAAGAAAGAAGATAAGTGAAATTACAACGGCACTAGAAACTTTGAAGCGGTATAGTGATGCTCGCGACGCATTTAAACAAATACTTAAAAAATCACCATATCCAGCTGAAATAGTAAAAAATTATAATAAAGCTTTGGGAGGCTATCAAAAAGCATTTTCTAATGCGTCGTTTCTCAAAGGAAAAGCCGGAAAAAAACTATTAGATGCTGCAAAAAGTTTAAAAATTGATGTATATCCTAAGAAAAATGAAAAACTTGACAAACAAACAAAGATTGCGCTAGAGAAGGAAAGAAAAGCACAAGTAGGAAATAAACAAAAGCTGAAGAAGATTTTAGATAAAATTAATAAACGAAAACAACAATTAGGAGCACAAATAAACGCAGTTGAAGCGAGTATAAAATCTGGACATCTTTTTGGATATGTTCTTGATTTAATGGATAAAAACATGGTAGCATATGTCTATACCGACAAAAAAAGCGCATATGCTAATTGGGTAAGACTTCGAACATATTACGAATCTGGCGAATTTACTAAGGAAGGAGCATTAGAAAAAACAAACAAACTTTTAGGCGTTTTACGAAAAGAAAAATCAAAAACCACAGAACCGCCTGCGAAGGGAGACCCCAAAGCCACCGCACAAGGTAAAAAAGGCAAAAAAAGCGGTTCTTCATCTCAGCAAGCCACACAACTGTTGAGAACCGGCGAATATAAGGGCGGCGATAAGATATTTTTCTTTAGATTAGGTGATTTATTAAGTGTGATATTCGATAAAGGACAATTTGGAGCAAATTTAGAGAATTTGTGTCCTGATTTTAAAATTCTTTTAGGACAATATTATTTTTACAACATAGATGCATCAGACAGAGGCGGAACTGAATCAACAAGTTTATATGATTTGCCTATTTCTTTGGAAATATTTAATGCATTTATATCTCAAAGAGTTGTTGGCAGTGGCAGATCAAACTATCCCTTGATAGCGTTTATTTGGGATTTAATCAAGTTTGTTATGGATAAAACTATGAGTAGCTTTGGAAAAGCTAGATCTGGTGCCGATAATCCATTTATAGACCCAATAAATTTTAAATTAGACATGACAGCTGTTGATTTGCTTAAAGTAGATTTAGAGGGCGGAGGCGCCCTTTCAGTGAGCGACAATAAGAACATAAATACAGTAAAAATTCAAAAAACCCCTATAAACCAAATATCAAATACTTTTTTATTTCATGCGCATGGAGGCCCCTTTAATAAAAGAATACAAATTGAACGAAGGGCTAATATAGCAGAAGATGCAAATGACGGTATAGTACATTTTTATGTTGGAGGCCCAAACAGAGGAATATTAAAAAGTATTAAATTTCAGGAAACCAAAAATACTCTTTTTAGCACAGCATTAATGAGAAATGGACAAAATGGAGGACTTGACTCGGGCCGCGGAGTTATTAGGCCTACTAAATTTAATTGCGAGGTAGTATTAGTTGGAAATCCATATTTTTATATTGGTCAAATGTTTTATGTTAACAGTGAATTAATTAGTTCTGGTCATTTCCGCGCAGAAAAAATAATGAATGGAGGTTATTATATAGTTACAGCTGTTGAAAGTCGCCTTTCAGCAAATGGGTGGGAAACAAGAATTAGAGGAGTTATGAATATACCAGACACTAATCTTAAATTTTCTCAAATACATATGCCCGTGAGACCTTTAAGAACTTTATCGGGTGAAAATATGCAAAAAATCTTAGATATGCAACCTAGTTTAAATCAAGCTAGCAACGCTACAAGTAATGTTCCCAAAACAGCAACAACAACCAATCCGCCGCCCAAAACAAAAACTGATAAAAAGGGAAAAGCAGCCCCATCTAAATCCGAGAAAGATCCAAAGGCACACGCTGCAGAAATTCCCATTACAGTGGATCATTTTGCGCGCGGCGCCGGGGGGCACGACGCGCGCGGTGCCGGGGCATATGGAGAAGAGACCGACTGGGAAGAAACTGGTATTCCTGAACGTTGGAAGAAATATTTTTCCAAACAACAATAAGATATATATCTTAAATTAAATTTTTTAATCTTTCTATTTATAAAGAGAGGAAAAAGTAAATGGCTTTTATTGATCCACCACCAGAAGGTTCTAACGAAATAACAAATCCAGATTTATTTAGAGAGCGCCTCCTGTATAAGCAACAAACATTTTTACGACCCACAAAAACTTCGTATGATCCAGTTCCGATTGATATGATTCATGAAAAACCTTTTTATGGAAAAGTTGATATATATGGAAATACCGTTTATCCTTCTGAGGGGGGCCGATATCGTGGCATGAAGCAATTACCTGGCCCGGGCCTTATATTGGTACACGATTTTGTGGCCTATCAGTTTAAACAGCTTAAGAATTTTTTACTTCCCTCTCTCCTCTCCAAAGAACGCGTTCTTTCTAGCATGTTCGGTGATTATGTTCCAAAATCTGCTACTATAAATTTTCATCAACTTTATCAAAAACATTTCAAAACAGAAGTTTATCCTGTTTTTGCCAACGATTATATAACTAGGCCCGAAATTAATAGAAATATTAAAACTTTTGATGACTTGGTGGATAAGTTTGTTAAATTTTCCATTGTAATGAGAGATCATTTTCCAATAACAAAGACTGCATTTATCATGTCTCCTTCTTGTCCTAATGCAGTTAGTGGGTTAATAATTAACCTACGTAACAAATTGGCAGCTGATGATGATGGTCTTAAATATGAACAATTTATTTCAGATCCATGTTTTCGTAAATATGTAAGGGTTGTATCATCTTATGGTTTTTATGTTGACAAAAATGTCCCATGGCGCATTGTAGCCAATTTAGATCATCCATCTTGGGAATCAGCATATGCTTCAGTAGGATCAACCGGCCTTGTTGATAATCACATATTTTCTGAATATTTTTACAAATCTGAATATTTTTCATATGAAACACTTAAGTCAAATTTGTGGTGGATTTATTTGAAATTATCTAGAAACCCAGACACAGAAGATTGGGGACACACATATGTCACAAAAAATTGTATGAGAGCTTTATGGTCGGATGCTGCTAGTCATAATTTTAAAACAATTACCGCCCGGGGTAAGAGAAAGCCAATATCCGAAAATTATGACACTTTTCAAGAAACGTACCCAGATGCCTTCTTTTTACCTATTTACCTTAAAATAAGAGCTAGTGAAAGCAGACTTAGATGGAAACCTCGTACCTTTCGTTCAACTTTGAAAAGGGTTTTACATGTTTATGACACACGAGGCATCACAAAAGCTCTTGAATTAATTGGCGATATAACAAAACAATCGAAAGTATATCTTTATAATCCTTTGACAAAAGAGAGTCTAATACGTTATTTTGGATTTTCTACAAGTTCGGGCTTGCATTCTTATTTAAGAGATGATATTATACAAATTGACTTAGAAGAACGCGCCGCTGAAATGGCAGAAGAAGATAAATTATTAGATGAGATGCTTTAAATACATTTTACTAGCGCTGTATACAGTATATTATATTTAAAATGATTTTTCAAACGTTTGATGATAAAAAAAATTGTTATGCCATTTATGCAAATAATAAGATTTACTCAAAAGGCGCACCCTCACGACTGAACCTAACATCGACTTGGGATTATTCTGAATTTCTGAGAGACAAGGATATTTTATATGCAAAATATTATTGTGGTGGAAAGCCCCTTTCAGAAATATGCCCAGAACATCTTAAGGGAGAGTGGAAAAGTGTTTTTAATAAATTAAAAGCCTTTTATAGATCTATTAACGAGACAAAATTAAATTTAAGTGAGCATTGTTTTTATGATATGCTTCCTTCTTATATCTTGTTAGAGTATGGAAAGATTAAAAACAAAATTTGTTCTTATATATTTGAAAATTATGAAAAACCATTAGATTATAAATTTAAAGTTGAGCTGACAAAAGTTTTAACTGAAATGAAGAATAAAAAGTTGAATATTGATCTCTTGGCTATGAAAAGTCGTCGGCATGAGTTTAAAGTTCGTCAGTTCATTAAGAAAATAAAAGAAACACCACCTTTTGTTGTTTATGATGCATGCGGCACAAAAACAGGAAGATTGACATCAAAGAAGTTTCCCATATTAACTATGGACAAAAGTTTTCGAAAAATATTAAAACCGAACAATAGCTGGTTTTTAGAACTTGACTATAATGCAGCAGAACTTCGTGTGTTGCTTGGCTTATTGGACACAGAACAACCAAAAGAAGATATACATACTTGGAATCTACAAAATGTTTATAAAGGAATTGGAACAAGAGAAAAAGCTAAAAAAAGAATATTTGCATGGCTATATAATCCCAAATCAAAAGATTACATTTCTAGTCGAGTATATAATCGAGAAGAACTTTTAGAAAAGTATTGGGATGGCGAATATGTAAAAACATACTTTAATAGAGAAATCAAAGCAGACGAAAAACATGCCTTGAATTATATTGTACAATCAACTGCTGCAGATTTGTTTTTGCGCCAAATGATCAAAGTGTGGGAATATTTAAAAGATAAAAAATCTTACATTGCTTTTTGCTTGCATGATTCTTTGGTGATTGATTTGCACACAGAAGACGAGATGCAAATAAATGACATAAAAGAAATTTTTGAAGATACTGAACTAGGTAAATTTAAAGTTAATTCGTATGGTGGAAAAAACTTTAAGGATATGAAGAGGTTAAACGTAAAATAGTGAAAACAATTATTGGACTCGGGCACGCAGGCTGTAGTATTGTGGACAAGCTCTCATCATATCCACAATACAAAACATATAAAATAGACACTAATTTAGAAAAAGCACCTCGTTGTTATCCTTTTCCTAAATATAATCATCCCGAAGAATATGAAAAAAAGTGTCCTAGTTTAAAGGGTTTTTTTAAAAGTGTAAAAGGAAATGTGCTGTTCATAACTAGTTGCGGTTTTATATCTGCAGCATCCTTAAAAATCTTAGAACAAATTAAAGATAAGTGTAATATAAGTGTTTTATATATACAACCTAATAGAACTTTGTTGTCTGAATTAAAATTGTTGAATGACAATACAATTTTTCACATTTTACAAGAATATGCTCGTTCTGGCTTGTTTCAAAGGGTTTATTTAGTTAGCAACGTCGAGTTGAGTAAAATTATTGGAGATGTTCCTCTTAGAGAATACTATGACAAGTTAAATGAATTGATTGCAACAACAATTCATATGATAAATGTTTTCGATAATTCAGACTCAGAGATTAGTACTTTTACACAACTATTTGATTCTGCTAGAATTTCGACTTTTAGCATAGTTGATTATGAAAAAAATGAAGAAAAAATGTTTTTTGATCTTGACATTCCTCGCGATAAGAGATATTATTATGCTGTGCCTGAAACAATACTTCAAACAGACAAAACGTTGTTAAAAAAGATTACAGAACAGCTTAAAAGATTGAAGAAAAATGATAAAATAAAGGTTAGCTATGGAATCTTTTCAACAAGTTATGAAGATATATACGTTTATGGTCTGTTAAATAGTTCTGTGGTGCAAAATAATAATTTTAGACTTGACAAAGATCTAGATATATAGTAATATATTAACCAGCAACGTGAGAGAGTTATCACGTTGACTATAACAAAAAGGAAAAAAAATAATTATGTCAATTGATATGAAAAAAATGCGAGAGCGCAAAATCTCTCTAGACAACAAAGGTAATGGAAACAATCGTTTCTGGCGCCCTCAAGACGGTGAACAAACTATTCGAATTGTTCCCACTTCAGACGGTGATCCTTTCAAGGATTACTGGTTCCATTATAATGTAGGAGACAATCCCGGCTTTTTAAGTCCCAAAAGAAATTTTGGAGAAGATTGCCCTTTGGATTCTTTTGTTCGCAACCTTTGGAAGGAAGGAACTGAAGACAGCAAGCGCATGGCAAAAAAGCTTTCTGCACGTCAACGCTTTTTCGCGCCCGTATTAGTACGCGGCGAAGAAGATCAAGGTGTACGTGTTTGGGGTTTTGGCAAACAAGTTTATGAAAAGCTTCTTAATCTTGTTCTAAATCCGGAATATGGAGATATTACAGACGCCGAAGCGGGTACAGATCTTGTGCTTACATATGGAAAGCCAGCAGGAGCAAGTTTTCCTGTAACGCAACTTACTCCGCGCCGACGAAGTTCCCCGCTTTGTTCTGATGGCCCCGAAAAGTGTACTGAATATTTGGACAACATTCCAGATTTTGAGGAGCTTTTTGCAGGTAGTCGTAAGACTTTTGAAGAGGTTCAAAATATGCTGGACGAGTTTCTTCTTGGAGATGTAAATCCAGAAGAGAACTCTAGTGAAACTACCAAATATGGAAAAGGTGATGAACCAGCCAGTTCGGTTGATAAGGCTTTTGAAGACCTTCTAGGTAGTTGAATTTATGGGGAGTCATTGACTCCCCATTTTTAATTTTAACAAAAGGGGAAAACATGGCGAGAGCTAAAACAAAAACAGGAAAACTTTCTATAGCTGATATGAGGCAGCTTATTAATAAAAAAGCTGGCATGAATGTTGCGCATAATTTAAATGACGATAGCCCAACAATTGTAAAAGATTGGATATCAACTGGTTCGCGTTGGCTTGATTCAATTATTTGTCGAGGAAAATTAGCGGGAATTCCAGTAGGAAAAATTGTCGAGATTGCCGGTCTTGAATCAACAGGAAAATCATTTTTAGGTGCTCAAGTAGCAGCAAACGCACAACAGCGGGGAATCGATGTTGTTTATTTCGATTCAGAATCTGCAATTGATCCAAACTTTTTAGAAAAAGCTGGCTGTAACGTTGATGATCTTTTATATGTTCAAGCAACATCTGTAGAGTTTGTATTAGAAACGATTGAAGAATTGCTTGGTTCAAATGAAAACCGAATGCTCTTCATCTGGGATTCATTAGCACTAACACCAGCAATTTCAGATATTGAGGGAGATTTTAATCCTCTTTCTTCGATGGCAGTTAAAGCACGAATTCTTGCAAAAGGAATGTCAAAGCTAACAGTTCCAATTGCAAATAGCCAATCAACATTTCTGGTATTAAACCAACTTAAAACAAACATCACTAGGAGCCCTTCAGAGGCTCTTACAACGCCCTTTATGACTCCCGGGGGTAAAGCCATGATTTACGCTTATTCGTTGCGTATATGGCTCACAGGGCGCAAAGCAAAGGCTTCTTTTGTTACGGATGACAAAGGCTTTAGAATTGGCTCCGAAGTCAAAGTAAAACTAGAGAAAAGTCGCTTTGGAACACAAGGACGACAATGTAATTTTAAGATTTTATGGGGAGATGAAGTAGGTGTACAAGACGAAGAAAGCTGGTTGGATGCGATCAAAAGTTCACAACATTTATCAAACAGTGGTGCATGGTTTGCGCTTAATTATAGTGATGGCACGTCCGACAAATTTCAAAGTTCGGGTTGGAAAGAGAAACTTGAAGAACCTAAATTTAAACAAAGAGTTCTAGAAATTATGGATGAAGAAATTATTATGAAGTTTGATAAAAGAATTGGCGATGCTGAAAGTTTTTATGAAGAGGAATAATACTCTTTTAAATACTATTTAATATAGTTAAGGGAGATCATTCCATGAAAATTACCAAAACTAAATTACAACAAATTATCAAAGAAGAGCTAGAGGATGAATGGTTGCATGATCCGGAAGCAGAAAAAGATGCAAAAATTAAATGGCTCGAAGAGCGCGTCGGAGAGCTTTTCGAAAGAGTTGTTGGCCTAGAGCAAGAAGCTGGTATCGAATGGCGCGGCGGGGGCCGCCTGCCGCCGCCTGGCGGATGGCGCGGAGGCGGTGAATAATATGAAACTTACCAGAACACAACTTACACAACTTATTAAAGAAGAGATTGTTCAAGCAATAAAAGAAGGTGACGTCGTTCAGGGCCCATGGGGAAAGACCGAAGAAGATCCTGGCATTGTTGGAGGAGAAGAACTTCCGGAAGAATATCAATATGAATATGTTTTAGATGAATTGGTTAATGCAGCTAGAGATGGTATAATGCCTATTGCCATAGATAAGCTTAAGGCAGCAAACGCATACCGCGAGGGATCCCGGTCTAATACACCGGGCGACATACGCATAGATGCTCCTGGCTTTACTTATAATGATATTGAACTAGAAATTGAAGAGCCTCTATTAGATGCCCTTAAGCCACTAGCTAAATTAATTCAAGCTAAAACGGATCGCGCGTCGGAGGACAACGACGATGACTGGTAAACAATAATATGAAGCTAACCAAGACAAAACTTAAAGAAATTATTAAAGAAGAAATAGAGAACATTTTAGATGAAGCAGAAGAAGGCAATGTTTATGCCATATGTACAGCTTCAATAGCAAAAACTGCTGGCACCTCGGAAAGAAGCAAGTGGTCAAAAGCAGATCTCGCGCGTTATGAGAAGTGTGTTAAAGGCGTTGCTAAAGAGCCTGGAATGCACAAATAAAACCCTTGACATTCCTTTTATAATTTGATATTATAACACCAATGGCAGTCTATATTCCAAGTAACAAAACAAAAAAGTTTCTAGATTTAGCTGGCAATGTTGCCAATCAGGGCGGTTATCCACGTTTTAAACATGGAGCAGCCTTAGTTAAAGGATCATCTGTTATCAACACTGCATATAATAAAAATGGTTATTGCAGTTTTGGTGCACGATTCTACGAAGGCAACCCAAACAACGTCACACTTCACGCAGAACTGGCCTCAATTCTAAATATTGAACGCGAAAACACTGAAAACTCAGTAGTATATGTAGTTCGTGTGAATACCGCTGGCGAATACCGTCTAAGTAAACCATGCAAAATGTGCGAAAGTGCCATGAGATTTTGTGGTATCAAGAAAGTGATTTATTCAACAAACGATGGTTTTGAAGTAATGAGGTTAAAATGAAAAGAGTAATGATTATTGATGCTCTCAATCAATTTTTGAGAGCGTATATTGTAAACCCAACTTTGTCTCCAAATGGAAATCCAATTGGCGGCACAGTTGGTTTTCTTAAAATTTTACAGAAACTTTGTCGAGAAGTTAAACCTGATAGAATTGTTATTTGTTGGGATGGTCAAGGGGGCAGCAGAAAGCGCAAACTTGTAAATAAAAACTACAAGGAAGGCCGCAAGCCCATTCGCTTAAATCGCGATATTAAAAATCTTACAGAAGATCAGGAGCTTCAAAATAAAGCTTGGCAACAATTACAATTAATTAAGTACTTGAATAACTTTCCGATTACTCAATTGATGTTTGATGAAGTAGAAGCAGATGATGTTATTTCTTTCGTTGCACAAATGCCATATTTTTCTGGTTGGCAGAAAATAATTGTTTCAAGCGATAAAGATTTTTTTCAATTACTCGATGATGAAACTATTATTTATCGTCCAACTCAGCATGAAGTACTAAACAAAAACATGATTGTAGAAAAGTTTGGGATTCATCCAACCAATTTCGCATTGGCACGTGCAATAGTCGGAGATAAAAGCGACAATCTCGAAGGCGTTAAAGGCGTTGGCTTACCAACGGTCGCAAATCGTCTTCCTTTCTTATCAGAAGAAAAATCTTATACAATTCAAGAAGTTAAAGAATTCTGCGAAAGTGCCAATTCACCCTTGAAAGCTTATCAAAGCATTATAGAAAACCAAAAAGTAATTAAAGAAAACTATAAATTAATGCAACTATATAGTCCTAGCATTTCAATACAAAATAAACAAAAAATCAAATATATTGTTGAAGAAACTGAGTTAACATTTAACAAAACTTCTACAGATGGCATGATGCTAGAAGATGGAATTGGAAAAACTAGTTGGCTAGATTTATATATAGCTTTTAAAAAGATTGCAGCAAAATAAAACTTTTCACAATTCAGCAATTAAGTTGACCTTTAAAGAAAAGTGTGACATAATATATTGGAGGTAAATAAAAAATGAAAGAATTAGATATTTCTAGATTAGAAGGCAAAAAACTATTTGTTGCAACACCAATGTATGGTAATCAATGCAATGGAGGATATATGCAATCTTGCATGCGTTTACAAAAAATGTGTTTTGAATTAAACGTTCCAATAGAACTTTATATTGTTTTTAATGAAAGTTTAGTAACACGCGCAAGAAATATATGTGTACATGAATTTTTAAAAACAGACTACACACATATGATGTTTATTGATTCTGATATTGTTTTTGATCCCATTGATGCATTAAAACTATTGGCATATGATCGTGACATTATATGCGGTGCTTACTCTAAAAAAACAATCAGATGGGACAGGGCACTACAAGCTCTTTCTACCGGTGATTTAAATCTTGGTTCTAGTGCTTCTGAAGTAGAGAGCTTTACTGGAGATTTTATTTTTGATCCTTCTAATAGGGGCAGAATGTCTCTTTATAATCCAATAGAGGTCACAGATACAGGAACTGGTTTTATGATGATTAGAAGAGACTGTTTTGAAAAGTTCGAAAAGGCCTATCCTGAATTAAAATATATTTCCGACTCATCAGGAGATAATGAAGTATATTATAAAAAAGAAATGGTGGCCTATTTTGATACTGTGATTGATGCTGATTCAAAACGATATCTCTCAGAAGATTACATGTTTTGTAGATATGCAAAAAAAATAGGATTAAAAGTATGGCTATGTCCATGGGTAAAACTACAACACATTGGAAACTATACGTACAAAGGAAATTTTCTTTCTACAATAAAGCTACTTACGAGCTAGCATAAAAGGATATATTAAAATGAACGACGAAGTAAAAGAAATATTAATTGACCTAATCGATTATTATAATAACACAGGAACAGAAGATGATCCCGGCTTTGGGGTGTTTGAGAATATTGCGCAACGCGCATCAAAAGCATTAGAAAAATACGCACAAAGCAAAAGGTTTAATTCTGCTGACGTTGATCCATATGCCATAGATGTCGTGGGATATAGAAAAACTAAACACGAAAATGATTTATAATGATGAGAATATTTTTAATTTTATTGTTTTTAACGGGATGTACTGTACACATTGAGGAAGAACATGTTCTTTGTGGATACTATGAAACGCCTTATTATGAAACGCCCTATGCTTGTGATCACCAATGTTGTGCTTGGCATGTTGATGATATCTATTTTTACAGCGAGTGTGCTGAAATTTGGTGTTATAATGAATATGCCTGCGCATGGCAACTTTATGATTATTCTTGTTATCCAATTTAAGGATTGACATATGTTATCATTGGTGATATAGTGTATAGAGTATTTGGCCGAATGGCGGAATTGGTAGACGCAACGGACTTAAAATCCGTTATCCGTAACGGGTGTGGGGGTTCAAGTCCCTCTTCGGCTACATAAAATATGCCCGGGTAGCTCAGTCTGGTTAAGAGCGCTATCCAGTAGGACACTAAGGTCTGCAAGCGCATGACAAACACGGGAGTGATCATCTCGCTGCAGCTTGATTGATCCTAGCCGAAGTTAAAACACTGCAAGGGTTTTGAGCAGTGGATCTACGTTACGAGATGGAGGTCGGTAGTTCAAATCTATCCCTGGGTACTAAAATGTGTGAGGACAATGGAAAATAATATATACCTATTTGATGTTGATGGAACGCTAACATCAGCAAGACAAAAAATGACTGATGAATTTTGTTCCTTTTTTAAGGAATGGATTAAAGATAAAAAAGTTTACTTCGTTTCTGGTAGTGATTATGAAAAACTTCAAGAACAAGTACCAAAAAACATTTTAGAATCTGTTGCTGGAGTTTTTGATTGTATGGGAAGTTCTTTTTATAATAATGGTAAAAATATATTTAAACGCACTTTCAAGCCCACTGAAGATCTTTTGTACTTTTTAATTGAATGTTTAGCTAAGTCGCCTTATTATATTAGAACAGGCAATCACATAGAAAAAAGAATAGGAATGATCAATTTTTCTATAGTGGGTCGAAACGCTTCTTTAATCGAAAGAAGGCACTATTTTTCAACGGATCGCTTATCTAAAGAGCGAGAAAAAATAGCCGCCCAAATTAATGAAAATTTTGAAGGAATTTCTGCGTCTGTTGGTGGAGAGATAAGCATTGATATATATCCAACTGGATGGGACAAATCACAAATACTAAAAGAATTACCAAAAGGAAACTATTTTTTCTTTGGAGATCGAACACTTCCAGGCGGTAATGATTTTTCTTTAGCAAAAGCCTTGACGGATGCTGGTCATATAGTGTATGATATATCTGATTATAAAGAAACATGGAAAATTATTGCAAATCGGTGATTTAGTAACTGTAAGGCCTGCCAAAACTGGCTTATACATAGTAGTTGCAGAGAAATCAAAAGACACTGTTGTCCTTTATGGGAAAATAAATGATGATTATTTATCGTTACCAATGGATAAAAAATGGATAGATGTTATAAGTAAAGGATAAAACAGTTGACATTTAAAACTAAATAGGATAATATTTGTATAGAAAACATTGGAGGAAATATGCCAAAAATTTATCAAGCCCACTATAAAGATCAAGACAAAGCTTGGAGGATTCACAACGCCTCTAAAACGCTTATTCTTGTAGAGGCCAAGAAAGTGGCTAAAGCTTTTGGTAAAGAAGTAAAAGTGGATGTATTAGAAATGGATAAGCCTTCAATAAAATATCTTATTGAATTAATGAATGGTCGCAAACCCAATTCTAGAAAACGAATATGTTCTTTTATCCCAAAAGGCAGACCAACTGTAAAAACAATTAATGGCGAAATTAAAAAAACATGGAAAGTAAAGAAGAAAAAGTAATAATATTATATTCTCGTAACGCAAATAGGCGCAGAACTTGAAGATGAGAAACGTCTGTAAGGTAATAAAGATATCAACAATTGGGCTAATATTAGTTTCAACTGTTGTTACTATAATGGTGGCAGCAGCACCATTTTTACTTTGGGATTGTATAAAGAAAAACTACTTATAATAAGATGAACATCACAATAAAAGCAATTAAAAAAATACAAGAAATGGCCACTAAACAAAATTTAACAAACTATGGTCTACGAATTATGGTAGTGGGCGGCGGTTGTTCCGGTTTTAGTTATAATCTAGACTTTGATGACACTAGGCAACCCAACGACTTTGTTTTAGAAGAAGATGGACTCAATATTTTTGTTGATCCTATGAGTTTTCAATATCTTGATGGTACAAAAATTGATTATGTCGAGTCTTTTATGGATACTGGGTTTCATTTTGAGAACCCTAACGCCACAACCACTTGTGGTTGCGGCTCCTCTTTTGCTATATAATAAACTAATGCTAAAAATACACCATCGAATGTTTCCTTGTTATTTTATTTGGAAAGATCCAGAAAAGAGCTTCGAGACCTTAAAGTCACACATTCTTAAAGATATTAAAGAAAATAATTTTGATAGTTATGTTTTTGAAGAATATCATGATGAAAAAAAGCACTTAGAAACAAAAAACAAGCAGCTTCAAAAACATATTGAATTATTAACTCTAGAGTTAGACACTCTTAAAAAGAAAAAGAAAAAAAAGAAAGACAAAAAGGTTGACACTTAAATCTAAATAGGGTAATATATTACTATGATTTACTCTCGTAGCTCAGTTGGTAGAGCAAGCGGCTCATAACCGCCCGGTCGTAGGTTCAAGTCCTACCGGGAGTACTTATTGCGGGTTAGAGTAGTGGTTACTCACAAGTTTCATAAGCTTGTTTAGGTGGGTTCGATTCCCACACCCGCGACTTTAAAAGGACTAAATGAAAATTTTAATAGGAGTCGTACTTTTCACCATTGGAAACATTCTTGCATGGTTTCAATTTAATTCTCAGTTTGTTTGGGGATGGTGGAAAGATAAGCCAATACTACCTAATCTTATTTTTGCCATTCCTATGGGCCTTTGTTTTTGGTATGCTATTAAATATATCATGGAAGATACAAATCTTTTATGGACTTCTAAGCTTATAGGTTTTGGTGTTTCTAATATTGTATTTGCTATTTTGACCTACCTTCTTTTAAAAGAAAGTATATTTGCTCCCAAGACTTTGATTTGTTTACTTTTGTCTGTTGTTATTGTTGGAATACAAGTAGCGTGGAAATAAACAATGAAATCACCCTTGACATATCCACTTTAAAAATGATAGAATATAATTCTGGAGAATTATAATATTGAATTATAATGAACAAGAAGATTTTTCTCAATTTGGAAAATCTTTTCAAGAAAATATGTGTCAACTAATTCTTTATGATCGTGCTTTTGCTGATCAAATAAAAGAAGTGCTTAATATAAACTTTCTTGAATTAAAATACCTTCAAGTGTTTGTCAGGCGTGTTTTTTCTTATAAAGAAAAGTATGGAATTCAGCCTTCCAATTCTATAATGACTACAATTCTTCGAACAGAAATTTTAGAAGAAAACGAATTAGTCCAAAAACAAGTGCGTGATTTTTTTGCACGCCTAGTCAAAACAGAGGTACAAGATGCTGAATACATAAAAGAAACTTCAATTGATTTTTGTAAAAAACAAGTACTAAAAGAGGCTATTTTAAAATCAGTTTCTTTGCTTAAAAAATCATCTTTTGAAGACATTCAAAAGTTAATTAATGAAGCAATGAAGCTTGGGAACGATTCTGATTATGGCTATCACTATATTAAAGACTTTGAGCGCAGATTTGAGATAAAAGCTAGAAATCCAATAGCCACTGGTTGGAAGGTTATTGATGACCTGAACAAGGGTGGCCTTGGAAGGGGTGAGCTTGGTGTAGTAATTGCTCCTACGGGTGCTGGTAAATCCATGGCCTTAGTACATATAGGAGCACACGCAGTTAAAGAAAATAAAACAGTTATTCATTATACTTTAGAATTGGCGGATACAATAGTTGCATCTAGATATGATAGTTGTATTACCGGAATTCCCTTGAGAGAAATTTTCAATAAAAAAGATGAAGTTTATGAAGAAATTAAAGACTTCGAAGGGCAATTAATCATAAAAGAATATCCTACTAAATCTGCAAGCGTAGACACACTTCGTAATCATTTAGAGAGGTTGCAACAACGTGATATTTTTCCTGAAATAATTATTGTAGATTATGCAGATTTATTACGTTCAAAAGACAAAAAAGATGAGAAAAGACACCAATTAGAATCTATTTATGAAGAGCTAAGAGCAATTGCTCAAGAGTTCAAATGTCCTATTTGGACAGCATCTCAAACAAACAGATCTGGTCTAAATGCAGAAGTTATTACAATGGAATCAATATCGGAAGCTTTCAATAAGTGCTTTGTGGCAGACTTTATATTTTCAATTTCACGCACTATTCAACACAAGAATAGTAATAGTGGAAGAGTTTTTATCGCTAAAAATAGAAATGGACCAGATGGCATAGTGTATCCCATTTTTATGGATCCTGCTAATGTTAAGATAGATGTGCTTCCTCAAATTGAAACATTTGATGAGGTTAAACAAAATGAAATTAAAAAACAAGAAGAAAGATTAAAAGAAAAGTACAAATATTACAGGAAACAAAGGTGATTAAATGACAGAAGTGGCAACACAAATATTATCTGATATTACTGTTCATATGAAATATGCGCGCTACCTTCCAAGAAAAAAGAGACGCGAAACTTGGTATGAATTAGTTACGCGAAATAAAAACATGCACATTAAAACATACCCTCAATTAAAAGAAGAAATTGAAAAAGCTTATAAATTCGTGTATAATAAAAAGGTGCTTCCATCGATGAGGTCGATGCAGTTTGGAGGAAAGCCAATTGAAGTTGCACCAAATAGAATATTTAATTGTGCTTATTTACCAGTTGACGACTGGAGAGCATTTAGTGAAATAATGTTTTTATTACTTGGAGGCACTGGTGTGGGATATAGTGTTCAGAGGCACAATGTCGAAGCGCTTCCAGAAATACAAAGACCCAACGAAAAACGAAGTCGCAGATTTTTAATTGCAGATTCTATTGAAGGGTGGGCAGATGCTATAAAAGCTTTAGTAGGGAGTTATTTTAAAGGAGGCTCCAAAGTTAGATTTGACTACAGCGATATTCGAGAAAAAGGGGCACCTCTTTTAACTTCTGGTGGCAAAGCCCCGGGCCCACAACCATTACGCGAATGTTTGGTTAAGGTTGAGGGAATTTTAAATGAAAAAGAAGACGGCGATCAATTAACATCCATTGAAGTGCATGATATTGTTTGTTATATAGCAGATGCTGTATTGGCTGGAGGGATTCGAAGAGCCGCACTAATTGCACTATTTAGCGCCGATGATGAAGAAATGTTGGCAGCAAAAACTGGAAATTGGTGGGAAAAGAATCCGCAAAGAGGCCGAGCAAACAATTCTGTTGTTTTGATGCGTCATAGAATTACAAAAGAATATTTTGATGAATTATGGGAAAGAGTAAGAGCTAGCGGCTCAGGAGAACCGGGCTTTTATTTTACAAATGATAAAGATTGGGGCACGAATCCCTGTTGCGAAATTGCTTTACGCCCTTTTCAATTTTGTAATTTAACAGAAATCAATACTAGTGATCTTTCTTCTCAACAAGAATATGAAGAAAGAACCCGCGCTGCAGCTTTCATTGGCACTCTCCAAGCTGGATATACAGATTTTCATTATCTTCGCGATGTTTGGCGCAGAAACACAGAAAGAGATGCTTTAGTCGGTGTTAGCATGACAGGAATAGCGTCTGGTAAAGTATTAAAATTAGATATGAAACAAGCTGCAAAAATTGTGAAGGAAGAAAACAAACGAGTAGCAGAAGCAATTGGCATTAAACAAGCAACAAGAACTACATGTGTTAAGCCAGCAGGCACAACCTCTTTAACTCTTGGCACCTCTAGCGGAATTCATGCTTGGCATAATAAATATTATATTAGACGTGTTCGTGTTGGAAAAAATGAAGCTATTTATAAACACTTAAAGAAGCATCATTTAGATCTAATAGAAGATGAATTTTTCAGACCACACGACACAGCAGTAATTGGCGTGCCACAAATGGCACCATATGGAGCTATTACTCGCCATGAACGAGCTACCGATTTGTTGGCAAGAATTAAAAAAGTGAGCGAAGAGTGGGTTAAACCAGGACATAGGCGAGGTCAAAATACTCATAATGTTTCCGCCACTATTAGTATTAAAAATCGTGAATGGGATGAAGTAAGAGAGTGGATGTGGGAAAATCGTGCTTGCTATAATGGTTTAAGTGTGTTACCATATGATGGGGGCAGTTATAAGCAAGCTCCCTTTGAAGATTGCAGCCGCGAAGATCATGAGCGATTAAGCGAAACCCTAAAAGAGGTGGATTTAACTCGCGTAATTGAAACGAGCGACGAAACAGATTTAACTGGTGAATTAGCATGCGCAGGTGGCGCGTGTGAAATTACATAGGAGGAAAATTATGAACGCCAAAAATGTTATTTTAAGAGAAGTAAAAGAAACCGAACAGACAGAAGAAGAAAAGAAAGAACAATATGTTGTTAATTATCTTAAATCGATGATTGCGCTTGAAGAGGCTATGGAGCCATTTAAAGAGCAGAAAAAGGATTTGCGACGAGAATACATTGAAAATGGATGGCTTTCAAAAGATGAAATTTGGTCAGTCATAAAGGCTTTTCGTTTATATGAAAAAGGTGCAGACATGGATGATTTAAATGATATGTTTGATGCGATTGAACGAAGATTTGGAGAAAAAGATGTCTCTTGATCCCGGTTTACAGCCAATGAACCGGCACTTGTTAGTAGAAAAAATAGAAGAAAACATCAAAGAAGAAGAAGAAGATTCTTTAGTTTTGGTGCCAGATGATTATAAAATTGATAATCAATATGGCTTATATAAAATACTTAAGTGTGCAAAAGATTGTGAAAAATTTAATGAAGATTTTATTAGCCGTAGAGTTATAGTAGAAAATAGCATGGTTCAAAATATACCCCTTTGGGGTAAAACATACTATTTAATACTGGAGAACTATGTTTATGGAATTTATTGAAAAAATACAAAAAAGCATAACAATCTTAAAGAAAAGCTTGACGAAAGAAAAATTTCATGGTTTTATTATAGAGGCAATGAAAGAATATGAACTCATCAAAGAGATGAGTTCATATAATAGGGTTCGAAGTCATATTGAAGAAGGCGAACCGTTTGTTATAATGTCGTCTGACAGACACGAGCGTACGCCTTCTGAAAACAGAGAGGCTTATAAACAATTTAAGTCAGATTTCCAGAGTGCTGGCTTTCCCTTCACAGAATTAAAAGGCGGTTTTAAGGAAACTACTCGATTTGAAACAGATCCAGAAACTGGCGAAGAAGTAGAAGTAGAACTAGAAGAGCCGGAATATGTTATTGAAAATAGCATACTTATAACTACACACGCTCGGGAAGATATTCCTGCAGATAATACTGCCGAGGATTTATTTGATATTGCGATAGAAATATCTCAAAAATATGATCAGGAAGCTTTTATATTTGGCGAGACTGCTCAAACTGCACGAGGCACAAAAACAAAAATTATTAATGCTTTTGATAAGACCGGTGCTGAGATACAGGAAAGTTGGGCCGGTCCATGGACCAGCGTTGAAACTGTTTCTAATGACGCTGATTTTTGGTCGAGAATAAAAGGAAAACACTTTCAATTGAAAGAGAATAAAAAAACGTCTCAACCAAAATCATGGATTGAAGCTATGAAAAAAAGTCGAAGTGGCTTAAAGTGGTAATAATTTATCTCTTAAGAATAAAGGAAAAATAAAATTATGACAAATTTATTAGTTAATACAATAATTTCCACGTTTATAATGTGCGCACCCCAAGGTGACGTCGATGACAATTTTATTGACGAGGCATTTATGAACCATCCATTTGTTGAAGAATTTTTAAGCGCCAAGCATTGGCCAGAAGTACCAAATGTGTGGATAATTAAACAACGAAATATAATTGAAGAAAGAAATACATGTAATGATGTATCTGAAAAAGAAAAATGGGCTTCATTATGGTTAGAAGCATATTCATCAAAATCAAGCTTTAATAATAAATGTATACAAAAAAACTCTAGTTATAAGTTATTAAATATGTGGTACCGACATATTAAAGAAGCTGTAAGAGAGTGGCGATAAAATTATTAAAATATCATTACGATGAAATTGTCATCGGCGGCAACTTAAACGCCCTCAGTTACTCCTATTTAAACGATACTCCGATCATAATTAATAAATCAGAACCGCCTCATCGGTTTGAAGTATGCGATTCTAAAAGTTCGTTAGCACTCTGGAATAAGCTTTTTTTTGTTTTATCTTTGAAGGGGCTTAATTTAGTAGGTAATAAATCGAATTCAGTTAGAATTAAAGATGAAGAGATTGTAGTTTCCACCAAGGATGCAAGAGTGGTGAAATTTACTTATAAAAAAATTACAGTTTTTGATAATGAAAATACAACAGGACTTCCGCCAATTAAAGAAGAAAATGATCAATTTATTGTTTTAGATTGGATAACGGCTTACTCGTGTGAATTACATAGCCACAACTATATTAAAACTGATGATAATTTAGTAAATGAAATATACTTTTATCCCACGGAAAGAATGGATGGAAATCATTCAAAAATAAAAGATATGGTAGCTCTATCTCACCTAAGTAAAAAACAATTAGAAGATTTTGAATATTCTGATACATATGTTAAGTTTAAAACTAAAAGTATTTTAAAAAATTTAGGTTTGCGCGGTATAAAGTGCGGCGGAGGAAAACGGCGCGCCCTATTGCTAGAAATAGAAAAAAGAGAAATTCGAAAGAAAAAGATGGATTTTTATGAAAACGCGCCAAATATCAAATTTCAATATAAAGCGCCAAAAGAAATAAATTATGATTTGTTTTTGGAGGATAAATGGTTGAAACCGGCCTCCAGTTAATTAATAGTTTTCACTTAGCTGGTATAGTTCCAGTTGCTGGTCAAAAATTAGATTTTGATTTTCCGTGGCACGATTGTTTACAGCCAATTGGTAAGGATTATTTAGCTGTTGAGCGCGCCGTTTGGGAGTGCGCTTGTGCTGGGTGCGAAACAGTGTGGATCATTTGTCACGATGACATGCAACCTCTTATAAGATATCGTCTAGGTGATTATGTTCAAGACCCCAAACAACACAACCTCACTAGAAAAACGTTTCCCAAGGAGCACGAGAGAACTATTCCTATTTATTATGTACCAATTCACCCACGAGATAGAGATAAGAGAGATTGTTTGGGGTGGAGTATACTTTATGGTGCACTTACAGCTTATTGGTTAAGCAAAACACTCAGCAAGTGGGTAGTACCCAATAAATTTTATGCTGCATTTCCATATGGAATCTACGATCCAGAACTATTATTAACTTGGAGGTCCAAAATATCAAGCAAAAAACCATTTCATGTTTCTTATGAAAATAAAACTATTAAAAATAATGAATATCTGGGATTTACTTTTGATGCAGAAGATTTCAAAGAAGCCCGCAGAATTATTAGAAAAGAAGGAACAGGAGAGTTTCCAGATTATAATGCAAGTAAAAGAATTCCAATAGAAAAAAGATGGTCGGCGCGGTTTTTTGAACTTGACAAAATATTTAAGTATGTTACAATGGGTGATATAAAACTTGAACTACCATGGTATTATAAAATAGACAATTGGGAAGGCTTGCAAGCTTATTTTAAAAGTGAGAAAAAGCTTGAGAGACCACCCCGGGATATATTGGGATATCATGAGTGGAATTTAATTGGAGTAGATAATGAAAAGTAAAATACCTTTTGTTGGATTGCATGCACATAGCGGCGTCGGTTCACCGTTTGATGGGTTGGGATATCCACAGGAACACATGGACTTTGCTTATGAAAATGGCTGTGACGCATTAGCGCTGACAGATCACGGAAACATGAATGGTTTAGCATATCAAGTGTTGCATGCTAAAAAAATGCAAGAGGAAAACAAGAACTTTAAACCAATTTTTGGAGTAGAAGCTTATTTCCTTCCAAGCCTTTCCACGTGGAAAAAAGAATATGATAAAGCAAAAGAAAATAAAAAATCCAAACGTACCTTAGACAACTCTAGGTCTGCTACAACAATTGAAGACGAAGGCTCATCTAAGAAAGCAGTTAAAAATATTTTAAATCGAAGACGACATTTAATTCTTTTAGCTCAGAATCAAACAGGGCTCAACAATATCTTTAAAATGGTTTCTAAATCTTTTTCTAAAGCTAGCTTTTATCGTTTTCCGAGAGTAGACTATAAAATATTAAAAAAGCACAATGAAGGCGTTATCGCAGCAAGTGCATGTCTCGGCGGCATATACGCTGGAGATTATTGGGAAAACAGAGAAAAAGGAATAGAAGCTGTTGTTTGTGCAATGCAAACGACTACACAAAAAATGATGGACATTTTTGGTGATAGATGGTATGGAGAACTTCAATGGAACAACATTCCAGAACAGCACGAATTAAACAAATATATTATTCAAATGTCAGAAAAATATGGTTTTAATTTAATCTCTACTGCCGACAGCCACTACCCTTCACAAACTGCATGGAAAGATAGAGAATTATATAGACGCTTGGGGTGGCTTGGAAAAGGTTCTGCGCCTTCATGGTTATCTTCCGAACTTCCAATTGGAATTGAAGAGATCGGATATGAACTTTATCCAAAGAATGGCGATCAAATGTGGGAGTCATATAAGACCTATTCAGAAGAATGTAAAGTTGAATATGATGATGATCTGGTTTTGGCCTCAATGGAAGAGACATATTATATCGCTCACAGCCGCATAGAGGCGTTTTTACCGGACAATACAGTGCGCCTCCCAGACTTTGTAGTCCCACCCGGGTTTACGGCCTCACAAACGCTCTCACAGCTTTGTTTTGAGGGCTTGCGAACATTAAAACTTCATACAAATGAAGAATATACTGATAGACTTAAGAAAGAACTAGTTGTTATTGATGATAGAGGGTTTAGTAAATACTTCCTTACAATGAACGCAATTGTAGATAAAGCGAATTCAGTACAATTAACTGGTCCTGGTCGAGGTTCTGCGGCGGGCTCATTGGTGGCATACGTGCTTGGAATTACACAAATTAATCCTATCAAATATAACCTTCTATTTTCTCGCTTTTTGCGTAAAGATGCAAAAGATTATCCCGATATTGATTATGATGTATCAGACCCAATGGAACTTAAAGAAATGTTAATTGAAGAATGGGGCGGCGATAAAGTTGTTCCTATTTCAAACTTTAACACATTACAGCTTCGTTCACTAGTAAAGGATATTTCAAAATTTTATGAAATTCCATTTACAGAAGTTAACACTGTAACTTCTAGAATGTTAAAAGAGGCAACACCGCTAGCTAAGAAAAAACACGGTATTAAGTCGGGAGTTTACAGTCCAACATTTGAAGAAGTAATGGAGTTTTCAGAATCTCTCAAGAATTTTCTTGATAAATATCCGCATGTTGCAAACCACATTAATGTTTTGTATGGGCAAATGCGCTCCGTTTCTCGCCATGCTGGTGGAGTTGTCATTGGTAAGGAACTGAATAAGTATATGCCATTGATTAATAGCGGAGGTGTTACACAAACTCCATGGTCTGAAGGCCAAAACGTTAGGCACTTAGAATTGATGGGTTTCATTAAATTTGATATTCTTGGGCTGTCGACATTAAAGATGATTGAGGGTGCGATTGGACACATTCTTAAGCGACATCATAATATTCCGAATCCTACTTTTAAGGATGTTAAAAATTATTATGATGAAAACCTTCACCCAGAAAAGATTGATTTAAATGACCAAAAAGTTTATGAGAATATTTTTCATAAAGGTAAGTGGGCAGGAATATTTCAGTTTACAGAAGAAGGCTCTCAAAAATTTTGTAGAAAAGCAAAGCCTCGAAACATAATTGATGTTGCAGCAATTACTTCTATTTATAGACCTGGGCCTTTAGGAGCAGATGTTGATAAGCTTTATGTAAGGTCCAAGAAAAACCCTGAAGACATAGTTTATGAACATGAGCTAGTAAAAGAACTTACAAAAGAAACTTATGGTTTTCTCATTTTTCAAGAACAGATTGCATTGCTCGCTCATAAGCTAGGTAAAGATATTAGTTTGGACGAGGGCAATAAACTTCGCAAGCTTTTAACTAAAAAGGGAACTGGAGAAGTAGCAAAAGAAAAGTTAAAAATTAAAGAAAAGTTTATTACTGGGTGCATTGAAAAAGATTTGACAAAAGATTGGGCAAATAAAATGTGGAAAAAGTTTGAATACTTTTCAGGATATGGTTTTAATAAATCGCATGCTGTTTCTTATTCTATTATTTCATATCAATGTGCGTGGTTGTTCAACTATTATCCTGCCGAATGGATGGCAGCATTTCTGGACAAAGAACCGGAAACTAGAAAAGAAAAAGCAATTAACTTAGCAAAAAAGTTTAAGTTTAAAATTAAACCTGTTAATGTTAATAATTCTGGTGTTGTGTGGGAAATCGCACAAGACAATAAGACTTTAATCCAACCCCTGACTTCATTAAAGGGTTTGGGAGAGAAAGCAATCGAACAAATTATTAACAATAGACCTTTTGATATTATTGAAGATTTTCTCTTTAATGATAATATTATATATAGCAAATTAAACAAAAAGGCTTTGGATGTTTTAGTAAGAAGTGGCGCCCTGAATGACCTAGTAGACGATAGATTCACGGGCCTTAAACATTTTTGGTCTGCTACTGTTGTAGATAGGCCAAAAAGCTTAAAGAAACTTGAAGAGAATATTGAATTATATTTACCCGAAGAAGAGTTTAATGATGAAGAAAAAATTAATAATCTTGTTTCTCTCACTGGTATCTTTCCAATGGATTTAGTTTTGGATAGCTCTGTTATGAATAGACTTGATTTTTATAAGGTTCCTCCAATTGGAGAGTGGGACGATGATTTGGGAGTAGCATGGTTTATTCCAAGAGAAATTATTTCAAAGAAAACTAAGAATGGTAAAACGTATTGGATTCTCAAAGTAATTGATAATACCTCAACCGTAACTTCAATTAAATGCTGGGGCGTTAATCCAGAGCGAGATGAAATATATGTAAATCGCCCTTACATGAGTAAATTAGACTATGATGAACAGTGGGGATTTAGTACTCGATCTATAAAGTATAACTTTAGAATGTTAGCATAAAAGATGAATTTAAAAGTATTTAAAATACGTCCAGATGCAAAGTTGCCAGTACGAGCACACAAAACTGATGCTGGAATTGATCTGTTTTATTGTCCAAATGAAGAAAGGAAACTTTATGACACGAAAAGCTTTTTCATTCCCCCTAGAGAATCTAGAATACTTCCCACTGGGATAAAAATAGAAGTACCACACGGGCATATGTTAGAGATTAAAAATAAATCAGGAATTGCTTTAAAAAAACAACTTTTAGTGGGAGCATGCGTGGTTGATTCTGGATATAATGGAGAAATATATATAAATCTTCACAATGTTGGAAGCGAAACACAAGTATTTATACCGGGCGATAAAATTGCGCAAGCAGTTTTAATCCCTGTTGTTTCTTGTGGAATAGAAGAAACATATGAAGATAACTTAAACAAAGGAACAATCCGCGGTGATGGCGGTTTTGGTTCTACAGGAGATAAATAATGAGTTTATTATATAAAAATGGAGATAAAGGCCAAGAAGTAAAAAGGGTTCAAAGAGCTATTGGCGGCATTGCTATTGATGGTGATTTTGGACCAAAAACAGAAAAAGCTGTACGAGATTATCAGCAAACTAATTCGTTAGGAGTTGATGGTGTAGTTGGACCAGCCACTAGAAAGTCTTTAGAAATTAATATTTATGCTGGTATAGATGTCAGTGGTTGGAACGGCAATGTTCCATGGGGAAATGTTGATAAAAAACAAGTAGAATTTGTTTGGGCAAAAATGTCGCAAGGTCGAGATTGGTACGATAAAACCAGATTTCACAACTTAGAAGGTTGCCGATCTAATGATATTCCCATTGGTGGCTACCACTTTCCTTCACCTCATTTGGGAGCTAGAAGCACAGATCCTCAGAAAGAAGTACAATGTTTTATTAAGGCTTTGGGAAAAATTGAAGAAGGAGATATGATTCCTGTGCTTGATCTAGAGGCGGGAAAGAAAAAGGATCCTGAATTTAATCGTCAATGGGCTTTAGAGTGGCTACGAGAGTTTGAAAACGAAACTGGAATTCGATGTGCCATTTATACTGCGCGCTGGTTTGTGCGCGGATATTTAGGTCGCAATGTAAAGGGACTAACTGACTATCCTTTGTGGGTAGCAGACTATACAAAACCTTATAATAAAGGTGGACGCAACGAACCAGATGATTTGTGCGGCTGGGATGAGTGGGCAGTTTGGCAGTGGACTAGTAAAGGTCAAATTAAAGGTTTAGATCAAACTGGAATCCGCAAATGTGATCGCAATTGGCTTGTTGGTGGCGCTGAAAGTTTCAAAAAAATGCAAGTCTGTAAAAATCATTAAAGAGGATTTATGAGTAGTTTAGAAAGAAAACTTAAAAGAAAAAATAAAAAATCTGTTAAAAAAGAATTAGCTAAAAAAGTTAAATTAATGGGTTCCCTCTCAGATAAGTGCTTGACATGTGAAAAGTCATTTGATAAAATGAACAAAGAACAGGTTAAAACTTGGAATGTAGTTGTACGCCAAGAAGAAGGCATCGTTCGTCTTTACTGCCCCCTTTGTTGGGATAAAGCAATAAATGTTTTACAAGACTTTAGAAAGCACATAGAAGAAAGGGGAACAAGAAAAGAAACAGATGACTGATGAAATTAATCGTCCAAAACATTACAATATAAATTGGGCGGGCGAACAAGCTATAGAAACGTTTGAATATATTAAGTCTTGGAAGATGGGCTATGCAGAGGGAAATGTAATTAAGTATGTTTCTAGACATAAATATAAAGGGAAAGCCCTTCAAGATCTTAAAAAGGCCAGTTGGTACATAAATAAAATGATTGAAGAATTGGAGAAAGATGAAACTAAAAGAAACACTAACATATGACGACGTACTGCTCGTCCCACAGTATTCAGATATTGAAAGCAGAAAAGAAATTAATTTGTCAGTAAAGCTTAGTAATGATATTGTTTTAAATTATCCAATAATCTCAAGCCCAATGGATACCGTTACAGGATTAGCTATGGCCGTAGCAATGTGTCAAACGGGCGGATTAGGGATTATACACAGATATAATTCAATTGAAGAACAATTTCGTTTGGTTCTTGACGCAGATGACCGTGGAGCGCATAATATTGGCGCTGCAGTTGGAGTTGTAGGAGATTTCGAAGAACGTGCTTGTGCTTTGCATGATGCTGGTGCTAATGTTATTTGCATTGATGTTGCACACGGTCATCACACATTAGTAAAACACGCCATTGAAAAGTTAAAAAACATTTTTGATAACGAGGTACATGTTATGGCAGGAAACATAGCAACAAAAGAAGGTTATATTGCTCTTTCTCAATGGGGGGCCGATTCCATACGTTGTAATGTCGGCGGCGGTTCAATATGTTCCACCAGAATTCAAACGGGCCATGGTGTACCTGGCTTACATACCATATTTGAATGTGCTTCTGTAAAAAATGGACGTGCAAAAATAATTGCTGATGGAGGGATCAGAAGTTCCGGCGATGCAGTAAAAGCGTTAGCTGCTGGTGCTGATTTTGTTATGTTGGGTTCGTTGTTGGCCGGTACAAACGAAGCTCCAGGAGAAAAGATAATTACTCTTGGAGGAATCAAAAAACAATATAGAGGAATGGCCAGCAAAGACGCACAGATTGACTGGAAAGGAGATTACTCTTCAAACGAAGGTGTCTCTACGACAATTCCATATAAGGGTGCACTTGAGCACGTAATGGATGATTTACTTCGCGGCCTAAGATCGGGACTTTCTTATTCTGGAGTTAGAAACATTAAAGAACTTCAAGAAAATGCAATTTTTATAAAACAAACTGCTGCGGCCAATATAGAAAGTGGCACACATATATTAAAGAAATAAATTATGTCTGATTATGGAATAAATAAAAAACAAATATGCTTTGATAGTACAGCCAAACTGCATGCAGAATTAAAAATACGTTTACATTACGATGAAATTAAAATTAGAGATTTTTTCAATGAAACCATAAAAGCCTATCTTGAAAAGGATGAAAATATAATTAATTTTATTGAAAAAATAAAAGAAAAAAAGAATATATCTAAAACTCGTCGTAATAAAATTAAAAAAGCAAATAAAAAACAAAAAAATACGATCAAAAAATTCAGCTTAGATAAAGGCGACATTGAAGATATTTTTGATATTTTACAAAAGGAGCATCCAGATTTATGAAAAAATGTTTAAAAAAGTGTATATTAAAAGATGAAAATTGTAACGAGAAAGAGTGTAGATCTTGGATTGATTATGGAGAAGACTTTAATTGTGCTTTGTGTTCTGTACACAAACATGGAAACCTAACCTTAAACCAAGTTGCAAATCGGCTTGGCTTAAGTATTGTGCGTATTAAGCAAATACAAGACAAAGCCATAGAAAAATTACAAAAAAAGAGACGTTTAAAGGCTTTATAACTATTTACTATAAGAAGCGCCAGGAGTGCTGGCCATAGCTTATTAAATCAAGGAGAAAGATAATGAGTAAAAAAAACTTATTGAATGAAGGTACCATCCGTCGTTTCATGAAGTTGGCCGGTACAGATGTATTAGTTAGTGATTTTTTGGCCGAAGAAAATAAAGGCCATGGACCTGGCAAAGAGGTTAAACCTGGAGCAAATGTTGTTCCCTCTTCAGGCCAACTAAAAGAAACAGAAGAATTAGAAGAAGGCGAAGAAGTTGTAACAGAACAAGAAGAAGAACTTGCAGCTGGCCCTGAAGAATTGGGCGCCGAAGAAGATCTAGGTCTTGATTTAGAAGTACCCGAGGATGAAGAAGCAGAGCCCGAGGAAGAGACTTCTGTTGAAGAGTTTGCACGTGACGTACTCGACGCTATTAAGGATGTTGCCGGGGAACACGGTGTTGATATGGAAGTAGAAGAGATGCCGCCAGAAGAATTAGATGTTGGCGAACTGGAGCCCGAAGAAGAAGGTGAAGGCTTGGAACTTGGCGGAGAGGAAACCGGAGAAATTGGCGGCGAAGAAGCACCTGAAGAACTTGAAGAACTTGAAGAAGTTAATTATATTGATGATGCCGCACTCATGCAAGAAGTTTATAATCGAGTAACAAAACGAATTCTTCGCAAAAAAAAGACAGATGATATGGCAGCTACTTTGGCAGAGAAAATTAGCCAACGTCTCAGTAAAACAAAACAATAACCTCAAGAGGCTTAAATGTATGAATTCGCATGGTTTGTCGGCGGCGCGCTAGCCTATAGGCTCCTTTCTAAAATATTTGGTATTAGTCAAGTTGCAATTGTTTTTCAAAATTTACAATATAATATTTTAACACTTCTAGCTACAGTAACAGAAGATGTTTCTTATATTAAAGCTTTAAAATACAAAACAATGGCAGAATCCCAAATAGATCCAAACATAATCAAACAAAGTAAACTAACTGATGAGCAATTTTTCGAAGAATGGCAGAAAAATTGTCTTAGCAATATTTGTTCTTCTATGCCTATTTATGTTAAGCTTTCTTTCGATAGTTGGAAAGAAGGAATGGATCTTTTAAGTAAACACTACAGGGATCGCCTGCATGAACAAGAAAAAGAAAAATAATTTATTAAACTGGCTCTTTCATGAGGGTGCAATACAAAAAAAAGAAAATGTTTATATTGCTGATCGCGCATTTTTAGCTAATGCATTTATAAACTGGATTAGAGATGAAGTAAAAAATAAAAACTTAAATCCTGAAGATATAGAAAAAAAAATGAATATATTAAGGCTTTTTTTAAAAAAAGAAATTGATTTGAAATGGAACGATAATGCAACCCAGATTATTGAGACACCTTCTTCTAAAAAAAGAAAAAATAGAGAAATAGAAAACTATAAAACAAACAAGGACGTTGTATGAAGTTTATAAAAAAAAACAAATCAAGCAACAAGGAAAAAGAAGAAGAAGTTACATCATTAATATTTGTTGACAGTACTAAAGAAGAATGTAAAGTTCGTTTAATAAACCTTTTTGGTACCATTGATGATGAAAAAGCCGAAGAATTAATCCAATCATTATTTATTTTACATAAATGTGGTAAAGAAAATATCTTAGAAGATCCCGAAGATTACAATTCTGCAATTAAAGAAACTATTTATAAACCAATTGATTTTTATATATCTACTTGGGGTGGATGTGCGCGCGGCATGTTCGCTATTTATGATGCGATGAGGGCAGTAAGACAAGATTGTGAGATAATCACATATGGTTTGGGAAAAGTAATGTCTGCTGGTATTTTACTTCTTGCAGCCGGTACAAAAGGAAAAAGAAAGATTGGCAAAAATTGCCGCATTATGCTTCACAGTGTACGAGCAGAGCAATGGGGAGCCATCCACAACCTTGAAAACGAAATGGAAGAAACACAATGGCTACAAAAACAGCATATTAATGCTCTTATACAAGAGTCGGATATGACGCAAAGACATTTAAAAAAATTACTCGATAGAAAAGTAAATGTTTACTTGAACGCACAACAAGCGGTTGAATATGGAATCGCAGATATAATAGTTTAAAAGCCAAAATGTGGATTAGGATAGGTATTGTAAGAGTTTAAGGACTAATTATAAATATGGTAGATTTAAACAAAATAGTAGACAATTATTATAATTCCAACAACGTAACATTTGAAAACATACTTCAACTAATTGAAGAAGTCGTAAATCAAAAAACACTTTTTGAAAAGATGCAACTTGATCCCGGCGAAGAAAAAGATATAACAATTCACTTTCCTAAAATTCGAATTACTGAAGACTTTGGTAAAATTGGTACCGAAGATCGCACAATGATCGAAAAATTCACTAAAAATGTTGTTGGCAATACATTGGAAGAAAAATTAACTGCACTTAATAATATATTAACAACAAAAAAAGAAGACGCAACCATAGCAGAAATTCTTTCAACCATGGTGACTTGCGAAATTCTTTATGCAATTGTTACAAATTTTACTGAATCTGCTGGTGGTTTTATTTTCGAGGGGTTTCTCGCTGGTTTGTTTGGAGGCCAATCAATTCAAATTCAATCAGCCGCAGATATTCCTGCAACTTCAGGCGAAGATGAGTCTGGTGTGACTGGAAAACCAATCACCGATGTAATATTGGGAGATAAACACTATTCTTTGAAGCTCCTAGGTGAAGCCACAGAAGTTAAAGGCTCTTTTAGAAATATGGTTGAACACTTTAGAAAATATGATCACGTAATTTATTTAGATGCAAGACGAATAGGGCACAACGAAGGGCTTCAATTTGGTGAATTTATAATTACTTTAGGTAATTTCATAGAGGTTTTTGTTGACCCATTTTTAAAGCAAGTTTACAGAAAAGAAGCAGATCACTTTGAAGATGCCACTAAATTTAAACAGAAAGTTGCAGAACTAGCTGCAAACAACTTAGCTATTAAAAAGATTTCTTTTGGCACCCCAGGATTTTTTGCAGCCAAATCAGATTCAAGATCTTTTAAATTTGCCCCGGGGCTAGAGCCCGACGTTATAAAAGAACAAACCGGATTGGGAAATACACAATTAAGCGAGCTTGTTCATCAAATAATTAATTCACCCGAAGATGAGTTACAGCAGTACGCAAATTTTTCCATAATATATGCTGAAAGTAAGTTTGAAGGTACAAAAGCAGAAAAATTATTTGGATCATATGCAATTGTTGAACAACTACAAAGAGCTATTGAAAGCGGAGACAAGGAAGATATACTTAAATCTTTAGAAATGACCCCTGGCTATGCTTCTGGAGCCGGTCAAAGTCCCCAGCAATTTATATTTACGAGAGACCAAGCAGAAAACATTAAAAGCTATAGAGAAATTGGCACCTTAATGGTTGGCGAAGAACATATGAAAGCAACGTTTGCTATATATGCCGACCTACTTAAAGAAACTATTTCTCCCGTATATGAACAATTACAGTTTTTTACAAACAATATAAATGATTATTTCTTAGGTGTAAGCAATGAAGAGGTAGAACAAGATAGAAAACAATATGCACTAAGTGCAATTAATAATGCTCAAAATCTTGAAAAGGCCACGCACAATGCTGTAGAAAAAATTGAAAAATAGCTTGACATTTCATGTATAATATATTATAGTTTAAAGCAAGACAATTGGAGGATACATGCCACGAAAATATGAATCTGGAACAAGCTTACAACAGAAAATTTTAAAAGGTGTTAATGTGTTAGCAGATAATGTTGCTTCAACACTAGGTCCGCGAGGACGCAACGTTATTTTACATCATCCAGAACAAAATCCTGTAATTACAAAAGATGGAGTAGCCGTCGCTAGATTTATAGAACTTGAAGATCCATTTGAAAATGTTGGCATACAAATAATTAAACAAGCCGCTTCCCAAACTAGCATCGAAGCTGGCGACGGCACCACAACTTCTACTGTTTTAGCTAGAGCAATTCTCACACAAGCACAGCGATATTTAATGGCTGGCGCCGCGCCCATTGAACTTAAAAAAGGTATTGATAAGGCTGTAAAAGTTATTGTACAAAATTTAAAAGAAATTGCACAACCCATTGCTTCCATGGAAGATGTCACACATATTGCAACAATATCAGCAAACAATGATAGTACTATAGGAAAATTAATTGCTAAAGCAGTAGAATTGGCAGGTAAAGATGGCGCAATTAGTATTGAAGAAGCACGATCAGCTGAGACAAGCCTAGATTTATTAGAAGGTTTTCGCTTTGATTCTGGATATATAGCAAATGCTTTTGTAACAGATGAAAAAAGGGGAATAGTAAGGTATGATGATCCGTTAATTTTAATTACAGATGAAAAAATCGACTCCGTTGAAGAATTGATGCCTGTTTTAGAATTAGCTGCAAGAGAAGGGCGCCCATTTATTATTGTAGCTGAAAACATTGAAGGACAAGCGTTGGCTGCATTAATAATGAATGCTGTGCGCGGCACCATGCGCATTGTTGCTATAAAAGCACCACGATATGGTGAAGAAAGACGTAATATCCTCCAAGATTTATCTTTATCAGTAGGTGCAACTTTTGTTTCAAGACAAAACAATTTAAGACTACGTGATATAAAATTGAATCATTTTGGAAAAGCAAAATCTTTTGAAAGCAGCAAAAGTTTTACAACAATTGTTGGTGGAAAAGGCAGCATGGAAGACATAGAAAAAAGAATAGATTTACTAAAGGCACAGGTGAGGGAAACAGACAGCTTAAAAGATTGTGAAAAAATTCAAGAAAGAATTACGAGACTCGCTAGTGGCATAGCTGTTATTCGAGTCGGCGCTGCAACAGAAGTAGAAATGGTAGAGAAAAAGCATCGAATTGAAGATGCGCTCGAAGCTGTTAATGCAGCCCAACTTGAAGGAATTGTTCCTGGAGGAGGAGTTGCATTAATTCGAGCAAGCAAAAACATAAAAGTAGAAACCAACAGCGAAGATCAAAAGCTTGGAGTAAAAATAGTTTGCGAAGCAGTTAAAGAGCCTTTAAGACAAATGGCACTAAATGGTGGATATTCTCCTGATATTTTTATTTCACTAGTTTCTAAAGCTAGTGGAAATAAAGGAATTAATTTTAATACAGGGAAATTAATAGATCTTTTAGAAGCTGGGATTGTTGATCCAGTAAAAGTTACTCGATGCGCATTGCAAAACGCGGCATCAGTTTCTTCAACTTTAATCACAACCAATCACGCCATTATAGAGTCTTCTAACTAATTATAGACACAGGGGGACTTTCTAATGCCAAACGATTCTGCGGTTGCATTTGCTGAAATTTCTGGAAAGTTTGATCAAATGATTGACAAAATAGAAACAGTAAAAGAAAAACAAGATGAAATGGCTGCGGATATAGTTCAAATTAAAGAAGCCGTTTATAATCCAGATCAAGGATTATATGCGCGCTTAAGAGAATTAGAGTCCTGGAAAGAAACCTCTGCACACCTTCTTTGGATTATAACTACTGCTGTTGTAGGTCTTATTGCTGCAACCATATATAAATCTTTTTTTTAACTTGACAAATAATTAACATGTTGTATAATTAATACTATAAAGGAGGCGTTTATGCGCGTAAATGTAACTTATTCAATAGAACTTGATGAAATAAAACAGCTTGTTAGAGAGCTTCTCTTGAAAGCAGAGGATGATTTGCAAGAATTGCAAGAATTGTTTTTAAAAGTAAAAGTTGACATTGAAAAGGATAAAGATCAAAATGTTGCGACACTATTAAAAGAATGTAGGTCAAGCTTATCATCTTTAGATCACAATATATTTGATGCTGGAAACATTCTATCTGGATATCAACAAACCTCTCTTCGCATAGAAAGAGAACAACAAAAGACACCAACAAACTTTGAGGAAATCACAGGTGGGGAGCAAAGCAATGAAAGCGGGTGATTTAGTTTATGTGCCAGCACATATCACCTTAATGGAATTCGATGAGACTATAAAGGATGTTGACCCAGAAAAAACCTATGTTGGTCCTTCTCCTTTGCGCTTTCATAAATTGGAAAAGCCCACAAATCTTCTTTTATTAGAAGTCACGGCTGAATGGCAAAACGACAACGACCAGTGGCTTCCAGTTTTATATCATGGAAAAAGGTTTTATATCGACAAACATGATATTTTACCTTATCAGGAGGAAAGATGGTTAGATTAGTAGAAGTATATAGAAACTCAACTCAAACATATACTTTGAGAGAAGTATATATTAATCCAAAACATGTTGTTTCTTTAAGAGAAGACGATAGCATTAAAAAAAAGTTAAACGAAGGTACTCTTCCAGCTGGCTTAGATGATTCTCATCGTTTCACGAGACTTGTATTAGACAAAGGCCGAACAGGCGCTGAATTAATTATAGTTGGTGAACCCAAAACCATACAAGAAAAAATGAAGGAGAAAAAAAATGAACTTCTCCTTGGATGATAAACATTACATTTTGTGGATTAAATCTCATTGTCCGTGGTGTCAAAAAGCAGTTGATATTTTATCTAACAAACTCTTGTCTTATAAAGTGTTTGATATGGAAGAGCGCTTAGAGGAACTAGAGTTGTTGAAGAACAAGCTTGATTGGCAAACCGTACCAATTGTTTTTGAAGTTAACGTAAAAGGCGACTTTAAATTAGTTGGAGGCTACACTGACTTAGAAAAATATCTAGGCGAGACAAATGATTCCATGTAAATTGTTGGCAACTATAAAAAACAAATATATGGAAAACGACTCTCTAGAAAGAAGATTTGGTCACTACTTAAATTCTTTTTATCCGATAAAAGGATTTGGACGTGATTGTTGGGTGGTCGTTGTTAACATTTTGGTTGACTATGAACAATATTTAAAAGAAGGTTTAAACGAAGAAAAGATTACATTGGAATGTATTAAATATTTAAATCATAGACCAAAAAGTAAATATGGCAAAAGGCGCAGACGTAAAGCAACTTATGGTATTTTTCGAAACATTCCTTATTCTTTTAAACCGAAAGAAAAAGACGGTAAAAAAATCATACAAACACTGTTAGTTGTAGAAGAACGAAAAAACAAAAACTTCTGGGGAGAAGGAAGAAAAGATATATAACACCTATGTCAAAAGAAGAAAAAATAATTTTATACACACTAGACGAAGAATCCATGTATAATTATTTTTTAAAAATAGAACTAGATAGAAAAATTATATCTGATTTTTTATTTAAAGAAGAATCCTCAATAACTCGGAACAACAGGAGTGCAATGTGTGAATATTTTACTCTTCTGGATGGTCTTGAAAACGTTTTAGAAGAAATATTAGATGATGATTGTAAAGACGAGACCACCGACTCTTATATTACCACAACACAACAAGCCGCGCGCATTTCCATATACATGGAAGGTATTGTTCATGCTAAACAAATTTTAAATAGTCAAAACATTTCTCTTTATTTACATTAGTGGCCTACTATTTATTTTATGACCATTCTCGCTTCTTTTTTGATCGCCTATTTATATGGTGGCGTCGCAGAATGGATTTTTCATAAATATATTCTCCACGGCCGCGGAAAAAACAAAAAAAGTATTTTTTCTTTTCACTGGCACTCTCACCATAAAGCATGTAGAAAAAACAACAATATTGATAAAAATTATAAATTTCCCCTTGCTACCCCAGTAAGAAGAGAAATTTTATTTTTATCTTTGCTTAGTTTAATTCATTTTCCAATTTATTTTATTGCACCATATTTTTTTATTGGAATTGTTTTGTATCTCTGTAGATATTTTTATTTTCATAGGCGCGCCCACCTAGATGTACAATGGGGACGAAGAAAAATGCCATGGCATTATGATCACCACATGGGAAAAAATCAGGATTTAAACTGGGGAGTTACCGTTCAGTGGATTGATAAACTATTTAATACAAGAAGGAAATATTAGGAGGCTTTATTGTGAAACAAATGAAAAATACTTTATTTTGGTCAACAACTCTCATAATAACGGCCTTAATATATATTTATACACTTAGTAGCTTCCCATTAGCACACGCAAAACCACCTCCAACGAAATCAAAATTTTATGACTTTAATGAGCAAATAATTGATGGTGAAATTCGCAAACCAACCGCAACATATATAGATTCACGCGAAAAAGCAAAATTTGAAAGGCTCTTGAAATTGAAAAAATCTTTCATGCCTGAGCTTTTTAAAACTCACAAAAACAAAGTATTTAAATAGTAAAACATATCCTTAATTATTAAAAAATAAATAAATTTGTTCATAATGATGCTTTTTATTATTCATAAGCATATGTATTTATAGAGGTGTGAATCTTTTTTCACACTTTCCCAACCAATATATTTTTATTTTTCTCTTTCTTTATAAAAAAGAACGAGTTTTATGTGGAGGTCTGTTTAGGTGTCAATAAATGTGAAGGCTCGGTATCTTTTTTTAGCTCTTGTACCATACTTCGCATTCTATTTTTTAATTCAATCATTAATTCAAACAGGTAGTTATAATTTGTTAACAGAAATGGATTTAAAAATACCTTTTATACCTTATTTCATTTGGATATATCACACAATTTTACCGGTGATTCTTGTGACAAGCTTTCTTATATTACAAAAAAAAGATATATTTTTAGCGTTAATGTTTTCAAATATTTTTGCTGGTATTGTATTATGTTTGTTTTATGTATTATTTCCAGCATTTTACCCAAGAGAAATGTTTGTTGATACAGCTACGATATCGGGATGGCTCATTGAAATGACACAATCTATCGATGGCCCCCACAACACTTTCCCATCAAGCCATGTAACTTTTGCATGGCTTTTGGTGTTTTTTGCAAACCTTTCCCAATATGTAAAAGGACATCGATGGCTTCGTCTTGTTTATTTTTATTGGGCTATCCTGATATCAATTTCCACTCTCATGCTTAAACAACACTATATAGTGGATGTAATTTCTGGTTTTGCACTAGCTATACTCATGTATTTCTTGTGTAAGCGTTTATTTGTGAGAGAGGCCGCCCCCAAACAACTAATTACTTTAGATGTTAAATTCGTTTCCTCAAGAAGCCTTGCAGAATGAATGCCACTTAATTATACAAGAGGTTTTGGGGGATTCTTATATTAGAGTGTTCATTGGAGATTTCTCTCTTGTAGAAGATGACAAGAAAAAAATTACACATGTAAACTGTAAAATATTTTTTTCAAACAACCGAGAAGAAACAATAGAAGGAAAAGGGCACGGAATCGTTGATGCTTTATTTAATTCTATTATACAGAAATATTCCAGCGAATATACTTCCTTAACTCAAGTAAGGTTTGATGACTTTATCATGAAAGTTAATTTTAAGAGCGCCAACAGCAGAAGTACAGACTCACCAGTTGAAATAAAATTAGCTTTGAAAACTATTACTAGGAGAGAGCAAAATATATTTTTTTCTGCAACGGCGCGCTCAATGGTGGTTGCTGCAATATCAGTCATTAGAAAAGCGTTTGAATATTTTATAAATGCGGAAGCTGCCGTATTAGTGCTACAAGAAAGCATAAAAGACGCGCGCGCGCGCAACAGGAGAGATTTAAACAATAAATATGTTTCTCAAATGGCACAGTTGGTACAAATAGTTTCTTATGAAGATGTGCTCTTATAAAACTGAAATATATTTATTTTTGTGAAGATAGGTGATATAGTTCAATGGACGCCCGTTTATGCACAGCATAAATATATGCCGAGGTGGATGGGTATAATTATTGAAATCAAAGAAGCAAAAGATAAAACGCAAGTAAAAGTTTATTGGTTCAGCAACAACGAAAATTATTACATGGCAGATTGGACTTCAGTTGAACAGCTAAAAAGAATTTCTAGTTCTTAATATTTTTTTATTGACAAATATGTATTTTTTTTGTTACACTTCTAATAGGAATATTTTTATTTTTGTGGGAGGAACAAAATGATTAAAATTGGAGATACTGTTAAAGTAATTGCCAAAGAAAACGAAAAATACGGGAAAGTTGGCACCGTAACTAATATATTAGATTATGAAAGATATCAAACTGCTCGCGTATCCTTTAGTTCAAGCTTGTTTGATTATATTGATGTTAATGATTGGAGCCTGAAAAAAATATGCTCAAATTCATAAAAACAGGTGATTTAGTAAGAGTCCATGGACACAATGGACCCACCATTAATGTAATAACTAAAATAGAAAAGCGTCGTAATCATTATGGAACTCATGATATTTATGCCAACGTTTTTGGCTGTGACTCAGAGTTTTTTCATGAAAAAGACATGGTACTAATCAGTGCAAGTCGGTGATTTGGTTGAGCATGAAAAGTTTGGCATAGGAATCGTAACTGAAATCAGCGAACCTACTCCTCTTTTTGCATATCAAATCGCGTCAGTTAATTTTAACAATGGTCAATTGGAGCAACTAGTAACGACAGTTTTACATCAAATAAAAAAAGAAAAAAATTGAAATTTCTCTTGACTTTTTCTTGGTGATGCAGTATAATTATAATGAACAGTCGAGGAGAGGATAATTGACGACGCAAATCACAGCTCGTATTCAAAAAGTTATTGATTTTAATAAACAACATTCTGTTTTGAGCGCGTGGGAAAATGGATTCTTGGAATCTGTTTTTAGCCAAGCGCAGCGAAAAGGGCAACTATCTATAAAGCAAATAGAAATATTTGAAAAAGCTGAAATAAAATGCACCTCCGAGGCACTTGAAGAAGCAAAAGCTTGGACGAAGTTGTATCGAATTCAGCATCAAGAAACTGCTAAGATTTGCGCGCGCTATTACAAGATTACTGGCTATTTCAGCGATTTGTCAGCTAATATACTTGGCGACTCCGAATTCGTCCCCAGTGAGCGCCAATATAAGAAAATGTGCGAGAACAAGTACGCCCAGAAAGTGCTTGCCATGGCCAATGCAAAGCCATTGTATACCATTGGTACCACCATTGTCATACGACGTCCAGCACTCAAATATAATAATCGCCATCTAGAACTGGTGCCGTGTTTGGTGCTGGAAGTTTTAGATGAAATAAAATCTGCTGCAAAAGGCGCAAAACAATACAGAGTTTTACCATATGGTGAAGCTGCCCCACTAGTGCTCGAAGAACGACAAATCAAAAAATGCAAACCCGGCGCTAAAAAAAAGTCAAAGAAAAAATCTTTTGACGACATACCATTTTAATCAAAAAACTTCTTGACATTTCCTCAAATATTTGAGATAATACATAAGTACCTAGCAAAAAAGGAGAAAAATTTTGAGCTGGAACAATACGGTAACTTGCAGTTGGTGTTATACCACAGGACACAACAGGAGTAGCTGTTCTGAGAGAAAACAACATATTGCTGACCGGCCCGATTCATATGAGGCCCAACGCGACCATGAGCGTAGAAATAGAGGTCGCAGATGTAGTTATTGTGAGGGTCATGGTCACACACGTCGCACATGTGCTAACAAGAAAGAAGATCGCAAGAATCTTCTCATAAAAAACAAACAGTTGCGAGCTGAAGCATACGAGCACTTTTGCACTGAAGGGTTAGCCCCCGGTACATTGTTTACTATGAATCATTGGAATCGAGGCAAGGTGGCAGCAATGGTTAACCGTTTGCAATGGGAAAGAATTCGTGTTGACAATGGATTTACAATAAGTAGTTTCCGAACAGGCCATGGCGCTTTTATTGTATATACACAACTCAGCACGGGTGACAACGGTCACATAGTAGGAATGGGCGAAATTGAACAAATTGTTAGCCCTGTTTCTTCCGATGCTGTTTCCATAGGCATGCCCAAAGGTTGGTTGGATAGCACAGACGAGCAAACAATCTATGCGCTGGATGAGCTTCAAAAAGAGCGCACTTCAGGGTACGTACGCCAACATTATCTTGAAGACGCTTAAAAAAAACAAAAAAAAACAAAAAAACTCTTGACAAAATCCTCTTCATATGAGATAATTATAATCAAGAAGGGTCGAAAAACAAAGGAGCTTAAAACATGGCAATCGACTTCAAAACATTTCTTTCCTGCGCACCCCACGTCATCGCAGTTCGCAAACCCATTCTCCTTCGTGGTCGTCACGGTGTCGGTAAATCCGAGGTCGTCTATCAAGTAGCTGAGAGCATAAATCTGCCTGTCGTAGAGCGACGCGCTTCTCAGATGACAGAAGGCGACTTGCTAGGCATGCCTTCCCCTGAGTTTGTCGAAATTAACGGTGAACAAGCTTCCGTTTTCCGGCCCTTCTCTTGGTTCATTCAAGCTTGTACGGAGCCTGTCGTCCTGTTTTTGGACGAAGTTGACCGCGCAACCCAAGAGGTACGCCAAGGCATCTTTGAATTGACGGATAGTCGGAAACTTGCAGGTTGGACCTTGCACAAGGATACCATCGTTGTTGCTGCTGTTAATGGCGGCGAGCATGGTGACCAATACCAAGTCAACGAAATGGACCCAGCGGAATTAGACCGCTATACTGTTTTTGACATTGAGCCCTCTATTGAAGACTGGCTTGTGTGGGCAAAAGAAAATACTCACGGCATCATTTGGGATTTCATTAATCAGAATCGTAACCATCTTGACCATAAAGATGATTTTGAGCCGAACAAGGTATATCCTTCGCGTCGTTCATGGAAGCGACTAAACGATTGTTTGGTTGAAGCAAGCGCAATAGAAGAAGCTTCTCCGCTTCTCTTCAACCTTTCCACTGCTTTTGTCGGCTTTGAAGCTGCTGTTGCTTTCAATGATTTCGTAAAAAATTACTCTCGCGTTGTCACGGTTGAGGAAATTTTGGTTGAGGGCAATGTGGATGCTACCACAAACTTTGACCTGAACGAGCATTGCGCTCTCATTGAAAAGATGGAAGCTAAAGATACGTTTGCTGCAGCGCTTCCAAAAGAGCAGATTCAAAATCTGGCAAACTATTCTGTAACGCTTCCTTCTGAGGCGTTCATGAAGCTTTGGACTCTCGTAGGCAAAGGCGACGTGTTGGAAAATACAACAGGACTTCACAGTGCCACTGCTGATAGTGGTACAAAAGTTTCTTCTTTCATCGTTGAGATTCTCACAGGAAATCAAACAGACTAATCAAACATGCTCCACCCAAAAATAATTGGGTGGAGCTTCACTTTTTTCTTGACAAATTCATCTACATGTGAGATAATTATAGCATGGAAAACACAAAAAACAAAAGTTTTGATTTGAACATGCACATCGCGCGCTTGCTCATGAGCGAGCCTTTCTTTGCATCTTTGTCACGTCGAGTTACAAAGTGTGCTAGCACCATTGTTCCAACGGCTGGCGTTCGTGTTAATCCTGAGACGGCACGTTACGAATTAGTTTATAATCCCACTTTCTTTGAAGGGTTGACGGATGATGAGCGCAGAGCAGTGCTCATTCATGAGTTTTATCACCTAATCTTTGAGCACGTAACTAGTCGTCTTCCCGATGGCGCAATGACTCGTGATTGGAACATTGCAGCAGATTTAGCAATTAATAGTCACATCAACGGACTGCCTGAAAGTGCTTGCATTCCCGGCCAAGGACCATTTGCTGATTTTGCACCAGAATTGTCTGCGGAAGCTTATTTGAGGCTGATTCAGCAAAAGCGGAAGGAAGAAAAACAGCAAGCAAAAGATGGCGACAAGAGCGACAAAAACGATGGCAGCGATGGCAACAACGGTCAAGGTGATGACGAGGAAAACACCAACAACAAACTTCCCGAAAACAATGGGCTTGATAGCCACCAAGATTGGGGTAAAAGTGACAATACAACCAACGAGATTGCTAAAGAGCGAGTAAAGGAGCATATCAAAGAAGCAGCCCAAGAAGCGCAAAAAGGTCGAGGCTGGGGCACTATTTCTGCTTCTGTTCGGCGTGAGATTATGGAGCGCTTAATCACAAAAGTAGACTGGAAAAAGGTTCTACGCTATTTTGTAAAAACTTCTCGTCGTGCATCCACGCGGAGCACCGTCAAGCGCATCAACAAGCGTTACGCCTACATCCACTCTGGTAAAAAAGTGACACGTCAAGCACGTATCGCTATCAGCATTGACCAATCCGGGTCAGTAGATGATGGTATGTTGGCTGCATTTTTCAATGAGCTTAACAAGCTTTCAAAGCTTGCTTCGTTTACTGTGATTCCGTTCGATACTATTGTTTGCGAAGAAAAAGTATACGAATGGAAAAAAGGTGAAAATCGAAAATGGGAACGTGTTCTTTGTGGTGGAACCTGTTTCAATGCTCCAACCGATTATGTAAACAAACATGGCTTTGATGGTCATATTCTCTTGACCGATATGATGGCACCAAAGCCAAAAGCATCGAAATGTCAACGCATGTGGATGACAACTGAAAATTATGCACGTCACCCCTATTTCAAAACAAATGAGCGAGTACTCGCAATTGATTGCGACTAGTCGAAAGGAGGCTATTTCAATGAAGCCTTACAGCTAATTTAACTCATTGTGATTCGACCATGAAGAATATTGTATAATCGCCTTCTATGATTCTATCGAAGGGTAGTTAAAAACCTCAGATTACGAGGGGTCTACAGTCGAAGAGAATCTGGGGAAGTTACGCGCCAAGAACAGCGGCTTCTTTATGGTCGATTTATAACAAAAACTTCTTGACAAAAGCTCATATATATGAGATAATACTTATAGAAACGGTTGAAAAAGGAGAAAATGTCAACCATGAAACAAAACGATTACCTTATGAAAAAGTGGTGTTTTGGCTTTGGCCGCAGCAAAGCAAAAGCGCGTGAAGAAGCTTACATGAACAAAGATGGCGAGCTTCAAACACACCGCAGCTATCCAAAATACCGCACAATCATATTCAAAGTGGAAAAAGCGACAAAGAAAGGCAATCAATGGCAAGTCGAAGGCACACAATTTGCCTCACTCACAGGCAAACCTAAAAAGACCAAGCTGATTTTGCAAGAAAAGAATGGTCTTTTGTACGTCGCAGGACAAAAGCGTCCATTCCTTCGTATTCAAGACCCCGGCTTACTCACAGAAGATGGCATTCCACCTGTCGGTTCACTGATTACGGTTGATAAGAAACATGCCATTGTCACGGCAGTAGATCGCAACCAGTTGACTGTCTTTGTCAAAGGACAGTTGAAAACTGTTGTTTGTAAGCCCGGTCAAATTCGATGGCACTCAGACAAAGTGCTCATCAGTGCGGTAGGTGGCAAATGAGCAACGCTAAAAGTTATAACACAGGTAAACAAAACGAGAGTGATTCGTGGTCAGTGATGCGAGAACATGGTTTTGCGCGCCCAACTCCAAAACAAAGAGAGAATTTGGTTGCTGCTTACTTTATGAAGGGTAAAACGCTCAAGTCGAAAGGTTTTGATTTGATTAAAGAATCCGACGTAGAAGTAACCAATAGTCTCCATAAACTTCTAGAAACTATTGATAATATTGAGCTTTTTGAACTAAAAACCGCTGGAAAGAAGAGAAAAAAAGCGATTGGAGATGATTGGTCTGGTCTTGGGTTTACTTTAACTAACTCAGAAAGACACAACGCTGAAACCTTTGGAAATAACTTCAAATTTATCTTTCTCAATCTGAAGAACAATAGCATACACAAGTGTAGCCTAAAAGATTTCTTTCTTCCAGAGGTATCAAATATTTACCCAACTTGGTCGATTTTCATCAAAAAAGAAGGCTTGACAAGCTAACGCCAGCGTGGTATAATGGTGGCAGAAAACAAATCGGAGTACAACATGGTTGACAAGATTATCCACTATGAGAATGGAGAAATGAACGAGGACGAGACAATTCAATTCTTTCAGGAGTTGATTGATTCTGGTCTAGCTTGGAGTCTTCAGGGTCATTACGGTCGTGTTGCTAGTTCTTTGATTGAAGAAGGCTTGTGCACCAATGGATAGGTCACGTTGGGCCGATATCGGGGATTTGGTAATCGAAAAGACAACGAAACGAGTTGAGGAACTCAAATGGGTTGGCGTTGTATACAAGATTATACGCAATAAATATAATCATGCCACAGTTTTTATTAATTGGACTCCAAACAACCCTCCTCATTATTACAAAGAACGTGGCTATTCAGCTACAAACATTCATAATCTTCGAAGCAGATTTTGTGTGGTGAAAACATGAAACGAGAGAAAATCATGATTGGAGATTTAGTTCAGACCACATTAGGCTATGTGGGAATTGTTCTGGAGCGGAACACACAGACTGAAACCGGACAACATTGGTGGAGAGTTTGGAACATAGCTAAAAACAGACTAAGAATTGTTGGAGAGTGGGAGTTGACACGATTGTCATGAAAGTCGGTGATTTGATTAGAGAAGAAGAGTTTCCCGAAGATGAATATGGAGTAATTGTTTACGTTGGAGACTTGCGAACAAAAAAGCCATATAAAGTCTTTTGCCCCTATTGGCAAGCAGTTATAGCTTTTGAGAAGAAATACGTTCATGAACAATGTGAGGTAATCAGTGCAAGTCGGTGATTTAGTAAAATTCAAAGCAAGTGGCGTTACGGTAGTTTACTTAGGACTAGTAAATGGCCTTTATCAGTTTTATGATACAGAATACGGTCGAATTGAACTTATGAAAAAACATCGAGCAGGAAAACCCGGATTCAACCTTAGTAAAGTGGAGTTGGTCAGTGCAAGTCGGTGACTTGGTAAAGAACGGTCAGTATGGAATTGGAATCGTTGTATTCGTCGGCAATTGCACCGTTCAGATTAAATATAACAACTCTCCCGTCCCCCTGTGGACCAGTCTTGAGTTAATAGAGAAAATATCGTGAAAATCGGTGACTTAGTTATTTACAAACCTTGGGCTAGTACCTACGAGGGCACAGGCTTGATACACGCGATAGAAGCCGTTTCTAGCGATGTTTATCGCTATAAGGTAAGTTGGCCAGCAAAACCAGCGTACATTGGGAGAACGATGACTTGGGAGAGCCCACGAGACGTAGAGGTCATCAATGCAAGTCGGTGATTTAATAAAATACACTTGGAACGGTCATAACGTTGGAGTGGTTTATAAAAACAATCATTGTTGGAACAACCAGCAACTAGGAACTGTCACAAAAATGGATGGTAATATAGTTTGGTGGACTGACACAAAAGGATATGCTTCTTGGACACATATTCTGAACTTGGAGTTAATCAGTGCAAGTCGGTGACTTAGTGAAGCTTAATGATTTGGTGGGTTTAGTCATTGGAACGGTGTCAGTAGAAGAGTCTCCCATTCACTTTCAAGAGGATCACCCTACAGAACCGCATTTATATTGCGTTGCATGGTATCGATATCAACAATACGGTACTTATTGGAGCAACGATTTAGAGGTAATCAGTGCAAGTCGGTGACTTAGTTAAACTTTCGAGTAAGGGCAATAATATTTTATGGTGTAAAGTGTACAAAAACAAGGCAGGAATTGTTGTGGACACACAGCCAAGAAACAAAAGACTTCACAACATACAAGTGATGTGGATGAATTATGGTAGCCGATGGGTGCATCGGGCCTATCTCAAAACAATTTCGAGAGGCTAAAAAATAAATATGAAAGTCGGTGATTTAGTTAAAGCAAGATTATACCATACGTGGTATAATAATGGTGTTGTTGTCAATATTGCTGGGCGCAAGTGGCTTAAAATTGCTTGGGCAGATGGAGTCATTCAACAAGAACATGTTGATGATTTAGAATTAATCAATGAAAATCGGTGATTTAGTAAAACACAAAAGAAATGGTCAACTAGGTTTGGTTATTCGCATAGAAATAGCTATGGGAGGCAACGACCCATTTTATCACATTCAATGGGCAAACAACTCCAACAGCGCATGTTGGAACGATGAAATAGAACCAGTCGATAAAAATTGGTATAAAAAACAAAAAAGTACTTGACAAAACCCCAAAAATTTGAGATAATACTTACATGGCGTTGAAGACTACAACATTTATTGCTTCAAAATTTGACCGCTGCCACGATGACCTTGATGGTCTTCTGCCAGAGGGTCACATTCTTTACTCATGGGATTGGATTGACACACCTGAAGGTCATGAACTAGAGCGTAACGACGTTCTTGTTGAGGTCCAGCATGGAACTCTCAGCGACATTGCCGAGCATGCAGGTGTTGAACTTCATCTAGCAGAGGACAACTAATGTCACAAAAACAAATTTATCTTGCACAGTGGGACCATAAACATGGTCAAAACATTTCAGCGCACACTACACACGATGGCGCATTCAAGCAATGTGTTGAATGGGCACGCGAGACTTTAGAGGAATGGTTACCTTACGCTAACAATGCCGAAGAGTGCGCAAAATTGAACGATAAAGACCTCATAGCCAATTGGGGCGAGATTACAGGATATACTGAATATTTCAACGTTGATTCGCTTTCACTAAACGAGGATGAGCCAGACGAAAAAGAAACATGGATTGCTGATACTTCTCACATTGGAGCCTAAATAAGTGGGATACTGTTCAGAAGTAGCATTGGCCGTCAGTAAAAAACTCATGCCACATTTTTTAGGTGTCTTAGCTAAGGAGCCTGCTGCTCGTCCTTTAATTTTCAAAGAACATGACCACCTTGACTTAGATTATAACGGTGAGGGCACACTGCTCGTCATATGGCATGAAATAAAGTGGTATGACAGTTGCGCTGAAATTAATGCTCTCAACGACTTCATTGAATTATGCGAAGCCGAGATGGTTGATGGTTTTGACGGTGAATCAAGTGAACATGTACGTTTTGTGCGACTTGGCGAAGATAGCGACGACTACGTAGAAAAAGGTACGCTGCACGATTGGGATATATCTATGAGCAGGAGCTTGATGTATTGAGAATCGGTGATTTAGTAAAGTTTGATAGCAATGGCATGATTGGCCTTTTACTGCACAAACACTATATGCCAGAAGATGAAATTCTGTTTAAAGTTTTGTGGCTTGATGGTACGACTAGCAATCGTTGGCAAGATGAATTGGAGGTTATTGATGCAAGTCGGTGACTTAGTTCAACTTTTAGACGTTCATGGAGAACCAGAACTGTTGACAGGCATTATTACCGGATTCAGAAAAGGACTTGTTAAAGTGCACTGGTCTGGCGTATTCAACCAACGCGATGCTGCATGGCAGTGGGGACGATTGAAGGTGCTAAATGCAAGTCGGTGACTTAGTAAGACAAAAAGTCAGACCGCAAGGCGCATTGCTTGTAATCAGAATAGATGACACCGGCAATTGGTTCATGGCTCATGATTATGGGTCACATAATACGTGGCTAACTATAAAAGATTATGAGATAATTAATGAAGATAGGTGATTTAGTGAGAACTACGCGCGCGCGCATCGGCGTTCCAAAAGGAACGATTGGTTTGATTTTTGAAACCCACGATGCGCGCCCTTATGAACCCTTCAATGAATTTGATGGGGGACTCTGCGATGTGCAGCTTTATGGTTTGAAAAATCTTCGAACAGTTCGCCGCATACCAAAAGATTTGGAGGTCATCAATGCAAGCGGGTGACTTGGTCAAAGAGAAAACCAAAACGAATCGCAAACCTTCACTTGGAATATTGTTGTATACATGTGAGGACCGCAATCCACGAGAAAAGCCTTTTCCTTATTTTATCCATTGGTTTGATAATGATGAACAAGAGTGGACAAAAGAAATATTCTTTGAGGTGGTTAACAATGGTAATATTGAACGAAAAAATTGTCTGTAAAGACGGGTTTGAGATGAGTGTACAGGCAAACGAAGGTGCATATTGTTCACCACGAATTGACAATGCAGAAAAATACACAGCAGTTGAAGTGGGGTACCCAAATCAACATGAACCAATGTTGATGGAATGGTGCAATGGTGGAGAGCCTCTCAATACAGTTTATGGGTGGGTACCAGCATCGAGAATTTCATTGATTTGCGCCAAGCACGGTGGGATTGTTTCAGGTAAGTTGCCTGCTGGAATTCCATTTATTGAGGCGGCAAAGTGAAAACCAACGAGGTCAACAATTAATGGAATTATTTGGTCTACTGATACCAATCATAGGTTTTATTGCATATGTTTGGCTACAAGAAACGTCACAAAATAGGAGATAAACTATGACGAGAAAAGAAGAATTAAAGCAACTTAATGAATATGTTGAAAAAAATGGAGTAACAATATTACCACCAGACGAAAGAGGTCCAGAAGTATTGTTTAGCGCATGGAAAAGGCAGCCCACAAAAAAGAAACGTGGAAGAAAGAAAAAAGAAAAGTGATGTCAATTGAATTATATGATGATAAACTTGGGCGTGTTGATTATGTAAGTCACATGGGTTCGGATTTGACCGTGGTTAATTCTGCCAGAGTTTCTTTTGGAAAAGAAGTAAAAGAAATTTCTGCAAAAGATAAAAAATTGATTAAATATTTAATCACACACAAACATACTTCTACACTTGAACATTGTGTAATTACATTTAGATTCAAAGTACCATTATTCATTCGCTCACAACATCACAGGCATCGCACGTGGTCTTACAATGAAATATCCAGACGGTATACCGATATAAATTTAGAATTCTATGAGCCGAAACAGTTTAGAAAACAAAGCGAATCAAACAGACAAGCATCAACTGATGAAACATTTGACCCATATATGAATGATATGCTTGAACCAGCCTCTAAAATTATTAGAGAACATCATGAAGCATCGCTCTACGTTTACAATAAACTTTTAGAATCAGGGATATGTCGTGAGCAAGCAAGAGGAGTACTTCCACAAAATTTATATACAGAATATTATGGTACGTGTAACCTGAACAATTTGTTTAAATTTATAGATTTGCGCTCATATACTGGAGCGCAATGGGAAATTCAACAAGTAGCGAAAGCATGTCTTGAAATTGTAACAGACTTGTTTCCAATAACAATTGGAGCATATCAAGAAGTTTCGCGCGCGCCCCCATGAGAGAAAAACGCGATTCGAAATAATTTTTTCCTTGACAAACGTGGCAATTCATGAGATAATACCTATAGAAACAATCGAGGTTTTGAAGGAGAAGAATCAAATGCTGTGAATGTTACCCCAAAGCTGTATGGGGTCAGCCCGTTGTATGAGCTTGGTGCCTGCTCTGAAAAGTGCCACATTTTAATTAGACTACTAGGAATAAAAGCTTGGGATACAAGATTTAAAGATTGGTGACAAAGTGTTTGACGAGGACATGCAAGACTGGGGGATTATTACAGAATTTCGTCCCACGACGGTTATTGTCCTTTGGTCTGCGCTTGGAATTCCAATGGCAACTCCTAAGCTTTTAGCCGAGGATGCGCTAAGAACAGGCGAGTGGAAAATTCAACCACGAGTTGAAATAACTTTAATTGACCCAAGAAAAAAGTAAAATACTCCTTGACAACCATTGATTTTTGTGAGATAATATATATAGAAACAATGGCAAAAGGAGCCAAATTGAGTCGCAAACATTTTCAAATCATAGCAAATATCATTAAACTTCATGGCACAAGTCCAACTGCCAAAGCAATGGCATTGGATTTCTCAGTTGCTTTCAAAAAAGAAAACCCTCGTTTTGACGCCGTACGCTTCTTGAGCGCTTGTGGTCTTGAGCGAGTAACGCTTGGCAACGGTGAAAAAGTTCACATCGTCAACTAATCATAGGAATATCATGCTAGACGCAAAACGTGCAAAAATACAGTTACACATCGACAACGCTACAACGCCCGAAGAAGCCGAGCTTGCAGAAGCTTTGCTTGAAGGCTACGATAGCGGAGAACTAATGATTTTGACTGACACCGCAACGGGCGAATTGCTCTTTGCTTTGAACGAGGTAAACTAATGGACATAGACTGGAAAGAGGAAATGGACAAACTGATGGCTCGCACCACAAAAAATTGGTGGAAGACGGGCAATCGAAAGTTTGCTACTGGCGTTACAGGCAGCTTGGAGCTAGGAAGTGCCGAGGACACAAAAGATAAAAAAACTCTTGACAAATGCTGCTCGATATGAGATAATGTATATAGGATGGAGGAATTACAAGTGTTCTTTATTGAACGTTTAAACAACACAAATTGGGTGGTCATTAGTGGGCCACATGGCTGCGAAGATGTTGCATATATTCATGCAAGAGGCTACGCAAATAATAACACCAGCGCATATGGTCCTATCCGTATTGTGACCGACACAGGCGCAGTTGTTAACTTTCTGTAAAGTTTGGTAAGGCTGGAGGTGAAAGGAAGCTAATACATTTTTAATAGTGCGAAAATAACTTGGCGTTTAAAGGTACGGGAAAACTAGATACTATCTAGTCTATATTCTCGCACCTGTCAAGTGAATAATCCCTACACTGTGTAGAATTGTTACGCATGTGTAGAGTAAGACAACACGTGTAATGTGGAAGCAGTACACACTTGAGTGTAGAAATAATACACATGCGAGAGCATAAATATGAACAACATTAAACTTATTAAAAATCTAGCCAGCCAAGCAGAGTCAACCATTGTAGGAATGGATATCGTTTCTCCAGTGGTTACAGTACTACCCAAAAACATTCGGAAGGATACTAAAAAATAAAAAAGTACTTGACTAGTTACAACATACATGTAGTGGTTAGCCACTAGGTAATACAATGAATATGATATTTAAATCAGAAAACCTAACACACGATTCGCTTTTGTGTGTATTACCTTTTGGCTCAGCATATACATGTCGAGAAAACGGCGAACCATTACCAGAGTCAGTCATGGTCGCTGTTGCTTTACAATCATTACAGTATGTGCTTAGGCCGAGCGCTTGGGATCCATACAAAGTAGAGCCAAAAAATTAACTCAATGATTACAACATGTTAATTAAACTTTCTCTAGGTGGAGATAGAAACGTGCGCGAGAGCATTAATGAACAAAAACAGTCTAACCTATAGATTCTTAAGAGGCTATCTAATTGGCTTCGCCATTGTCAGCATGTACCACATCCTCCCACAAGTCGGCGCAATCCCACAGCTTTTACTCGGTGTATCTATTGGTGCGCTAGGTTGGACATGGCTAATAAATGTTTCCGAGAGTAATAAAAAATAAAAAGATACTAGACAACCCTACCTAAGATAAGTAATATATATATGATAGATAAAGATATAGTAGAGAGAGAACAACAGGATAGTGTTGGGTATAAGCTTGACCTGTTTGAATTAGTTTGTTGGGCAGCAGTAATTTGGCTGCTAGTTCAATACGTACAGTAGTACGCCCCCCCCCCTGCCCCCCTATACCGGAATGTATGTCACAGTAGTAATATCAAGGGGTTAGAGGCCGACTAAGTACATGTTCATATCGCAGCCCAAATTTTGAGATTTTAAGTTTTCTATATACTACTTATTGTACGAGGTCTTACCAATGAAAATAACCAAATCTAAACTCAAACAACTAATCAAAGAAGAGCTTAATCTTATTTTAGAAGAAAAAGAAAGATATGTCTTAGAAAGGTCTGGTGTTTCCTTTAACAAGAAATTTGTTACCGGTGGCAAAGCTGATGATCCGAATTTTGGTACACTTGAAAAAGCTAAAACTTTTGCATGTAAAGATGCTGCTAAAGTATACGCAAAGAAAGTGGATAAAGAATCTGGTATACATGTTAGCGTAGAAAATAAAAAAGGACTTGAATGATATGTATATAACCAAATCCCAACTTAAGTATATCATCAAAGAAGAGGCGTCCGCCGTGTTAAAAGAAAAGCAATTGCACGAAGCCACTGTACCCGCGCCAGGATCGGATCCTCAACATGATATGGGAGACGATGCATCAATTGAATCTGGCCGCGCAGGATCTATCCCTTTTTGTAGAACACCAGATCCTAGAGGGGGAGTCGGAGGTACCGGAATCGGGCAAACAGTAGGCACGGATGCATGCCGCAAATGGAACTACGAGCGCGGCCGAGCCCAAGTGCCCATGGGCGCCAAATTGGGTGGTTTAGGCCAAGGCCAAAAAGGAGGAGATCGTTTAAATATTGGCGCCATTCGTAGCTATGAAAAATATTTAGCTAGATATCCAGAACTAGGTACTGGAAGACTAGAGGGTATATCTGGAAATGAAAAAAATCTCAGATGGCTGCAAAGCAAATTAGACATATATGTCACACAAGTTAAGCGCGAATACAACCTTCGTACTGATTATTGGGACCGTCAACACGAAGTACGTAACCTCCCCAAAGGATCGGACGAACGGCAAGAGGCCTTGATCGCCCGGTGGGATATTATGAATAGTCTTCACAATGCCATGTTTGAGGTTGATAAAACGTTTGCCAGTTATATTAACGTGAGAGAAATGTTTAGAAAGGCCACAAAAATGCGATCCGGCCCGGGCTTTCCTGCCGCGCCTCAAGGCGCTGCAATGCAACAAAAAATATATAAAACGGAGGCACCTGACGAAGCATTGACAGATCTTGGATATTTTTATCGACTTTTGAAGCAGTATAGCATAAAACAACCAGAACATTTAACAAAATATGGCCAAGATTTCACTTGGGGCCCTGAACATCAAAGAGCATATAACGAATTAGTAAAACGTATGGAAATTGCAGACGAGGCAGCGCCCCAACTTGATAGGTTGAAAAAAAGCGTACTTTATATTATTAAAAAATATAAATAATTAAATAAACCTACCTTCTCTTTTTACCTCTCTTAGATTTCTTACCCTTACGTCTATTCTTAACATTATTATCGTAGTAGTGCCTGTGGATTGTAGTCCGATTATAGACATTTCTTTTATATATATGTCGATGTCTTATTCTCGGCCTTACAATTGTTCTATGGTGCCTATATTGTCTATGTTGGTGATGACGTATAATTCTACGTTTATAATGATGACGTGGATGATATACACGTGCTCTTGGTACATATACAGGTGACGTATATACTACACGGTGTGGCGTAATTACCCCATAAGCACCAAAACATCCTGGTAAAAATATCATGCTAAGTCCTGCTATGATATATAAAATACACTTTTTCATGATTTAACTCCTTTAATGTATATATAGATGATGCATATTACATGCCAAGTTATAGTTAGATAAAAAAAATTTCGGATTCCGAAATTGGATTTTTAAAATAATTGCAACTATTTAATATTAGCAAGGAGATATCCCCATGAAACTAGCCAAGTCGCGACTAAAACAGATCATAAAAGAAGAATTACAAAAAGTACTAAAAAAGAAACAACTTAGAGAAGCTATTACAATACCATTCGGAGGATGGGGACAAGATATACTTGATTGTCACAAAGCAAAGGGAGACAAACATGCCGCAGAAGTACTTCAAAAAGTATACGACACGCGCGGTCGAGATCCGAATGCGATGATGGCATATTCAATAGTTATGAAAAATAATGCAATGCATCCTGATTGTAGGAATCTCTTTCCAGACAAAAAACAAGAAAGAGCAGATATTGAAGCTTATAATAAAGAACTAGCCTGGCGCCCCGATGATCCAGAAACAGGACAAGGAGCCAAAGTAGTACCCCGAGAAACAAGAGGTCGGGCTCCGGAAGACTACGAAGAAGTCGAGTAACTTTAAAAGGGAAAACATTCAAATGAACCTCACAAAAAAAGACCTCAAACAACTCGTCAAAGAAGCCATGGGCGAAGAAAAAAAAGAATGGGATGTTAGCAAGCGTACAGCACTTCCTCGTGTTTTATCTCAAATTCTGAGCGCGCTAAGAGAAGCGCAAGATATTATTGATGGCGGCCACTTAGATGAAGAAAGGCCTGTTTCACCCACTGATATAGAAAATATAAAAAACATCTTCGAGCACCCTGCCTTAAAAACACTTAAAAAACTAGGTAATATTTCTGATGAAGCTGCTCACGAAGAAGCATATGGATTAGACATCGATTGGGGAAGTGGTGAGCGCGACGCCGACTGGGATTATTAAACTTGAAACTAACAAAAACAAAACTTAAACAAGTTATCAAAGAAGAAGTATGTATTATTTTGTATGAACAAGTCGGGCTTGAAAAAAACCTAGAATTCATAGCTGCACAAAAACGTAAAGCTGAAGAAAAGAAAACCTTTAAGAGCGCACTTACAAGATTTGTAAATACACTTGGCCATGGAACACATGAAGCAGCGCAGGGAAAATGGATTGATGATTTATTGAAAGCAGGATCTGATGCCTACAGCAAAGGCGATTATGCCGGTGCATTAACTACTATGGCTAGCGCAGCTGCAGAAGATAAAATACCCGGTTATGAAATATTAATGGCCGCGCTTAAATCTATTAAAGATATCGAAATACAAAAACCTTCTTTTCTGCGTCCGCGCAAGTCGCTGATTTCGCACTCGGGCCGCGCGCTCTCGAAGTGGGCGAAGGAAAGGGACGGCTAATGGCCACCTTATGAATAATTTATTTTTTTTAGATGAGCGAAGAATTAGAAAACAATTAAAATTAGCTCAAGAGAATTTAATAGCTCTCCGCACTTTAGTTTGTGATGGGCATAAAATTTCTAAAAAAACATTTCGTATTACAGAAAAAACAATATACGAATTAGAAAGCCAATTAGAAACTTTAATAATTGGTCAATAAAATAAAAATATTTCTTAAATTAAACTAAATATCATGTTAAAATTTTATAATGCGGCACCAAAAGGAGTTATAACAATGTCAATGCCTACAAATAACCAAATACAAGAACAAGTTATTAAATTAAATGCACAAGTTGCACAGTTAGCTATTTCAAATTCAAATTTAAATGATGAAATATCACTTCTCAAAAACAATTATGGCAAATTAGTTGAAGAAGTAAATCTTCGCTTAGAGGCTGTACATAAGAAAGTTTTTCGTTAAAGAAAAGAAACAGCCCAAAACAAAAAATTTTATAGACACAATTAAAATGTTTTTATTAATTAAAAAAGGATAAACATGCAAGAACCACAACCACAACCACAAGTTAATATTGATGTAAAACAGGCAGAAGATGTGCCATGTAAAGAATGTGGAAATGTATACTTTTTTCCCGTTGTAATGTTAAAGAGATTATCTGCTATATTATCACCAACCGGAGAAGAGCTTAAATTCCCAGTCAATGTACTTCAATGCACTTCGTGCAAAAAAATTGAGATACCCTTTTCAGAAGAATAACACTATTTATAGTGTGAAGCTCTTATTAGAAAAAAATCCCTCCAAGCTTCGTCCCACCAATATCAACTGGTACTAAAATGTCATCCTGCAAGTTCTACATTGGAGATCTAGTACAGTTTGATTGTTCGAGAAAACTAGGCGTAGTCACAGAAATAAAAAATGCTCCAGAATTTGAACCTCCAGAAAAAATAGCAGATGTAAAGGTGCTTTGGTTAAATGGTGAAGAATTTTGGTGTTTAGACTTTACATTAGAGTTAGTTTCACGCAATTCACGCAATTATAACTAATTATCTACAGGACTGGAATTAATGATGAAACTACTATTTGAAAATTGGCGAAAATTCTTATTAACAGAAAAGCTAATGCTTAAGCCTGGTCCAAATGGTTGGGACAAATATAGAGAATTAGTAGCAAAAGCTTATGACGACGCTCCGCCGTTTGATGAGAGCGCGGCAAGCTCATTTGAAGCAATAGAGCCATTTGTAGATAAAATGTTTAAAAGAATATCTTCTAGAGTTGATGTACAATTTGTAGATGAGGATCCATACGAAGGCCCGGAAGAAATGTGTGACGACGCCCTCAACAATGGTATATTAAAAATATGGAAAGGCGGCACAGAACATCAAATATTTGACCCTGAGTTAAATTTAAAATTAAGAGCCGTTCATGATTATATGGCCCATTGTCAAAAAAGTACAGACTTTACCATGAAAGGTGAAATTGCTTCTTATAATGCTCACATGAAGACTGTCCCCCCTTCAGCAGCAGGCGCGCTATTTACGGAAGTTGTGGGGCAGGCAGCGTTTTTTCTTGATAGAGGATATTTTCCTCCACAAAAAATAGCCATTTTACCAGGATTTGATTTTTTTAATGTTGGTGAAGTTGACCCAGAAATTACAGGATACAGATTAGATCCAGAAAGAAAAGAATTGATTAAAGTTGGAGAGGAAATTCAGGAGCCGTCTATAGATCCGGAGGGCTTATTATAATGGGCCATTTGAAAAGAAATAATGAAACATACATAAGCCACTTATTGTTTGCAGGAAAAGTTGGCTTGACTTTAATCTTCCGTGGCATTATATTTTTACTACATGGTATATTACCAATTTGTAAGATTCCAAAATTCTTAAATCTTAAAAGCACTAGCGATAAACTATACAAATGGAATGAACATACATATAGGAGAAAGTGGAAATGAAAAATTGGAAACCAAAATTTATTAATAATAGTAAAATTCCAGTCTGGTTGTCTAAGCTATCACCTATCAACATTTGGGCTTTAAGCTTTGGGTTTTGGGTTTGGTGTCGAGGAAAGGCCTCAGAAACTACAAAACGACACGAAACAATACATTTTCAACAACAATTAGAACTATTATTTATTTTTCAGTGGATATTATACGGCTTGTTTTGGGTTATTGGTCTTATAAAATATAAAAGCGGTAAAGAAGCTTATTATAAAAATCTTTTTGAGCAAGAAGCCTATAGCAATCAACACAACACTAATTACTTAAAGAACAGAAAACGATATTCATGGTGGAAATATAAAGTATGAATAAGTGGAAAAAATTTTTAGATGAAATTGTAGAACCAGAAAATGTTCAAATTAAGGGGATATCTGTTAAAGAAACTCTAGATCCTGTCATTTGGGACAATAATCAATTAAAAGGTTATATTGCTGAACATCTCTACAAGATCGCAAAAAACTTTTTTATATCCTTAGAAATCGATTGGGAATTCGTACAAGATGTTACATTTACTGGATCTTTAGCAAATTATAATTGGTCAACATATTCTGATATTGATTTACATATTTTAGTTGATTTTAGTGATATTGATACAAATAAAAAACTAGTAAGAGATTTTTTTAAAAATGCAACAATGATATGGAATAAAGTTCATAATATTACAGTGAAAGGCCATGAAGTAGAATTATATGTTCAAGATTCGCGCGAACCACACCACTCAACAGGAGTTTATTCAATAAAATATGATCAATGGAAAAAAACACCATCAAAATACAATCCAGAAATTGATGAGACAAGCGTGAGAAAAAAAGCAGCTAAATTTATGAACGATATTGATGATGTATATGATTTATACGCAGAAAAGAATTTTAAAGATGCACATGAACAAGCAGAGAAATTACGAGCGAAATTAAGAAAATTTAGACAAGGTGGCTTAGAGAAAGGTGGAGAATATTCAATTGAAAATTTAGTTTTTAAGGTTCTACGCCGTAACGACTATTTGTATAAGCTATCTAGTTTAAAAATTATGTCATATGACAAAATGATGTCCGTTAATGGAGGAATAGGAAGTGAAATTATCAAAGTCAATCTTAAAACAACTAATTAAAGAGGAAATTGATGCTCTTTTTGAATGACCGGGCCCAGACGAAGGGGAGTCTCCTCTTGAAGAAGAATTAACCGACAAAGAAGAAGAGCACAAAGAGAAACTCGAAGACGAACTCGAAGATTTAGAACATAAGTGAATAAAGGAAGGAAAGCTGAGTTCAGCTTTGGTCAAAAGATATAACTTGAATGAATCGATTGGAAAAGTTTTATGGCATTCTTTAGATAAAAGTGGAAATATTGAAGAATATGATATGCAATTTGGGAATACAATTATTAGAGGCCTTCTACCTGAAGATATTGAGCCTCAAACAACTAAATTACATGAACATAACACACAAAAAAGAGATGGCAGGTAAAAATTATGTGTTTAATTTGTATTGAATATGAAAAAGGTAAATTAAAGATCAATGAGGCTCTCCGAAACTTAGAAGAGATGAGAGAATCTATTGGAGAAATACACTATGATGAAACAAGAGAACTTCTCATAGAAGATATGATGAATGAATTTAATTTTGATGACGAATATTGGGAAAAATTAGGATTTGGAGACTAATGAAATATTTCAAAGGTTGGCGAAAGTTCTTAAATGAAAGTGTTGATCCATATGCAGAAACTGCAGAAACACAAGTACAAACTAAAATAGCCAAACCAAAAGCTAAAACTGATGAATATGATTCTCCTTACGAATATGAAGAAACTCCAGAAAAATCACGTGAAACATACTTTGGCAAAAGCCCAGACAACCTTCGATGTATAAAAGACCTTAGAAATCAAGCAATAGATGTCTTTCCTCCGGACTTTTATAGGTGTATGGAACAAGAAGGCTATACTAAATTAGGTGCAGGCTCTTTTAGAGCGGTTTTTAACGTCCCAGAAAACCCGGAACTAGTTCTTAAGGTTGTAGGACCGGCAAATTCTTATCCAGAGCAAATCAGAAGCAGAGAAATGAACAAAGAAGAAGCAAAAGCCTCTTTTCAAACAGCTTCTGACTTAGTACCAAAGGTTTTTGATAGTGCAAGAGACTATTTTTGGATTATATCTGAAAAAGTTACTCCCATATTAACTTGGGAAGAGATGAAGAAGTTCTTTCCGGCGTGGAAAGACGAAAATGAATATGATTTCTCGTGGTGGTTCCAAAAATTAATTTTATCAGAGCTTAATAATGAAGTTGCGATTAGAAATTTAGATAATCGCATTGAATACGTAAAAACTGGTAAAGAATTAGTTAATGATCCGCTTATTTTACAAATTCGTGACCTTCTGGCACAATTTGACCTTCCGGCGTGGGATATTCGCCCTCATAATGTAGGATATGCCACTAGAAACGGTCAAAAACAGTTTGTTATACTAGATCCCGGCTTTGAACTAGGAAAAGCTACAGGAACAGTTGCTGATCAAGGCCCAGAACCTTCGATTTCAGACATTTTTAAGGATGACGTAGCAAAAACATGGAAACCACAACAAAAAGACAAGAATACAACAACCATAAGAGAAGATTTGACTAAAAATTGGCAATTGTTTGTCGAAAATGCCGAAATTAAGGGCCCAAATGACTTTTTATACGACATTACAGCCTCTCCAGACAAAATTACCATCAATTTACTCGATTCAGTAACAAAAGAGCCCGTAGAAAGCAAAAAAGAGGACACAAATGCCTACATTTCTATGGAAAAGCGAACAAACGTGCCTAATTGGGAGGTTGCATGGTCATCTTCGCCTCTAAATAGCGAAAAAGTAGGTATAATCATGTATTTAATGGCTCTAGAGCTAGTTGAAGAGGGTTTGTCGCCCGATTCTTATGAAACCAGCCCTGATGCACTGCGAATTTGGGCAAAATTCATGAAAAAGAACGAATATGGGGTTAAAAAAGAACTAAAAGACGGTCATGAGGGTCAAGATGAAGAAGATCCTGTTAATTTTGTGTTTTTTAAGCCAAATAAGGCCATTTTAGAGCAATATTCGGACAAAATCACCGTAAAAGAGGTCGAAAGCGAAGAAAAAGACGAATTTGACCCCAAAAAAGAGGAAAAATTCGAATATTTTGACACCGAAGCGTTTGATTGGGAAGATTTAGACGAATTAGACGAGCAAACAGAGCCATATCAGCTATTTTCAATAGGTACATACAAAGATTTCATAAAAGATCTTGCAAATCAAGGCAAAAACAAGTATAATATAGGTGGAAAAATGAAAAAAGCATCAAACAAGCACCTAAAAAGTGGTCCTCTAGGCGGTTGAGGCCCCCTTTAAACTAGTTATTATAGACGTGGAGGTCCATATTATGCCTATTATACCCGAAATACCCCCCGATTTGATTGATTTTTTGATTCAAATGGAGAAGGAAGAGCAAAAAAAGCAAGAAAACAGGCCATATTTATACATTCCAGTCCCAAACATGCCCGAAATACCCCCCAAAAAGGAAGAAATAGAGGAAAAAGACAAGGAAAATGGGGTCATTATAATAGATATTTAGGCGATAAGTAGACATATATAATACATTGAAGAGTTATTGCGTAAAAATAATAATATTAAGAGGTAAATAACAAAGAAATATGACTATTTATTTACGAGTTACCTTATTCTGTGGCCAGGAGATTTAATATGAAACTAACTAAAGAGCTTATACAACAGTATATTAAAGAAGAACTAGCAAATCACACTTTAAAGCTGAACGAACAGCTGCCAAAGCCAGAACCTCGCTTGCCTGTACCTGGACAAGCTGCAGCTGCTGAAACAGATGTTGAAGGTGCTCAAGCTAAAACAGCTGAAGCAGAGGCGAAAGAAGAATCGCGCAAAGTAATGTTTAATTTTGCTACTCAGGCCATAAGAATAGCTGAAGCGCTGATTAAAAAACGTACGGTGGCCGCTGCAGCTGCCCAAGAAGCACTAGAAGAAGCCACACGTGAGCAAGAAAAAGCTGAAGAAGGTCCATGGGGTGGCGCGCCGCACAGTTTAGATTGGAAAGTTGAACAGGCCATGGCGGATCTCAAAGATGCTCAAAGCGATCTAGCACAATCAAAACAACAACAACTGCAGTACCAACAAATGTTGGAGAAACACAAACGCCCCCTAACACCAGAAGAAATAGAAGCCGGGAAAAAGTTCTGGGGAAATATTATCAAAAAAGGCAAAGAATGGCTTGGTATTGGAGGTGAATCTACTCCTACCGTAACTCCTACGGACAAAGAACAATCTAAACAACAAAGTTTGCCCGGTGAACATCCGCCAGGATCCGGTATGGAACCACAACAGAGTATGGCTGATCCTATACCGAAACCTCGACGCATAGCAGGAATGTCAGTTAAATATTTGGAAAAAAGAGGTTACACATGGGATCCAAATAAAGGCACTATGATACACCCCAAAAAAGGTGATGTACGCAACGTTGCCTCCAAGTGGAAGAGTCAGAAGAGGAGCCGCCGAAAGCGCATCGCAGCGCAAAATAAAATGGTAAAAAAGCTACAAAACTTAAAAAGACAAAATTTTCCAGCTGGACAAACACAAGCAGATCGAGACGCAGAAGGAATTGAATCGAAAACATTGCAAGAAAACAAGCAAACAAACACCGATCTTTTAACTGAATCTGAAATTAAACGCTTTGCAGAAATAATGAACACTAAAAGTTAAATGAATGAGACTAATACTTGAAAACTTTCGAAAATATCTTAAAGAGATCAAAGATAGATGGGAATTCAGCGTATTAGTTCGCTTAGAAAAAGATGCCAACCTTTATGCAGACATATTTGAAAAAATTCGTGCAATTCCTGGCGTTACAATTGTTAAAACCAAAGAAAAACAAAGAAACATATCTCCCACACAAAAAGCTGCTGTTTTAGAAGTTAAATGCATTATTGGTGGTACCGGAATGGTAAATTACGGCGTATACCTTAAAAGCCAGCTAGCAAAACTCCAAGATGAACAAGGTGATCGAATTCTTGGAGTTCAATTTTCTTCACCCCCAGAAGACGTTTCTTAAAAAAATATTTTAAAAACAATTGTTTTTAATGTATTCTATATATAGTTATTATATGAGGTATAGGATGTGTCAGTAAAAAGACTGGTTTTCACATGCCTTGTTATTATATTTACTTTAATTTTCTTAGTTTCATGTAGCGATAATGAACAAGGCGGCGACAACGTATACACCCCTATACCTACATATCCAGATATTGAAGTACCGCCTGAAGATATAGAAGAAACATCAGATGGTATAGAAGAAGATATTAAACCAGATACATATGAACAAGATTGTATTAAATGTGCATATTATTTTTGTCCCCCTTTAGATGAAGTTTGGCAAAAAGAAATTTGCATTGATCATTGCACCGATCCGCCCACCGTTGTTCTAGAAAACGAATGCATTGAATTGTTAGAATGCGACCCAACCACACATATTCTAGAATCTGATATTCCTTGTACCACCGAAGAAGGATATCCCGGCACAAAAGATAAAACATGCGATAAAGGACATATTTATTATACCAATTGTCAATCACCCTGTAAACCAGAAGAGTGCAGCGGTATTGATGACGATTGTGACGGAGAAATTGATGAAGGCTTTTCAGATATAGAAGAAACATGCAACAATATTGATGATAATTGCAATGGCATTGTTGATGAAGGAGATTGGGGAAAATGTGAAAAACTATGTGGACCAGGAGAAAATCTATGTATTGCTGGCCAATTAATTTGCAAGGGCCCTGAGCCAAAAGAAGAAATTTGTGATAAAATAGACAACGATTGCGATGGCGAGATTGACGAAGATGTTGCAAATGCATGTGGAGAATGCGGTGATGTACCAGAAGAGGTGTGCGATTATATAGATAATAATTGTGATGGGCAGATTGATGAAGGCCTTGCGAATGCATGCGGTGAATGTGGAAAAGAACCTGAAGAAATATGCAATGGTTTAGATGACGATTGCGATGGTGAAATTGATGAAGGACAATTAAATGCTTGTGGAGAGTGTGGTCCAATTGAGGATGAAATATGCGATGGAATCGATAATGATTGTAATGGTTTGATTGATGAAGAGTTGGTTGATAAATGTTCCACTGATTGTGAAGAAAATTTAAAGTTTTGTGTTGGTGGAAGTTGGCTATGTACAGCAAAACAACCAGTTCCTGAATTTTGTAATGGCTTAGATGATGATTGCGATGGTAAAATTGATGAAGGTTTAAATTGTCTTTGTTCAGTTAATGATCTTGGGGCGCTATTTCCATGTCAAGAAGATCCGCTTATTTGTGGGGGCGGATATAAAACTTGTGAATGTATAAATGCAGCTTGTACAAAGCTACAGTTAACTGATTGTTTGGCAGTTTGTCATTGGCTACCACAAACAACCGCCCCAGGAACAACTTGTGATAAATACTTAGGTGAAATTAAACCAGAAGAATGCAACAATCATGATGATAATTGTAATCAGTTAATAGATGAGGGTATGTTTGCAAGTTGTTATAGCGGGTCAGTAAGTACTATGATGGTTGGCATATGTTTACCGGGTGAAATGACATGTGAAGTAGGTAAATGGGGCCATTATGATGATAATAATAAGTTTATACAAAATCTTTGCCTAGGGGAAATTACACCAGAAAAGGAAGATCTTTGTAATGGTACCGATACAAACTGTGACGGAAAAATCGATGAAGATAAGGAATTAGAACCCACTGATATTCTTTTTATTATTGATTGGTCGGGTTCAATGATTAACGAAATTAATTCCGTTACAACTGCTTTAAATTACTTTGCAACTCACTATAGCGATTCGGAAGTTGTAAAATGGAGCATTGTGCTGACAGCGCATTGGGCTGGTGGTGGAGCAGAACAAGTAATACTTAAAACAGATCTTGTTGAATTTCAATCATTCATGACTGTTTTTCAAACTCTTAGCTTTACTAATATGGGTGGCCTAGAGCAAAATTATGATGCAATATATTTGGCCATTCATAATTTAGTTGGTGCTGCAGCACTGCCTTATCAAATAGCAGATTTAAAATGGACATCAGGCCCATGGGGCAATTCTCCAAGTGAATCAATACCACCAAAAGAACAATGGAATATTAACTGGAGAAGTGATGCAAAACATGTCATTATTTTGTTCTCTGATGAAGAGGGCCAATCATATTTTGAACCACTAATCACAGAACCAATATTAGTAGATATGATTAGCATGGCTGATGAATTAGCTGTTTATGTTTTTTCAACTAACAATATTATAAATCAATTATGGGGAGATAATTATGAACCCTTAACTCAAGCAGGTTTTGCCGGGAAGATGTTTAAACTTTCGTCAAAAGCAATTGAAATGTATAATAATCTTTTAGAAATCTTGGATGAAACCGCTTGCGGCAATAATAGCGCTAGTCCTTAATATATGAAGTTTCCTAACAGTGTTTTAAGGTTTTTTCTTATTCTCCTGCTTGTTTTAAATATTTTTGATGCATATGCCACTTTTTATTGGGTCACTAACGGGTTAGCGTCAGAGAGAAATCCAATTATGCAAGAGTGGCTTCATTTGAATCCTTTTGTATTCATATATATAAAATTAATCCTAGTCGGTATCGCGATTGGATTTTTATGGACTGTTAGAAACAGACAACTAACACATATATTGATAATTCCACTTATTTTAACGTATATGTATGTTTTTATATTACATTGCAACATTGCATATCTGGTTTTTTATAACTAATTAATAATATGAAGATTGATATTAAAACAGCTATAACAATAGGAGCTTTATTATTTGCTATAGCAGGTTTTTATTATACAACCACAAACGACCTTTATTCTCTTTCTTTAAAAATCGAAGGTCTTGAGAGTGAAAATAGAATGCAACAAAAACGTTTAGACTCATTAGATAAAAAAATGAATAGAGTAAACAAACAACTACGGGAGTTAAATAAATGAAAAAATTTTTATTATTAGTGTTATTAGTGTTTTTCTTAGCTTCATGTGCTAATACAACAACACAATTGAAAAAACAAGATTTATACCCTAGTATATCAGTAGAAAACATTAAAAAGTACTGTGATTCTACTGAACAATGGCAAATGGTGATATTAGGTTTGCCAAGTTATGTTTTAAGATTTGATAATTGTTTAAAAGTTAAAACACTTCTGGCTATTTCAATCGACACTACATTATATACAGAAAAAATAAGACAACATTCCATAGATCTACTTGCATTACATTATGTGGAATATTTAAAACGCAAATATTTTGAAGAGACAGCTGCTGATTCACCGACTAGAACTTGGTTCATAAAAAGAATTAAAGAAGAAATTGGTGATAACTGGAATACTTATTTTTATGATATCACTTATAAAATAATTAATTGTTCTGATAGCACATGTACGAAAGAAGACTAATTTATGAAACTATTATTTGAAAGTTGGAAAAGATTTTTAAACGAAGAAGATGATGTTTTTTCTTATCAAGTTTATTGTGACATGGACGGCGTATTAGTAGATTTCGAAAGCGCAGCTATTGAACAAATAAATAGAGATATAAAAAATGAAACAATCGCTGGAATAAATATAGACAAATTACGAAAAAAACTATCTGATCTTGGAAGAGATGAAATTATAAAACAAGATTTGAATAAAATGGATAAAGAAAACAGAATTCAAGCTGCTAGAAATTATATGTATAGGCGATTTGATGATGATGAAGAATTTTGGGCCAATCTTCCATGGGTTGAGGGCGGTAAAGAGTTATGGTCTTATATAAGTAAATTTAATCCCTATATATTAACAGCGCCAATGAAGGGCGAAGGATCAAAGAGGGGAAAAGATATTTGGATTCAAAAAAATCTTAACCCACCGCCGGAAAAAGTATATATGTCTCATAAAAAATATAATTGGGCGGTTGATACAGATAACAACCCAAATGTTTTAATTGATGATTTCACCACAAATACCATCCCATGGGAAGAGCATGGCGGAGTTGCAATATTGCACACAGACACAAGTAGTACCATTCAAGAGTTGGAGAGATTATAAACGTGAAACTCTTATTTGAAAATTGGCGTCAATATCTTTTAACTGAAGTTTCTTTTGCAGACGCCAAAGAAATTCTTAACTCTAAAAGAACAATGAAAATCATTAAAGCGTATCGTTACGACAAAGAACAGGATGACACAATTGATAGTTGGGATGCAGCATTGCCACGCACTCAACACCGCAACTTTATAAACTATCTTCTCGATCAAATCCCAGACGATTTAACAGACAATCAAAAAGGTTCTTCTGTGTTGTGGTTGTTGAAATTGTCACGAGAAAATCCAAGTTATGCAGCTTCTTTTATTGAGGGAAGCACAAACCGGTTCCGCAATGTCTGGGATCATCTCGAAACCTTTTTCCATCACCAACGCTTTATGCCTCAACAGGATTTGATGCAAATTAAATCAATCGAAGATCTTGAAAACATGGCAGAAGGTGCGAAAGAAGAAATTAATAAAGCACAAGAGCTGCTTGCGAATTGGGAAAAGGGACAAATTGGTGTACTGCTGCTCCCGGTTTAGATTATTTTGAAGATTACTATAAGCCAGATGATCCATTATTTTATTTTGAAGGCTCTCCAAACCGTAATGATCTCGCAGAACCAGCGGCCGAAAAATATCAATTTCACTATGGTTCAGAACAATTTATGGATAAAGATGACAGTCATGTTTCCGAGGAAATCGAAAAATGGCTCCACAACATTCTCATGCAAACAGAAGCACCAAAAAAATATCCAGTTGTGCAATTTTATCACGATCATATGATAGCTGAAGACCGATCAACGCCTCCAGAAGAAT